CAAGCTCAAAAAGCTCCACTTCTCCAGGTTCATAGGAAGGGTGCCTGAAGGGATGGATATACCAGACACGGGCGTATTCATTGCGATGAGCACCTTCAAGCGTATCGAGAAAAAGGAGAACTACCAGTGCCGGGCAATCGGTTGCTACGACCGGTATCACTGCCTCTATTACGATGCGGCCAAAATGGAACCTAACGGCCCCTGGAACAAGGTGCCGGAGCGTCACAAAGTAGGTTCAGAAAAATGCCCCACTTTCATCAACAAGCAAAGAATATTCACCAATAAAAACACAGAACAATGAAAGTATTAGCTATTATCGCGTTACTGCTACTCGCGCTTATTGTAATCGCGTTTTTTGGAGCTATCGTTGCCGTTGCCCTTAAAGCCAGGTGCGATTCCTGCCCGTATAAGGACAAGTGCGATGAAAACTTCGAGTGTCCTTATGACCACATCTCTTTCCACGACAACAACCAAATCAACCCTGGGTTCTAATGGCTGGATGTCTATTTAATCACACAAAGAAAGAGCTGGAAGGTGGTTGCTGCCAGTTCTGCTCAGTAATGTTCTGTGACGTGCGCTACGAGAACAAGCAAATCGCCCGCACAGACAACAAGGTCATCGAGAAACAAAAGAAAATGGGAGGTGTGATATGACGCACGAATTCATTGACCCGTACACTAAGCGTTGCGACATCTTTTCCATCAATATGGAGGAACGCCGCAGCATTGATAAGAAGATGGAGGAAGAGTGCGGCCTTATCGCCGGAACCGACTATTTCTGGCGCGGGGACGACATGGTTATGATCTCTGGGAAGGGTGTTGATAAAATGCAAGACCTTTGGTTCAAGTGCATCAAAGAACTGAAGTGGAGGAAACTCCCTAAACAGAAAACACTATTTGGAAAGAATTTATTTTATTAACTCATTAACTATCAAAGAAATGCAAAAGTTATCTAAAGAAACGATGGAGGCCGCGCTGAGAAAACACATCCTCAACTGTACCGAAGACGAAATCCGTTTTGTCTTCCACCTGCTCAATTTCGACCTGAAGGAATACAAACAGGAGATGGGCCGGATCACGTTCGAAGTCCACTTCACGCGGTTCTACATCATCAAGATCACCGTCACGCCCGAACTGCTGGTCTTCAGCAACGAGTGGATAGTCTTCAATGACGACAAGACCAACCACAGCCTGGAGTGCGCTACCCCTCCGATGTTCTTCAGCGTCCTGAACATGATGATGAACTTCTTCGGCGAGGCCCTGCTGAATCCGACTGGATGGAAGCCCACCTACATCGAGGGTTACAGCATCTTCGAGGACGGCAAAGAGGCCAAGAGCTACTTCGACCTCTTCCAGAAAACTGCGGATGCCATCATCAAGGAGATTGAGGCACTGACACCGGCAGAGGAAGGCAAGAAGAAGACTGGGAAGAGCAGCAAGAAGGCTCCGGCCAAGAAAGCGGCACCGGCTAAAAAGAGCGCGAAGGTCATCAAGCTCCCGATGCCCAGCGGGAAGGGTAAGAAGCTACCGAATTAGCCAGGCGAAAGCTCAGATATTCCCTGGATAAATTTCTGGGGAATATCTGAAACTTTCTCGTACTTTCACAAACTATCGCATACTTTCTCGTCTATTATTAATCAGAAAGGTAATGAAAACTAAACAAATGCTTAATCCGCGAATGTCATACGCAGAGATGGCCAAGGCTTATGAAGAGGCCAATCCATCGTTCGAAGCAAATCCGAACCGGGTGGGCCGCTTCGCCAAGAAGATTGGTTATTACCGCGCCCGGCAGATAAAGGACGGCGTTGCACATTACTTCTACGCTAAGAAACAGTAATATGAAAGAAAAGCCATACGATCTTGGGTACTACAACCCGATTTACAGAGAGGTGTTAGAGCTTCTGCCGAATAATACCGATGTGGTGATATTCGACAAGTTCTGGCACGAGTACGTTGCGCGTGTACGTGGCAACCGGTCTCTGTATTTCCAACTCAGCGCAAGGGACATTGAGCGGAGAACTGAGATCGGGCACAACCACGCATCCAAGCACATCAAACGTATGGTGGAAATCGGAATCCTCCTTCAAGACGGAAAGAATTTTTCAGTCGCTGGGGATTACGTTCTTTCGCTCCTCAATACGTATCGCTCCATCGATGATTGCGACCGGGAAGATTTCAGGGCTGCCGTCAACACGCACGATATTGATGCCCTGGAAGGATTTGGGTTCGTACAATATGATGGGATCACGTCAGAACTTAAATACCTGTCCGCAAAAACAGAGGGTGGGTTAAATTTAACCCAGGTGGGTGAAAATTCACCCGAACGGGTTAAAAATAATCCAAGTGGATTAAAAATAACCCAGTTGGATTCAATTGCACCCACCATCATTAATAATTACCGTGCGCGTGTACATGAAAATTACACAGTGACACAGGTTGTAGAGGCAATTTGCGGCATAAGTGGGTTAAATTTAACCCAGGTGGATATAATTTCACCCGCCGCAGAGATATTTTCCGATGCTGAAACCATTAGCCGGGATGCCGAATTCATCCTTTTCATCCTCGCCACACAAATTTCGCCTGAGGGTGGGTTAAATTTAATCCACCCGGTGGGTCAAAATTCACCCACCTCCGGGTTAAAATTAACCCACAGAAATATAATAAAAGAAAATAATGATGAAAATGATGGGATGCCTTCGGCATCCTATATAGGGGGTGAAAATGATTTGAAGGATAAAAAGGTTGAAGAACTTCCCAGTGATGAATTCAAAAACATTGACATGGCAGGTTACTCCCAGGCAAAATTAAAATCTCAATTGCCACTGTACACTTCCCAGGAAATCCAAGAAATCTTGAACAATCCCCAGGAAGCAATCACATCAAACGACAAACTTTTCATCCGGGTTCTCTGGAACATCGCCAAGGAGCAGGCCGCACTTGATTACGATGATCAGGAAATCGAGGTAGATGTTGAGGGGTACAAATTCCCAGCTGAAAGATTTCAAAGAGACATCCTTTCACAGGCACTGGAGGAAACGAACGAAATCATCGAGCAAGGCTTGTTATCAACCGGCAAGGAAAACCTTCCAGTAGAATTGGAAGAATTACAGCCGGATCAGGTTTCGCTCATTGTTGATTGGGAGACCGGAAAGGACAGCGAAGGTTCTTATATCGTTGGCTCCACTTCCAGGTTCCACAAGATTTATTCGGAGGCGGTTGAGGCTCCCAGGCGCAAGCGCGGTAGAGGAAACGCAGAAGAGCGCGACAAGGCGAAGGCATATTTCCGATACATCCTCAAATGCACCGATGAAGAGTATGACCAGCTTTCCGACATTGAGGCCGCAATCTACAATTTTGCGCATGACTTCCTGGAAGTGAATTACGATGAGGGTGAAGTTACCGGCCTCCAAGATTCAGAAGACCTCCAGCAGAAGTTCATATCACCTGAGAGATACACGGCCTTCATAGCCTCACTAAGCGAAAGCGGCATCAACATCACCAAGGAGGACTTCGAATCGGTTCTCAACCAGGCAGAGCGTTCGATGACCGGCTCCCTGGAGCATATCGGAGAGACGATGTATTCGATTTTCTCATACGAGAAGATTCAGGCGTGGATTCAAAAGCACGGCCTCCAGTCACCGATTAACATTTAACATATCACATCACACATCATTATGGGCTGTTACAGACACGGTAAATTTTGGAAAGATGAAACTATCTGGAGGGCAGTTAAAGGTATGATGCCAACACCAGTTCGCGTTTCCGATCTTATACATCAGGATTTGGTCTGGAATATGGGAAACCTCCAGGACTATGCTGAAGAAATGAGAAAGGTACAGGATGCAGACCTCAGCTATCCAATAGTTCTTTCTACAGACTACGGCATCATTGACGGAGCCCACAGAACAGTAAAGGCATATCTGGAAGGTAAAGCAATCATATTTGCCGTTATCCTTGACATCGAGCAGATACCTCCAGATTATGATGAGTATGAAGCTGTTCACGGTAAAAAGCAATAGTTTATGCCGCGCCAACAATCACCAGTCCTGATTAAAGGAGACACGAGGCACTATTCAATGATCAGTGCTTATGGAAAGGATTACTATGTATTTATCGATGGGTATTTTGCCCAGATGCGTTTTATAAAGTACGAGACAGCTTTTAGGACACAGTTCTTCTTCAAACTAAACCGGCGTTATCCAATGGATAGTGATTTTGCGTTCAAGGTTATAAAAAGACTGTATCGTTTAAGAAAGGTTAAAAGAAAACTAACATTAAAGACTAATCATTAACTCTTACAGCTAACATTATGAAAAGAAGCGAGTATGAAATTGGCCAGTACTTATTCGATGGCCAGCACGCATTCATCCACGATGGCTACATTAACGCAGACGGTTACGGCGTTGTCATCGGTTACTACGAGCACGAGCTGCGCAAGAACTCCGGCTATGGCAATTGGCAGAAGGACTGCGAAGTACGTCCAGCAACTGAAGTCGAAATCAGAAACCTGATTTGCGACATTATGAACTTCCAGGGTAGAATCAAATGTTATAGCGAACCGTAGTATGAAAATGAAACTTTCCGTTCAGATGATTTACCGCGCCAGCATCGAGATAGATGTTGACCAGGAGACATTTGACCTTCTTGAACAATTCGATGGACGCGTTCTCACTCCAGACGATAATGGAGACGCTGGCAAGGCTTGGGACTGGATTGCTGACAATATCCACGAATCAGATGGCTACGACTTTGAAGCTGAAATAGAGGACATTTACGAAATCGTAAAATAGGTATGGACGGGCCAGTAAGACCAATTCGCCCAGGAGAAACCTTCTACTTGTTTGGCAGGAAGATACACTATGTTGGGTGTGTCGAGAGCCACGAGGCAAAGGTTCATGTTTTCTGGGGATGGAATAAGTGCAGACATCAGAGGTATTATCAAGCGTTCCCAGACGAGTTGTTTGATATTGATTGGGAATTTATGAGAAAAACAAAGTAGCTATGCACTTCTTTTCTGTAATAAGACGCAAGCTTGAAGAAAGAAAATTCAAGAAGGAGCTGGACGAGCTAATGAAAAACGAGGCCGTCAGAATGTTGAAAGAGTATGTTGGTGATTATTTGTTACCATCGTTTAGCGATACTTCAGCTTCCTTCCAGGAATTATGTAAATGCGGAGGCGTACTTCTAAATGGGGTTCCACTTGTTGACCCCAGTAAAATCAAAACAATATATTTTTTAACAACAAACCATCAATCTATGCACAAATTACTTACTTTCGGTGAAGCCATCGAAGCTCTGAAGCAGGGCAAGAAGGTGGCACGTGAAGGATGGAACGGCAAGGGTATGTTCCTTTGGCTCAAACCGGCCACAACAATCAAATCGGATTGGTGCAAAGACCCGATCCTGAAGTCTATCGTAGATGCAAACGGCGGTGAGACCGAGGCCCTTGGAACCATCTGTATGAAGACAGCGGACGGCAAGGTTCTCACCGGCTGGCTCGCTTCCCAGACCGATATGCTCCTGGAAGACTGGGTGATAATCGAGTAGGCAATGGGAGAAAAGTTATTACTCACTAAAGAAGAACATCTTCCAGCTATCGGCCTTTCGCTTATCGGCATCGGTCTCCCTCAGGAATATGCGCTCCGTGTTTACAGGCTTATCGGACTGGCAAAGGAGAAGGGCCTGGGGAACATCACAACCGATGATGCCGTCACCATTGTTCACGAATGCGCGGAAGAGTTCGCCCGCCGCGAGAAAGCCGCCGCGCAGAGTGTGACAATAATAGATCACGATTAGTCATAGGGCGGGAACTGGGATAATATGTTAAACATAAAAATAAATATTGATACGGTAGCCCTGATAACCCGCCCTTTGAAAGATAACGAACGTCACTGTAACCAACATCAAAGTGTCGCACAATGAAAACAAAGTGCTTCAAGGTCACAATCACCTTCCCAGATTCTGACGACTGCTCCGATGCCTATGCAAAAGAGATGCGTCAGGTTCTCTACCAGGAATTAAACAGCCCTGACGATTTGCCAGGAGAGCCCTGGGAAGTTGAAGTGACACCAATGTAACTAAGTTCACATTGCCATCAGCCCCGCGTCATAACCGTGGGGCTTTTTTATTTGGCAAGGCGGTCGCGTAGCAATTCCACAACGTCACACAAAGCTTCCAGGGCCTCTTCATGGGACTGGAAATAGTTACCGGCGATATAGCGTTGCTGGGAGGTTGGTGTACCACGCTCAATGTTCTTGACCACCTTCAGCTTGTCATTGATACTCCAGTACGGCTGGCCCACTTCAACTTTTACTTTAATTGGCTCGATCCGGTGCAGCTTGTCATACCACACCTTCCCGCACTTCTCCAGTTCACGGTTCATTCTTCGCTGGGCCACTATCGTCATCGGCTCAAAGTGGAATTCGTGAAAGGTACAGGCGTTCCATTCGTGCATCGAGTAGCCGCAGGTTTTGTTGGTGTATGAGTAGTAGCAGTAGAGTTCGATTTTGTTCTCGGCTGGAAGAATTGACCGTACCACACCCAGACCGGCCTCATTTTGGTTGTGGTAAAGGATTCGTTCGTTGATGGGGGGAATGTACTTCTCAGTCAATATGCCGCGCCTACGGTCGAATTCGAGGCCCTGTCTGGAAAGTTCAACGTGCAGTCGGAATTGTTCTTCTTCAGGAAGCGTGACAAGATCGGCTGTTTTTACGGCTTTGTTGGAAATTTTCAACGGATTCGTGGAAATTTCGGCACATATCTGGGAAACTTCCAGGCCACTTTCGGAAATTATGACATGGTGGCAGTCAAGTAGCGCAATGTCTCCACGTGCGGGCGTATGCGCGTACCATTTAATGAATTGGTCGCCGGTAAGTCCGGCCTTGGAGTATGATGGTCGGAAGGTGCCTATTCTGATGTGGCGTTTCTGGCAGTATGATTGTATGATTTCCCAGTCGGTCGGCGAAGAAAACACCTTGGAGAAGAGGAAGTGCTGGACTTGGTATTCAGTCTTCATAAGCTGGAATTTGCAAAGGGTTCAACTAAGTGTCTGCAAAGGAAAGCATATTTTTGATGATGTGCAAATGAAATATCAATTTGGCCGGAATTTCGGATTCGTTTCGGAGGGTCGGGGAAAATTTTGGGATTTTGCATGGAAAGGGTTATTAAACGGCGAAAGGTAGTTTGTGGTTAATGACGGGATCAGGCTGGAAGGGTTGTTACTTCATACTACGTATGAAACTTATTTGCGTCATCAAAAATTCGCCTTTAATGGTTGATGGCCGGAAAATTTTTGGGAATTGGGTAATGGCCGGTCTATAACTGGGAGGGTGGAACTATGAGGTGATTCCCAGGGCATCAAAATTCGTTTTCAGTAGCCGGGCCGGAATTTACAGATGGCATTCGCACCACAAGGCACACCCACCTTTCCATTTTTCGTTTGTTAACTTATTGCTACGCAATAAGTTAGCAAGGTTCACTTTTGGGATTAGTGAAACTGCCTCGTGCGCCCACGCGTTATAAACCCTTCCTTAGAGGTTTCCCTTTTTGGGTAACAATTTTGTTACATTTTGGCCGATTTTTGCTTGTTTGCACAAAGACTCCCGTCTTTGTGCAACGTATGTGCGCACACATATCGTATGCGCCCACACATCACACACGTCAAGGCCACACGCGATTCTGCGCCCACGTCAACAACGCCCACGGAATCGCGTGTGGCCTTGACGCACAATGCGTTGCGTAAGGGCCTGCACACTCCCAGCACGGCCACAAGGCCGTCACGAAACTCGCACGTAACTTTCCTGCGCATTATGCCCTCGTAAGTCACACACAAGTTTCCCAGCGGCCTCCAACGTGCGCGTGCATCGTCCGTGACGCGTGTTGTCCGGTGCGCAGAACTGCGTGTGGGACATCGTGTGTGTATGTGTGGGCCTTGCGTGCGATCGCGTGAGGCTCTGCGTAGAACTGCACGTGGCCTTGACGCACGTGTCGGGCAGGCCGTCCGTATGCTTGGGCACCCAAAGCCGTGCGTGGAACTACGCGTAGCTTTCCGTGGGCGTATCTGGGCGTTCACGTGAGCCCGCCTGGATGTGCATCCGTGAGTCCATGTGTGCCCACGCCAGTGTACGTGGAGGCGTGTAGGTGCGCCCAGGTGGACGTGTGTATGTGCCCACGTGCTTAGGTGTGGGCGTGCACACACAAGGCCACGGACAGGCGAAACTGGCACGGACGCCCAGGACAGGGCGCGTGATTTTCCTGGGCGCGAGGGTGTTTTGAGCGTAGCTCAAAAGGTGCGTGACGCACGCCCTAAACAGGCGTGACTGACGGGCCGTAGCCTGCGCCGTTTTGGGCCAACTTTGCATCGGCAGCCAGCCAAGACCGACCTCGGCGGTCTGAAACAAAGTTTCAGCAAGCAAGTTTCCGAGGGCTTGTTTGCAAAGCAAACAAAACATCGCATTATGTCACACAACACCAACACCGCCGCCAAGAACGTAGTTCTTGCCAACACCAAGTCCAACACCGTTGCTAACGAAGTTAGCAAGCAGACCGAGACCAAGACCGAGCCTAAAACCCAAAGGGTTTTAGAGAGCCGTGACGATTGGGAGCGCATCTTCGGCCACACCTGCAAGCTGGTCGTTAGCGTAGCTAACGGGGAGTCGCTTGAATCGGACTGCCGTGACGGTTTTAGCTTCGCTAAAGTTGCCGTTGCTCCCCACAGCCGAGCCTACGCACAGAGCCTGCTTGCTGGCTTTGCCAGCAAGAAAGCCGACAAGTTCACTCTCGGCTCTGCTCTTTCAGAGCAGGACACCAGACGCAAGATAGCTTTAGCTATCTTGAAGGCCACGAAACTCGGTGGCAAGGATGCACAGGCGATGCTCAGCAAAGCTGAGCCGAAACAAGCCAAGTCCTTCTGCGAGGCCGTTCTTGCTACCCTTTAGGGTAGCAAAACACCTCGTTTTTCACTCCCATCGCTCTCGTAACCCTCTCTTTCAGAGAGGGTTAAATTTTGCTCTCCTTACGCGTGGGCCCACATACGCGCACGCAATTATCGCGTCCATCCGTGCCCACGTGTATCGCGTGGGATTCCATTCCGTGCGCACGTCGGCCCACGTTTTGCGTTGCACGCCCGTAACACGTGCCTGGGAGCGCACACAACACCCACGCCCGCGCACTATATACGCGTGGCCACCTGCACAACACACCCACGCTCCCAGCACAGGCCCTGGCCACGCCGACAACGTGCACCACCGCAACGTGCAACGTGGGCCTCCAGAGCTGGCCACTAAACGCGTGAGGTTTGCCACATATCCCCAGAGGTGGCCAGGCCCAAACGTGTGGTCGCCCACAAGCAAACGAGCCGACCTCGTGGATGCCCAACATTCCAGCGTGGCCACATTTTCGTGGCAGTCCAACCCGATGAGGTGGCCAGCCGTTGTGGTTGCCCAAAGCGTGACTTTTGGCCACCCAACTGCCGGTGTGTGGGCATCCAAGTCGCCCTGCATTGGCCGTCCACGTAAGTTGCGTGAGCGTACATCCGTTGCGTTGGGCATCCACGTGCGATCATGTGGGCATCCATCCAGTACGTGTGACTATCCACGTGTGTTGCCTGGGAGACCACTCGCGTCCATCCGGGTTGCGTGGCCGTCCAACGTGTAGGCGTGAAAGTCCACGGCGTGTATGTGGGAGCCCATAGCGTGAGGCTGGAGGCGTGATGGCCGTCCACCTGCGTAACGTGGGCCTCCATCCAGCATAGTTGGGCGAGCATTGGACGTGCGTGGGCCTCCAAGACGGCTTGCTATGGACTCCCACGCGGATTACGTGGCCGTCCAACAATATGCCGTGGTCGCCCAAGACGATGCCGCTATGGGCCTCCATCCCAGTCCACAACCCAAACGCGTGGCTTTCCACCCGTGTTTGTGGGCCTCCACGTAAGGAGCTTCGTGGGTGCCCATCAGTATGCGTGGCCGCCCAATGTTGCCGAGCTTTGGCCGTCCATACGCGTCCACGTCTGGCAACGCGAGGCATTTCGTGGGTGCGCCTGGAATGACGTGGGCCTCCGTATCAGGACGCGTGGACGCAGAGTGGCCGTGCAATTTGCCTTGCGTGGGCACCCATATCCCAGGCATTGTGGCCGTCCACCCGCAATCACGTGACCGCCCACAAAGGCACGTGGACGTTTCGTGGGAGTGTCGTGGAGGTGTGGTGGGCATACGTGGACGTGCTGTGGCCACGCCTGGATGCAGATGGGCGCAGCGTGGACTTGTGTGTGGGCCCACATCGCCTATACGTGGACGCTCGCCGTGGGCCAGTATGATGTACCCGTCCAGGCCGGAGAGCGTGGGCGATTGTCTGGGCAGGCGTTCCTTGACATTCAATAACCAAAGAAAGACTTGACAGAAAGAAAAACTTTTTTTGCAATTTATTTGCATACACAAAAAAGTTGCACTACCTTTGTGTCAGATTTCGGTTGCAAATCGATGCAAAGGTTTCAGCACGAAATTTATGAAAGGTTTTCATACGGCAACGTTCACACAATGTGCGATTTACGAGCAAGTGTATGTGTCTGACACTGCACACGCAAGAGTTGAGCTAAACCGAGTAATCAAGTTCTTTGACATACGGAGTTGTTCCACAAGCACGAGATACACCTGCATCTGATGCGTTACATAGGCCAAGGCGTGCGAGCAACACGGACACTGCGAGTAAGCAAGTTCTGAACTTTCCGAAAACTTTTTCCAAACGAACAACAAAGGTTTGATGCTCTAATGCACCTGTGCATTACAGGCGGTTGCAAGTCCGCAATCATTAGCCCAAATAGGCTTTTGACAAGTCAGAGCAGAGCAACAAAATTTTCATCACAAACACACAAACACACGGAAGGCGGTGTGTGGGTGTTAACAAGCAGGCGAGGAAAGGTCGCCAAGTCGAAACAATTATGGCAAAGAATAACGCCACCAACAACAACGTCAAGTTCAACGTTACCTACGGCATCCTCGGCACGGACAATGTACCCGCAAATGCAGCTGTGCTCCTGAACGAGCGTAAGATGCGCATTGAGGGCGACCTCGTATCAGCCACCGAATTCCTCGCAATTGACGGTGTGAAATCCACCAAGGCCGAGGACATCGTGATGCCCGTACTCGCCGTGATGCTGGCAGACCTCCGTGAGCGTGAGGGATTCGCCAACGAGTTCAAGGTCGTCGTCCTCAACGGCACGGAGACGGACAGCCGCATCCGTGCGAAGAGCTACTTCACGAAGTACCTCAAGGGCAACGTCATCTACAAGTCCAACTCCGAGGGCAATCTGAACAAGGCCGTCATTCTGGACGAGGGCCTGCGCCTGAGCGGAACCTGCATCAAGCCGACCGCCAAACAGCCCATCTTCACGGCCAAGGGCAATGACCTGCGTGTGATTATGCACCAGACCGCCCTCGCCTTCATCAAGCAGGCATCGATGTTCAGCGGAATCATCAGCAAGGCTCGCGCAATCTTCGAGTGCGCTTACACCGAGGAGCAGAAAGTTGCTCCCAAGCCGACCAAGACCGAGACCGCACAGGCCGTTGCAGCTGCCTAAGGACACCCACATACACCACGGACAAGCACCCAGCCCACAAGGTTGGGTGCTCGTTTATACACGTGTACGTGCCCACGCATAAATACGCGTCCACGTTTACGCATTACACATACGTTCGCATACACAGGCGGGCGTATGTGTAACGTATCGTGTGGAAGCTCTAAACGCGTGACAAATCTGCATTTCCCCCAGACAAACAAAGCCAAAAATAGGAGAATTTTATTATGAAACTCGCAGAAGCATTATCCATCAATCCCGTGACGCTCACGATGCAGTTATACGCCCAGCCGTATGGGTTGGAAATCACGACCAAAATGCGTGACAGAATCAAAAATTTGCAGGAGAAGAATGCCACGTTCTTTGTGTTCGTGGGTAAGCTCGGCCTGGACGTGTTGGAAACGGCTGAGAGAAGCGTGCGTATTGCCCAGATAGTGGGCGGTCGTGTGCGTGATGGAATTGCGCTGTACTTCCTGAAGGGCGGCGATATGAACGTGATTGATTTTTCCAACTGGAAGGAATATTGGTCACGCATCATAAGCGGACAGGTAGGTGCAGAACTGCGGGAATCAAGAGCCCAGGAGCGCGAGGACAGACGCGAACTCTCGGAAAGGCGTAAACTTCTGTCCGAAATGGGCCGTCAAAATCGGTTCAAAGAAGCCGCTGAAGTGACCACCTACAAGAAGATGGGCAAACGTGGCTACAATATGAGCTTCGATGAGATGCGCAGAAAGCGTCAAATCGAGGAATTCGATGCGCAGTTCAAGCGCACGGAGACACGAGCAAGGCAAATAGCGTCCGTGCTATAATGCGAAAATTTTGTGCTTTGTTTGCGGTGCCCCGTAGGAAATAGAAACCTGCGGGGCATTTTTATATCCAAATGCGTGAACAAAGCGGCAAAATACGGACTATTCATATACAGACGACACAAACATCAAATAGCACAAAACAATGAAAGCATTCGTATTCATCCTGAAGGGCATCGTGAATCTGGCCCTTGTCATCACAGGAACGCTCGCCCTTATGGTTGTCCTGGGCGAAGAAGCACCCGGCCACGAAATGTCCGCATGGGCGTTCTTCGGCGAAAAGATTCTCGCAGGTTTAGTAATCTGGCTTTGCTGGAAGATTGGCTGCTGGCTCAATCCCCAGTGGGCCGCTGAAATGCGTGAAGAAGCAAAATAATCCCCGACATCCACATATCGGTCAGGCGAGGCTCTATCCACCAGGGCCTCGCCTTTTTCGTAGGACATTCAAAACACAAAACAATGGCACACATCAAATTCGCCTCGGAAGAGGCATGGAGGCGTTATCTGGAATGCAAGGATATGAGCCGCGATCTGGGAGCAAACTCCCTCTCTTGCAGAATTTCCCAGCTCATCAATTGGGGGCCTTGGGATTCTACTATCTACATCAGCACGGACTATGACGAATTATCCTTCTACTTCTGGCAGGAGTACGCTGATGGTTCTCGTGGCATCAACGGAGGCATAATCTTCCACGGTAAGCGTGATGGTTTCGGCTCTGGTCAGGGGCCTACCTTCAGCGTATGCCTGGAGCCTACCGATGGCTATTCAATTCACACTTAATCGGAGGACAAAGCAATGACAAAGACCGAATTTGAACAGACGATTGCCGCCCTCGCAACGAAAGCGTGCGACCTGCGGTGTGATCTCGAAGAACTCAACCAGGAAGTACAGGACGAAGCCCTTTACGCTGAGCGTAAGGACGATGAAGAAATGTGGAGCAACTGGGACGAAATTCTGGAAGAGTTTGCCGCAAAGGTTGGTGAGGTCGAAGAAATGTTCTTCAACATCAAAACCGGCCAGAAGTCAATCTATTGCCCGGCATAGGAGTAAAGCACAATGTTACTCGGATTCTACTCTATCGACAATGACCGTGGATATACCCGCGATTCATTCTTGCACAGCACTCCCAGTGAAATCGTTGAAGCCCTTAAAAAGCTCCCGGACGAACAGTGGTATTGCTATGACCTTTCGCTGAAGCCCTCAGGAAGTTACCCGGCCCTCAATGCTTTTGTTGAAGATTACAACGATGAAAAGCTTGACCTTGGTTGGTGGTGCGTCCTGATCCAGACGGACTAAATGCGAAAATTTCAAAAATTTTTCACGGAGTGGTCAACTTTTCACTCCACAGCTCTCTATTCTTGATTTAGACAACACACAAAATTATGCAAACTAAAGCTTTCTTTGGCACTGAAGGTCTCACTTCGACCTCGGCCAACCACATCGCCAATCTTGCAAAAGAGGCGAACCGCGAGCATCAGAATTATCTCGCCAGCATCCAGTTCTATTCCGAGCGTATCGGCATTATCGGAACACCTGAGCGTGTTCTTGCACAGGAAGGTGTCAACCTTGAAGGTCTCAGCAAGATTAAGACCGCCATCGAATCCATCGCTGAGAACAACGCCCTCATCGCTTTCATCCGTGAGGCCATCAAAGAGAAGGAACGCCTTGAAAAAGAGGCGAAATCCTGGAAGAATGAGGTGGCCCGCGAAGCACTCGAACTTCGCCGCAAGGAAAACGTAGCTCCTTCCAAGCCGGTTCCCGTGACAGAAGAGGATATGTTCGCCCGGCTCTCGATCGGCCAGGTTGAGCATTACCTTACGCTGGAAGCGCAGTGCTCCGTCATCGGCAAGTACATCCACGAGGGCGGCGCATTAAGCAATGCCCGTATAGATGCGATGCAGAAAGTCACGCACCCCAGAACCGTCAAGGAGAATGGCCGTGACACCATCGTAACGGAGTATGAACTGACCGTTTCCACCGATAATATCGATTCGGTGTACTTCGACTTCCAGGCTCTTCATCGCAGCTATCAGTCCGAGCTTAACGGAATGAAGAAGGCGATGATTGACGATGCCCAGGCGATCAACCTCAAAATGGACGAAGACTACCGCTTTGCCCGCACCCAGTATCTTCATGTCAATGCGGAGCTCGACCGCGAAGAGCAGAAGATTGAGATGGACGAGCGTGAGAAGCGTCAGGAACTTCTGCGTGAGGTTCAGAACCTCAAAATCGTTATCCCTAACCGCCTGAAGGGTGCTTATACAGCCCTAATGAAATCTGGCAAGTAATCCACCAGGGCCTTCTAAATGCGTGACTGATTGCCTGCATGAAACCGCATTGAATGCCTGGTTAGGTTGTGTACTTTATATTAACAAAATTAATTCATCAAAAATGTCTCAGGCCACAAAAGCTTAGTTCCCAATGATGGATGACATAATCCGGAGGGTTTTGCTCTTGTTCTCGCCAGTGGTTCTGAGGTTCTTGCTTTTGATATTGGTTTTGTTGCATCGCACAACCTTTCCAGGCAAGTTGGCCCTTTTTATATCTACAGCCATGATCACAACTTTAGAGGAAATCATCGCCTGCCCTGAGTTCCAGAAACTGGACGGTATCGGTGGGCATAAGACGTATCATCTGGAAGGTTCTGCACTCACGCACACGATGATGGTAATCGCGGAAGCAAAGAAAATGTTCCCCGATGAACCGCTGATGTGGCGTGTGGCTGCTCTCCACGACATCGGGAAAATCTATTGTTCTATTGAGAACGGCCCGGACGACTGGAGTTACCCCGACCACTCAATCGTAGGGAGCCTCAAAGGAATCTTGGGTAAGTTCATCTCCCTCCAGGACGAAAACTTCGACCAGATTCAGTGGTATATCCGCAACCATATCAAGCCGATGCACTGGTTGTATGACGGCGACAAGGTAGCGCGTGACATTGTTGAAATGAAAGCCAATATGCCTACTCGGTGCTCTATTGACAACCTCCTTAAGCTTGTCATTTGTGACATCAGGGGCTCAAAAAGCGCGGTTGAACAGACCGAACTCATCAATTATCTGGAAGGCATCATCTCCCAGCGCAATCTCAGAAAGAATCTCACCAATCAGCTCGAACAACTTCTTTATGAAATGATGGGTGACGGTATGGATTGCATACGTTACGATGAGGACTATTCCGAGGACTATGCAAAGCGTTGCGATGAGCTCGCCAAAATCCTCGAAAAGTACAACATCACATTAAAATAGTACGGCAATGAAAGGAGCATATCTCGTTTACCTCGACATCTGCGTCCGTGTTGAAGTGGATGTCCCCGCCGATATTTTGTACGGCTCTTCCATCAGCGACAGGGATGAGTTTGAAGGAATCATTGGAAACGCGGCCATCGAGAAAATTATGGCCGACCCTTCCCAGGTCATCCATCGTGAGAACATCGTTAAAATCAAGGAGGACTTATAATGAAGCAGCTGAAAAAGAAAATCCGCAGCCTTATCCTCAAATGGGTTGCCAAGCACTTCGGTTACGAAATCGTAAACCAGTGGGTGTATTTCGGTTACAACTACGGCTCCAGCGACAATATCATTCGTGAGTGCTGGGGTGACTACTCTCAACATTGCACGATGGCCGAGCATTTCTACCAGAAGTTCGATGCCCTGTACGACCGTTATGGTTCGAACGCGGTAATGAACCGTTTTTGGGTGGAACTTGGCTCTGAGCATCGCGCAAAGCTCTACAAGTATTTCCTGAAGGATTACGCTAATAGACACTTTTAGTATGGAACTCACTGACCTTCAAATCAAACATCAAATCGAACTCGTCACGCACGCTACCGTGAACGTCATAACCGGTGGCCTGGAAGTGGTTTTCTCGGAAGACAACGCCCAGGAAATGCCTGAGGTTCTGCATGAAATCGCGGCGATGTTCTCTTACTACTGGGCTGGAGAAGAATGGTGTCTCACCTACGAATGCCTTCCAGAAGACGGTCGATATGTCATCAGGGTTGGTGACGAAAGAATCAAATAGCTATGGAACATACAGACGGAGGAACCTATAACGGAAGGTCTTATGTACTGACCGTTTGGTGGAAGCATTACACCTACATCACCGGCCCATACAAAAGCTATGGAACCGCATATTATAAGGATGCCGCCTGCACCCAGCTCTATGCCAAAGACCCGTATCACGTTAAGCATAAAACAAGTGTTGTAACGCTGGACGGAGTTCCTATGCTTGCAATCAAAGCGCAATAACAAACAACAAAGATAAGCACGGATATGAAAAAGATTTACAATGTCTTGAACGCTGAGGGAGACCAGCTCAACGACAGTGCTTTTGACTCCCGCGAAGAGGCCGAGAACTTCTTGGCCGAATACAATCACACGCTCTTCCCAGAAAGCGGTCTGGAAGTCAAAGAAGTGGAGGTTAAAACCTGGGAAGATTATATGCCCAGTCACGTTGATCTCTACTACATTGATTATCGTGACGATCTGTCCGAGCAGCCGAAACTGCTGAATGAGTGCATCGCTAAGAACAACTTCTATCCTATTTCCGAAAAGCTGGATGAGTGGTGGGATTTCCCGGAGAAATACTATCTCGATGAAATCCGCAAGGAGATGATCAGTGATGATATGGAGGAAGAGTTTGATGAGCATTATGATGAAATCCGCGATTGGCTGTGGGAACACGATGAAAGCGATCCGGTGCATGACCTCATCAGAAACACCAGTACTCTCGCCTGCTACTATGACCTCGGTTATGACGCTGACGGCTGGCATGAGGCTTTCCTTTGCAATCCCTGGAGGAACACATCGGAAGCGCAGGAGGTTGCCAATATTCGCCGGAAGCTTGGAATCAAGAAGGGCAGCAAGCAGGACAAGCAACTCGAATCTGTTGTTGCAAATGCCAGCTACGGTGGCAACCTGCGCATCTATTTCACGCTCGATCTGGAGAACTTCGTGAACTGCAAGGAACCGAAGGACGACTTCAAGACCATCATTTTTAAGGGAACGTTCGCCGTTGGCATTATTGACACGGTTCAGGGCTCCGGTGATTTCGAGAACATCGAGATTGACTGCAAGTTCCCGTTTAAGCGTGAAAACCTCATCGTTTCTGCGTGCGACCACTACAGTCTGGAAGGCATTTTCGGAATGTACAGCGACTTCACCAGGAACCTTGACGAACCTGAATTCTCCTACAAGAACGAAACGCGTAAAAGGGTGAAGGTTTCCACGGCTGCCGCCCAACTTGCTTTGCAGGCCGAATACGACCGTGTGTTCAAGGCTGGAGGCTGCACCTGTGGCGACACCGACTTCAAACGCCACCGTGACGTTTACTACAAAAACGAAATCCCGTGTGGTTGGCATTGTCCTCATTGCGGACAGTTCTGGATTGACTAAAATTCTGACCTATGACACAGATAAAAGACATCCAAATACCTTGCTTCTCAGGGTTCTATGAATCCATCTGGGAAAGCAGCGATATTGATGACGGTTTCCTGCAAGATTGCCGGGAACGCGGAATCACCCGTACAGACGAGTGGGAGCTGAACTATAAGGACTACGAGCGTGACGTGGCCGAAAACTACGTTGACTGGTACGAATCCATAGTTAAGCGCGAACTAAACTTGTCCGACTTCAAACTCATTTTCGCCGAGGTTGTATCTCCCAGAGAGTACAATTTTTCTACAGACCGCATTTTCTGCACCCTGGAAGTGGAGAATCTATCCGAATTCCTGGGGAAATTGGTCAAGCTTGCTGTCCCCGTTCGGGATAAACTCGCGGAAATGATCAGGCGCAACCATACGTCCCGTGACGGTTTCATTTCCTTTATGGATAATGACCTGGAGGATTGGTTGCGCCGCCTGACCGTTGAAGCTGTGGAGAACGATAGTAAAATCGACCTCTACCTCAGCTATCTGATATGCTACCTGACAACCCTTCACGGCGATTACGACTACGACCACAGTATCGACCACGAGATTTACGAATTCTGTGAGGTCTATCAAGGTTCGTATTATGAACCTCAGACCGATGCTGCGAGAGAGGAGCTGGAAGAGATTGAACGCCGTGAGGAAGAGCGCAGGTGGGACGAGAAACACCAACTTAAAATACCGTTTCCAGACCTATGAAACGCGAAGACTTAATCAAAAAAGTGGCATCGTTCCTTGAAGGGGCGGCACACGATGCGATTGCGGATTCCCAGACCAAGAATGGCCCGTCCGCAACATTCTACCTCAACATAACCGAGTACATTTCGGTCGTTGTTGCCTGGATTGATGGGTTTGAACCGGAAGAGAACAACCCTTACATCTGGAAGACTTATGGCCTTGAAGTTTCGGTTCGTCTCAGAGATTCCAGCTACTTCGTAGAGGACTGGGATTACGTCAACGAGGGGTGCTTCTGTTCTCTCTACAAAGAGGATGAGGAAGACGGTTTCAAAACAACGGCTCAATGGGTTGTTGATATAATGTATGCCTGTCACTACTTGAATCCGAGCGTGATAGTAATTCTCCCAAGAAACCGCAAGGTTGACCTTCTGGAAGACGGCCAATGGGTTGCGCAGAACGATCGCGTGAGAGGAAACCGGTACGACTTAACGCAGGAATGGTGGCATTATCATGGCTGGAATCGTGATTCCGAATCGCGTAAGAAACTCCAGGTTTGGGCCTCTGAACTTGCTAACTATTACGGAATGGATGACGAAGTGCTCCAGGCCGAAATTCCTTATAGCGAACTGAAGCAACTCATTCTCAATGCCTTACTGATGGAGGACTAACTATGAATGCAGAAGTAAAGAAACTTGGCCCGCTGGCAGAAATCTGCCGGTTCGACAACAATTGCGAGAGCACAGTTTATGGCTATCTGCGCGGTTGCTTTGATTGCGAGAACTCCAAGATTGCCTCTGAAGAAATCGACAACTATGCTTATGAATCGTCTCATAAACTCTATGTACCTGACAGCAAGCAAGAGCTTTGGTTCATTGTTGCTGGCGAGTACGTGGTAATCCGTGAGTGGGACGATTCCATCTACGATTCATTCGTCATCTGTCGCCAGATCACTGAGGAAGACATCGAGTACATCGTTCATAAGGTTGAAGACCTGGATGAGATTCTGTACAAGACCTTCTTCGTTGACGGCGAAACTCCGACACAATGGCTGATGCGTGCTCTTGAAGGCGCGGAAAGCCGTAAGTATGACCACGCCTTCTATCCTCTCAGGACGAGGCTGGAAGCGATTAACTTCTAAACTAAAAGGAGAAAACTAAAATGACACGAAAAGAATTTTTCCTCGAACAGTGGGGAGAGCTTGAAGTGGAAGATAAAATCCGGCTCGTGAATGAGCATCTGGAAAACTCCAACAATTACGATGACACCATCTACAACTTTGACGAATCCTTCTGGGAGACGTGGGGTTGTACGGTGGATGAAGCGATTCGTGCTTGGTCTTATGGCGGTAAGAAGAGGGTGCTTGAAGATGGCACCGAGAAGTGGGAAGAGAACCGCTATATGGATCCGTACATCCGCTTCAACGGCTACGCTAACCTGGTCACGATGGACGAGTATGAGGCTGAGGAATACTGCGAGATGTGGCGTGACGAGGTGTACGATGATGACAACTGGGAGGACGTAATTGACAAGGACGACTGGGACTACAAGCCCTGGGCGACCGAAGTCCTCACTTCCAGGTTCCCTGACATAAGCGAGGAAGTCATCGAAAAATTCCTGGATGAGACGCACCTGTATGGCGTTTGGGAAATGGACGATGACGAGCTCGTGGACGAGTTCAACGATTTCCTCAGCAATGAGGATGAAAACGGTGAGGAGGACGAGTAATGGAAAGCTTTCTTCAATACTGCAAGAACTACATCATCGACCATATCGATGGCTATGTAGGTCAGACCTATTACGGAAGTGATTTTGCTTACGCCCTTACAGAAGCCCCGAATGTGGACGGCTCCCTGACTTATGACAGATACACCGCTTTCGAATATCTGCGTGAGTGGCTGTGGGAAGCGGATGCGTATTGGGACTATTGCAAGGACAACTTCGGAATGGAGAGCCTGCATTGTCCGTTCAGTGACGCTGAAGGCTATATGGTCTGCATGGTAATCGAAGGCGTTGCCGACTTGCTTTCCCAGTGCTCGGTTATCGAGAAGCATTGGAACGATGATTTCAAGCTAACCGCGAAAGCCGCTGAGAAAATCTGCAAGGAAATCGAAGACCTTGAAATCCGTTGGACTAAATAATCACGGCCTATGCAAGTCTATGTAATCACAATGCTCTACGCCGACTACAAGGGCGAGAGCGTCTGGGTTCTCGGTGTCTATCAAACGCTGCAAGCGGCTAAGGATGCCCTTGAACTTCACCTCTATGAACGCTTCGAAGACCTTTTCGAAGATGAAGAGAATTGCTGCCAGAAACTGAAGGAATACGTTGAAGGCGGCTATCAGGACGATTTAACCTGGGAAGTTGGCCTCGACCACGATGACGACATCACCAGGTTCGAAATTCATAAAACCGACCTCTATGAAAGTTGAATACAAAATCACGGAACTCGACCACGAAAACCTGGTTGACTTCCTCAGCACCGCCACCTATGGCGACAACACTTTCGACATCTTCACCCCTGAGGAATTCCAGGAACTCCGTGACCAGGGCGAAGGTGACTGCTGGGAAGATAAGCTTGCTAACGTCCTTCTCGCCGGAGGCAAGCTCGACATCGTTGACAAGGGCGATGACGAGGTAATGCCTGACGAGGTTGCGACCTTCCAGCCCCTCTATCCCAAACACTTCCATCACCTCGAAAAGTACAGCAATGGTTTCGAGGATGTCGTTTATTACCCGGTCTATCGGATCGGTCTGGAAGACATCATCGAGGCCGCTCAGACCGACGAGGGGTATCGTTACGCAAAGGAGCTGTGGATTGACGAAATGGGCGACTTCTATACCGCCTGGAATCTTCTCCAGCTCGTAATCTTCGGGGAGGTCGTCTATGGCTAACGGTTGGCAAAGATACCGGGTCGATGTCAATTATGAATACGGCCCGTGGGACACGTTCGTAGTGAATGCGCGATCAGTCCCAGAAGCTCGCAAGATCGCAAAGGAGAAGTATGCCAAGATGTACTTCAAGAAAGGCTTTATGAAAACCTATGTAGAAAAGGAGAATTACTGATATGGCAAATTTCACAAAAGTAACGTCCGTTGACCACCTGTTTAAGCTGGTCGCCGAAGGGCATACCGATTTCTTCATCCAGCTGAATTTCGGTGCCCGTTCAAGCAAGTACATAACGCTTGGAGACGAAGAAGGAACGCTGGAAATCGAGAACCTGATTGACGATTCAAGACAGACCTTAACCGCCAAGGAGATAATGGACGAATCTTTCACCAATATCGGTAAGGCCATCAGTTACGGATCGTTCTGGATGGAAGAAGACTAATCATTAACAATCACAAAATCAGTAAATTATGACACAGGCTGAACTCAACTTCCTGGAGGGCGTACCGAGAACCCTGAAGGAAATCGCAAAGCATCTCGGAACCATCGCTGAAGCTTCCGCACACGAGGCGGCTTCCACAAAGAAAGTGGTTGTGGAGAACGCTCCCAGCCAAGAAACCACAGAGGTCAAATTCGACCTTTCCAACCTGAATCCCACCTGGGACGAGGAACGTCAGGCCGTTTTCATTCCCATCATCAACAAGTATCTGGACGCTAAGCACAGCGAGAAGGAAATGACCTGGGATGAGGCTATGGCGTATGCCAAGAAAGCCGGTAAGGAACTCCCCAGCCAGCACGAAATGTTCGCTATCCTGTTCTTCAAGGATAAAATCAATGAAATCTTGGAGGAACACGGCGGCGATCTCCTGACCGAATGGGCGTGGGCCTCCACGGAGTACTCGGCCAACATCGCCTGGGTCGTGAACTTCGTTGATGGCTACGTGCTCACCACCATCAAGTACTTCTCCTACTATGTGCGTGCTGTTGCGGCCATTTAAGCGGCGGTAGCATTGAAGTCGATTTTTCGCCCCGCCGCTTTGACGCGGCGGGGCATAATTAAAAATGCGTATGAAAACGACAAATACCTGGGAAATATCGCAGCGGCTCAGCGGGCTTGAATACAACCTCCTGAAAAGAGCCGTGGTTGCGCTCGGCGGTTCAGTAAGCTTCGTCAATGATGACGAGGATGAAAGCGAAATGCCTATCGTCCCCGCAAATCCAAGAAACGATAACTGTCCGTGCGATTTCTACATCACACGCCTCGAAGTCAACAAGGGCGGCCTATCAATCTACGGCTACCGCAACGATGAGTATTCATCGATAGATGACGAGGTGGAAATTTGGCCCGGTGACATCTATGCTGGATGGATCAACTACATCTTCGACTATCTCCCTGAGGTTGACGGCTTCAATGCGTTCGCAACCAAGGAAGAACTGGAAGCACTCATTAAAGACATTGCCTAATGGAAGGAAAGACACAGTTGCGCTCCGACCTTAAGAAGTTCCGGGCGCAGAGGACAAGCCTGAAGATGGCCGTCCTTGAAACGCTCAACAAACTCGGAAAACACGGCATCGAGTTCACGGACGATTCCAAGCGTCCCTGGGCGATTAACCTGGAGGTTTACCGTGAGTTTCCGGTGAGAGAAATCCGTATGTATGAAAATAAATTGCAGCTGAAGGATTGGGACGTGGAGCACGCTGAATGGGAAGATGCCAGCTTTGACTGGGATCGTGAGAACTGGCTGGAGCTCGCTGATGTCGCCACCCTCCTTGTAGATGCAGAAATCTGGGATTGACATGGCTTACAAACTCAAAGTACTGCTTATGAACAGCGTGGCCCTTTCCGTTTTTGAGGAAGATGGTTTCGCCGGAGTGAAGAAAGCGTACAACGAAACTGGAGAGCTGTGCGGTTGTGACTGCGAGTATATCGAAAAGACGTTCCGTACCAAGGCGGCCAAGGAAGCCTTCATTGACGGAATGGCTACAATCGCCGAGCACTTCGAGTTGTGTGAGTATGCCATCCTCGATAATCATTGTCGTTGGGAGTAATTAGTGGTCAACTTTTCACTCCTTTCCTCTCATAAGAAACTATTCTTTTAACAGTAACACATCATTTTTATGGGATATTCAAGAAGCGATACCGCCCATAAGTGGGCGCATCAACTGAAGGAACGCGTGGCCTTATCAGATAATCTCTGGGCAGAAGGGACACGCCTCTATTCCTATCGCACCGTCATCGGCCAAATATTCTTCTTCAAGAACGGCCACCGGTGCTACATCATTCAAAACGGAAGTTTCTCCAGCTCAACTTCCAAGCATCAGGGCTATATGACTTCCGCTATTCCTGGCAACTACCTGACGCTTCCGCTTTATGTGGATCGCGGCACGAACTGGGGATGGAGCGGATTCGGTTGTTGTCCGAAATGCAACGAGGTTACGCCAGAGAAAACGCAGATGAGCTTCCTCTTCGACCAGGCCATCGATTTGCTCCAGGCCATTGAGAAATACAAGGATGACAAAACGCTGAAGAGCGAGAAGGAAAATCTCGTGGTTCGTATCTGGAATAATATGCAGATGTTCTGCGAGATTTCCGGCGAAGTAAGCATCAGCAAGGTCATCAATACCAAGAACGCTGATTGGCGTTGCGAGGCACACGACTGGTACCGTGAACTGAAGAAGGAACGCGTGAACAAAATGCGTAAAGCCCTGCGTTGTCTAAAGGCAGGGATGACGACCGACCAGGTTGTCGATGCCATTCTCGGCGAGGGCACTTACAAGGCATACATCGACAGAACCGCCAAGATTCGCAGGGGCCTCGCAACTTACCGTGCAAATGCGGCGAACCGCCAAGCCGAGCGTGAACGTGTAGCAGCGTTGTCAGAAAAAGAGCGAATCCTTGAAAAGCTCCCCGAACCGCTACGCACAGAAATCTCCGAGCGCATCGAAGCCGGTGACAGAACCGTCTATCGTGACCTGTACCACCTCGGCTATATCAACAACATTCCCTACTGCTATTCCGACAACTCGGACATCTATCGTGGCGGCAATGTTCTGATGCGGCTCCATAAGGGAATCGTTGAAACCAGCAAGGGTATGAAAGTGACCATAGATGAATGTAAGCGTCTGTGGAAGCTCATTTGCCGGTGGCACGAGAATCAAAACTCCTTCACGTCTGGAGAAAGGGCAATCACCCAGGGTTACAGCAGCTCTGGCTGGGAAATCCGGGCCTACCTCCATGACGTTCTCCACGCAGGTTGCCATTCTATCGCCTATGAGGAAATGCGCGACCTCGCAATCGAACTCAAACTTATAGCAGCATAGTTATATGGAAGACAAAATTCTATCAATGTTCTTTGAAATGGAACGCTGGCAGTACGCCATCGGAAAGGGCATTGGTAAGGACGTAAGGCGCGATCAGCTCTACCAACTTGCCAAGCCTGAAGTCCGTGCGGCCATCTACCAGGCCATCAAGGAAGGGCGGTATCAAATTTCACCGCCACACACAGCAAAAATCCCCAAGGATACTCCTGGGGAATTCAGAACGGTCTATGTCAACGAACCGATTGACCGCATCGTCCTCAGTATCGCAAACGACCTCCTGTTTGAGTTGTGCCCGGATATGATTCACCCGGCGTGCAAGTCCTACCAGAAGGGAATCGGATGCGGCAAGGTCGTGCAGCAGGTCAGTCATATCGTTTGTGAGACCAAAGGTAACATTCGTGGCTGGAAGTCAGACCTCAGCAAGTATTTCGATTCGGTTCCAATCCGCTTTATTGACGGAGTGTTCGACAAGGTTGAACAGCGTCACGGTAAGTCTGCCGTTATCGATGTTTTGCGGAAGTACTACCACAGCAACGTCTTCTTCAACGAGGATGGTGTGGTATGTGAAGCTTACCAGTCTCTCAAACAAGGTTGCGCAGTCGCCGCCTTCCTCGCCGATGCCATCCTGTATCACGTTGACCAGAAGCTTGCCGACCTGGGTGGGTTCTACATTCGCTACTCGGATGATATGCTCTTCTTGGGCGAGAACTACGAAAAAGCAATGCAGATTCTCCAGGACGAGCTGGGAAAGATGGAAATGAAGCTCAACCCCAAGAAGGTCGAATACCTGACCGCCGACAAGTGGTTCAAGTTCCTCGGCTATTCCATCAAGGGTGCAGACATTTCATTATCCTCCACACGCATCAAGACCTTCCAGAAAGAGATTGAACACCGCACCATCAAGAATCGCGGGATTTCTATGAAGAAGGCCGTGAACGCGGTTAACCGGTATCTGTACAAGGGTAACGGCGAATTCAGCTGGGCCACACAAATCCTTCCAGTCTGCAACGTCCGCAAGGACATCGACACCTTGAATGTGTTCGTGATGGATTGCCTGCGGGCCGTGGTGACTGGTAAGCGCAAGATCGGTGGCCTCGGTTACGTTGTAAGCGGAAAGGATGGCTGTATTGCCAGGGGCCGTGGAAGGAACGTGACCGCAAACCGCCAGAAAACCGAGAAAGAAATTGAAGGGTACCTCACGCTGGGATGTATGCAAAATGCAATAGTCACGCGGAGGGCCGTTTACAATACACTTGTAGCATCACTTTAGGTTAACGCAAGCCGGTAAATGAAAGCTGGAATGTTTAGTTCGCTGTTGTTCTAACCAGAAGTAAAGAGTCTCCGGCACTGTTTATTCTACAGTGCCCGTGACTCAACTTCTGGCGATAACAGCCAACATCGATTGATTACAGAAACGCGTTATACAGCTTGAATTTGCCCCGTAGCACAACGGTTATGTTCCTGTCAACAGAGATTTTCCCGCACGCCGCGCAAACTCCTGAAATACTCGACACCAACTCTGTCGATATTGTCAGGATTCGCGGCGTGCTGAATCGCAAGAGTACAGAAGTGTGCCGAAGTTGTGATGGAACGCGATGCGACAATGCAAGAACTTCCAGTGGAACTGCGCGAATTCAAATGAGACGACTTGGAATAAGCCCCAGGGAACCTGGCTGCGTCTTATCTGACGCTTCCCGGTTCACTTTGGCTTCTCAGTCGTCCTATATCATTGCAATACAGAAATGCACCCGCAGTTGGCTGGAAGAAAGTGTGATAATGGTGCCCAAGGTTAGATTCGTTTTACAGGATCAGATGCTAATATGACGTGTACCTGTATTGCAGAAGACATATCGAGGTTAACGTCTTCTTTCATACAGGTTACGTCATCTGTATCTGATGCTTAATCAAAACCGTAGAGAAACACACCAGTCTAATGAGGGCATAACGTTGAAGTACATCAACAAACCTGAACAATGAGGTTAGGTTGTCATACGCCGGTTTCGGAAAAGTCGATCTTCCAGCTGTAGGTCAGCTGGATGATCATCAGACAACCGGCGTTTCAATCGAACGATTACAGGCTTGTACAACAACCTCTGAGTTCAATAATCTGAAATCATTATGCAAAACATCTGGGAAGAAACCATCCAGGCGGTCAATGAAGGCAAACGATTCAAAGTTGACTTCGAGAACCGCAACCTGAAAGTTGACGGCAAGTTCATCATCGAGAATGGCCAGTACGAAGGTCAGCTCGGTCTTGAACGCGTCAGCTCTGCTGAAATGCTGGAGGAAATTGAAACCCTCTATCAGCATTACAAGCACTCCATCCCGTCTGAGAGGAGCCAATCTAAGAGCAGAAACTACTTCCGCGCTCTTCCTGAGCCCGAACTGGAAGATGACGATATGCTCTATGGGGACAATCGTGAGGTTTCCCAGGCTTCTCTCGAACTCTACATACTCATCTGCATCCTGAACGGTTCGTTCAATGTCAGTGAGGTCTTCACCGCCGGACAGTGGTTCTGGCAATCAAACAACGACCGCGATTTGGTCATCCTCCGTAAATGGATAGAAAAGTAACAAATTATTAACAATTTAATTCATAACGCCTTATGAAAACAAACGTAACTTGCCCTACCTGTGGCACCGAACTCACCATCGAAGTCAAGAACGCTCACAAGAAGAACGTTTCTGCAACCGCAACCGCCGCCAACCCGAACACCGCAACTGGTAAGGCTGCATCCCGCATCCAGGCTCTCGCAGCCGCTGGTTATGACGTGACCGGCCTCTTTGCCGTCCAGGGCGCAGCAGGAGAAATCCTCGTCCGTATGGTAAACGGCGTTCCCACCGCAATCGATGAGAACGATCCCATCTTCGCCAGCATCATGGCTGAGGGTACCGTTCCCGATCGCCGTCTCTTCAGACGCTGGGTTATGGCCCAGATGTTCCGTATGCTCTCCAGCAAGCACTGGTACGGCGGTGACTACACGAAGGCCATGCACTGCAAGGGTTACGAGTACACCTGGGAAATGACGGTCGAAGAGTTCCGCGTCCAGGCCAAGCTCGCCGCCAACGACCCTGAGAACTTCCTGAAGCGCAACCGTTGGTTCAACCAGACGGTCGCCGTAAAGATGGCCGAGGACTACTTCAAGGTGCTGAAGCAGTATTTCGATGGCCTGAAGGAGAAACACTGCAAGGGTGTTCCCTACAAGACCATCGGCGGTACCAACGTCTTCGTGGCCGACTTCTACAAGAAGTTCATCAGCCCGCTCAACCACTACAAGTGGGCCATCGAACGCTCTAAGAATCCCCAGGAGCTGTACAAGGCCGTAGCCAACTTCAACTACGAGCGCACCAAGCTCCCTTGGGACACCAAGCAGAGCGCAGCCTGGGTTGAAGCCTACAAGGGCTCTGGTGCTTACTACACCCTCCAGAACCTCATCCTCTTCCACGGTGCCGTCCTGACCGGCAAGTACAACAAGAAGCTCAACAAGGCCGGTTCCCTCGCATACCTGGAGGAACTGGCTGGCGAGTACAGTGCGTCCGGCAGTGACGGATGGCGTATGCTTGCCTGCATGAAGAAGGCCATCGATGACAATGGCATCGACATTGACAAGAAGCGTGCAGAGTGGGCCGCCAAGAAACGCGCCAAACTTAACAAGTAATCCGTGGCCGCAAATTGCCATAGATGGTGCCCGGAACGGATTTATACGAGCTGCATCCAATACCTGGATTGAACTGGGGCAGTGTCCCAGTTATCCAGGCAGCTCAGCAGCTCGCACATCTGTCAGGTAGAGTAATGCGCCTCCGGGTAGTCTTTTGGCGAGAGAATACAATGCGCCGTACCAAGATGATTATGTTTTCAGAACGATCACCCCTTAACTCCTGGAAGAACCGTAGATGAGCTCATTCGTAGTACTCACGAGCTCATCTCCGAACCTTCCAGGATCGCTGTGATCCTTCAATCACAATCGTAGAGTAATGTATCAGAATCTTTGAGGACGGCAATAATAGTGCAATGCGTTGTTCAAGATTGGTTTGTTCACATTTAGACGGCCCATATAGCCTTCAGCAGACGAGTAAGGCGACAAACTATGTCGCCTCGCTCGTGCTTGAAGGCCAAGGCTCCGTCTAATCAATCGGCTTTATACAGGAATGCACCAGTCCAAGTGAGAACAGCGAAGGATAATACAATCAAGATGTCTAAGAGGTGTTCAATTTATGTTCCTGCGTGGATAAGTTTCTCGTCCAGGCACTCCCTCGTGACCCGCTTTCACAGGTCACAGAGGAGGGCCAGGACGACTATCCCATCACGCAGGCAGAATCGGAACAATAGAGCTATGTATCACATCTTTGAAGGCATCAAGGTAGTACAACCTCCAGTATCTGGGTGGTCTATATTCAGACAGACATCCAGTAATGCGGGGCCATTCCACCTCAGGCGGCCAGCTTATCGACTTGGCGGCCTGAAGATTCCAGGCCCCGCAATTGGATGTCGAACATCGAAGGAATAGAGAAATGTACCAGACCATAATGATACTGGAAGCGTGGTAATACGGCCAGGTTGCCAGAGTGCGTTGGAGTTCATAATTCCATCTACACATTCTGTTCGGCATCGCTTACCCTGACTATCCTCAGGCGAAGCGATGCCCAACAGAATCAAGATGGATTTAATCAAGTTGGTAGAGAATCGTATCACAACGCTGGATGGCAACAATGTTAAACGGCAATATGGCTTGGGTTCAAAATGGCAGTGTGGTATCATGTGTCCTCCAAAGACACGGGAACCGCGATCTTGATGGCAGGAGGCGGTCACCGTCCTGCGATGAGATCGCGGGACGCCGTTCTTCGGGAGGTCAGCAATCAATAATGTATAGCGACATATAAAACTGCCTGATTACCCATTAACATCAACAATTCAAATGTCAAGAACACGAGAATGGAAAGAAAAACGGCAGAAGGCCGTGCAAGACAGAATGGAGTATGTGCGCTCCAGAATAAATGACATCGGCGGGAGCATCCTGGAAGAGAATGACCTGTACGTCACGTTCCGCATGGGTGCGCTCATCATCACCTACTGGCCCTTCACCGGCGGTTATTCCGGCAAGGGCATCGTCTCAGGCAAGGGTCTAAACAACCTTTGCAAATATCTCGAAACTGGAAAGCAACCTCAAAACTGATTATTATGTAATGCCTTACAAATCCGAGAAGGTCAAGATTGCAGGCACGCAGTTCGACCTTCGCAGGAAACTGTCACCGGAACAGGTGCGTGCAGTTTCCATCCTGAGTTCCCAGGGTTACAGCCAGCGTCAGTTGGCTACGATGTTCGGGTGCAGTAAGAGCACCATCCAGCATATTCTCCACCCTGCCCCCAGGAGAGCCGCGTTTTCTCGTCCGACCGAATACTGGACTGAGGCCAAGCGGCGTTATCGTGCCAGAAAGCAGCAATTATTCAAATCCGGTGTGCTGTCAAAGAAACGGCGTGCCACAACAAAGAAAGCAGATGAAAAAGTATGAAGTAACCCTGTATTACCACACCAGTATCGATGTGGTGGTTGAGGCTGAGGACGAGAAAGAAGCCATCAATAAAGCGTATGTCGAGGGCGGTAAATCAAAATATGACCAGCAATTTTTGAATAACGCCCAGGAAGACGGTGCTCCGACCGTTTTCGAAGTCAGCGGGGAGGAATAGCTATGGCTAAGAAAAATAATCCAATCAAGGAATGGCTGAAGGCCACCTTGGTTCCGTCCGGCTTTAAGAAATCAGAGTTTTCCCTGGGTGATAACTATGTCCTGTTCTACGTGAAGGATATGCCGTTCTCCAGGAAGAATCGGATAAGCACGTCATTGTCTCAGATTTTCCCATCGTTCAGCTTTGAATGGGATCGCAACAAACTAAGCTGGTACTGATATGAGAGTGGAATGCCAGGGATGCTCCAACCTGGAGCGCACTGAAGTAAAAGGCAACTGGGGACAAATCATTCCCGTCTATGATTGCCCGAAGAATAACATAAATCACTGGGGATGCTGCAAATTCCGCAATCCTCCGTTTGACCTCACTAATATACGGCAGAAGTATGTTGACAAGAAATGAACGAATCCTGGTTGAAGCAATCAGGAATTCCCAGTTCATCGAAATCCGTCTCCCGGATTCTACTGGGGGGGGGTATGGACTGCCGCATGAAATTCAGTAGCAAGAACCTGTGCCACGACATTGCATTGGCGGCGCAGACACACTTTAATCGCTTAGGAAAATGAAACAGAAAATCTTACAGTTGAAGCGCGAAATAATCGAGAAAATCTACGACTTTCTCGCGCACTATGACCTTCAGAAGCTTTATATCTCGAACATCGAGGAAGGCTACTCTCCCGTTCTACAGTATGATACGCTGTGTGAACATACGTTTACGCTCGACAAAATCGACCTTCACACTATTGACGGCCAAAAGCATATCTCCCTTGATGGAAGCTCGTCTTACGAGAACTTGACTTGGGATGGTGAGGACTTAAGCGTGGAAATCCTTGAAGACATCCTGGAATTCCTGCTTGACCACGAGGACGAAATCGATGAATACGCCTACGTGGATATGTCCGATATGCCCGATCCTGAAGAAGCGTGGCTCGAACACGAAAGTAACCAATGTGAGCAAGACTATTTTAACCGCTAATCAATATGGATTTTCTTGCTTATTTTGGAACAGATGGGATTATTTCAGGACACTTTCTCCATGTTCTTGAAAGTGAAAAGCCAATATCATTCGAAGATAACAGACGACTTGCTTATGAGATAGATGGAAATCCGTATCTTATGAGTAATCTGCCATACAAAACACCTGGGTTACTTTACAGAAATGGGATAACATATTATGGTGTAACCCGCTCTCCTGATGATAAACGTGCTGGTTGTCTTACTGTTCTCATTTGGGAAGGAGAGCACACAGAATCAGAGGTTTTGTCAAAGATTAACGAATATCCTTTAACTAAAGAACAATTCAATAAGTTAAACCCCTAACTGATGCAGTTCGAATACTATAATCCAAATCCAAAAGGTCTCCACACTAATGATTGTGTAGTGAGGGCCTTGTCTTTCTTTCTTGGGATGTCTTGGCGAGGAGCCTTTCTCGACATCATAAATTGGTGTGCTGACCACGGAGTAGTTGAGTTTAATCGTCGTACACAGTACAACAAATACCTTGAAGAGAAAGGCTACATACGTCATAAGCCGCCACGAAAGAATCTAACAGTTGGAGAGTTCTGGGAATACTGGGCTGAATACGGAAAGACCTATATCGTTTCGATGCCGAAACATCTAACGATTATCAGTAATCGCAAGATATATGATATTGGAGATTGCTCTAAAAGAAAAATGGATGGATATTGGGAGAGAACTGGAGGAGAATAAACCCCTAACGAAGTAACCGATGTTTTGGACTAATTTATGGCTTGCGATAATAGCTTATATGCTTTACGAAATAGCCAATCAAATTTACAAGTTTCGGAAAGGAGACAAAGATGACTAACCTAATTTACTGATTATGTCAAGACAAAATAGCAGGAAGAAAAGACGCGATGCCATAAATATCGCAAAGATGAGCTGGGAAGATGTGTACCAACTTCCACTTCATCTCGATCCGTATGGTAGCTATGCGTGGAGCGTAAACGATACTATGTCGTTAATGTTCGAAGACAACCTTTCAGATGAATTTCGTCAAGAGGTGGTGGACTGCATCAATGGCAAAAATTACGTTGACACAGAAGGATGGACGTATGATGTCGTTGATTTCTATTTCAAGGGAGAATATATGTTCTGCGTTCGTGGTTGGGGACATCTCACGGGGACAGGTGCTTTGAACCTGCCAGAACACGAAGCAGAGCGAATCCAAGACGGGTTCATCAAATACATCGCAGAACGGTTAAATGCAAAACCCGACTAATATGAAACAACATTGTTACATTTTACCACTGTTTTGTCTCGGCTTCGTGCTGGGAATCGTTGTCGGCGGCCTATCGAAGCCCGTAGAGGCCAAGGAAATGCCTGAGCCGGTCGTACAGGTCTATGATACCTTGACGGACTGGAATGTCCTCCAGCTCGCTATTATTATGAAGGAGAGCCGCTTCAACCCGGATGCGGTAGGAAAGACCAACGACTATGGCATCTTCCAGATCACGCCCATCTATGTTCTGGAGGCCAACCGCCTTTCGAACCTTGAGTACACTCACGATGACGCATTCTCGATTGAGAAGAGCCTGGAAATGTTCAGCATCGTTCAGAACTACCATAACCCTGCACGCTCGATTGATTGTGCCATAACTCTGCATAATCCTGGAGCCTCCAGTGCGTATGAGCGTCAAATCAAGAACAACATTACATTCATTCGGCGGTATGAGGCCGTCAGAGAAAACCTGATTGCGTATGAAAGAGAAAATTAATATCCTGGAAGCTGAGAAGCGTCTGCTTGACACGCTTAATGACAGCTTCGAAGATCGCCTCTATGAATTCGCGCAAGAACTCTTCCAGCGCGGCATTGCCAAGGTAGAAGAGAATGCGACCGTGGTAGGCGTGAATGATGAAGAATACAGCGATGGCTCCGATGGAGAATGCACCTGGTACGATGCCTTGTGGCAGGGCTTCTTCGATGAGGTCTATTACAAGACGTTCAACTTCTTAAAGTCTGAGTATGAAGATTCCTAAGTACATCCAAGAAATGCTGGAGCGTAGATGTGAGTGGGCGATTTACTCAACGCATCTCTCGAAGGACGATGATCCGTCCTGCACGATCCTGATTCACAAGCGCAGCCACTATTGTACCACCGACACGTTGATGAAGGAGGTCAAGAAGTTCATCAAATGGGTGAATTTCCAGAATAAGCTGAACATCATCTGGGGAACTATCAAGTACGTTCCGATGCACACGCATCATTGCGACCAGTGGGCGAAAGTCGAGGTCGTTGATCCGGTTCTCCAGCAAATCGAAAAGTTTATCCCTGAAAAGTATTCCTATGCAGTACATTGAATTAATTTCCGAACGCGCCAAGAAGCGCGGTGCTGAGATGGTAGATTGCGTCAACCAGCATAACTATAATACTGGCTACTACTGGTATTGCAATGGAGATAAAATCTACTATTGCGCGTCTGATGAACATGAGATTCCAGCTGGCACAATGTTGCAGAAGCTTCGTTGGTTTGTTTCCGGCTTCATTGCTGAAGAGATGAAGAACGAGGTGGACTGGAAGATCGTGAGTGAAAATTAAACCTTTCAAATATGACTTATCAGATTTCATATTTTGCTGTTCACGATTTATCAAGGATAACTCTGAATTATGCGCTTGGAGACCTTTGGCCCACGAAGCGAGAAGCTTGCAATGAAATGCGTAACCTTGGAATTAGCCTTTACCATATTATCTGTGTATGTGAAGTTATAGATGACAGTGGAGAGAATTCTATTGATTTCGGTTACGGACGCGATCGCAAGGAGGCTAAAAATAATGTGTTACCAAAATATAATCTCAAATGAATAAGGAAAGACGCGAAGAACTCATTGAAGTGGTCGATTTGCTGGGAGATGCAAGTGACCGGCTGCGCGAAATCATTGATGACGAGCAGCAAGCCTATGACGACCTGTCCGAAGGGTTGCAGTACTCCAGGACTGGGGAAAGTATGCTCAACGCCATCGATCAGATGGAGACCTTTGACGACCATATTCACAAGGTAAGTGATGAGGTCGAAGACTTTATCAAACCTAAGAAAAAGAAGAAAGATGTCAAAAAGTGACGAACTCATAGCAAAAATCGCTAAACGTGTCGCGCCCATAGTTGGGTGTGATACCATCACGATAATGATGGATTTGACATACTGCATTCAGGGCGGTTGCAACCTTCGCCTGGAAGATATGCTGAATGCCAGAGAAATTGACCTTATGCACGACATTTACGGCATCAACCGGCACCTGAACCATAACACTTTCGAGCTTGAAGGCGGGTTCTGGCCGAGGTTTGCCGGAAAATGAAAAATTATTTGTGTATTACAAATAGTTTGCATACCTTTGTCAAAATTCAAATTCTATGGATAGGACTAAGTTCTGTAAAATGCTCGCTATCGCAAAGAAGCGGTCGAAGAAATCCACATCGGACATCTGTTTCGATATGAGGTGCCTTCCGACCGCACTGCGCCGTATAGAGCTGGGTGAAACCAACTTCCAGGTTGTGAAATGCCTGGAATACTTGGCCGTTATTGGGAACCACATCGAGCTCTCTGACAACACCCAGGATTACGTGATTCGAACCGGCGAGGATTTGTCTGCCTATATTGAGGAATGCCTGAAGGGACGGTCAATCGGCCAGGTGTCGGTTGACGTTGGGTGCAATCGCAATTACTTCAGGCTCATCCTCAATGGTACGCACGACATTCCAATCGACCAGTTCCTCAAATTCAATGAGATAGTGGGCTGTAATCTATATCTGGTGAAGAATGGGTAAATATATGCTACTTTCTAACGGCCCGAAACGGGTTCAACTTATTTCGGACAACGGCCAATTCCAGACAGTATTGGCCGGTAAGCAAGTCGTGTATCAGGAATCCACCGAACGGTACTGGGTTTACCTTCTCTTCCAGAAAGAGGATCGCGCCGAGTTTATACGTGAGCTTCGTGGCTCGGTTAAGCTGGAGCTGTCGCCTATGGAAGTGGATCAGTTCACCCAGGACTTCATCGATGCTCACTTTGTGCAACGTGTGAACGAATACACGTTCGATATGCTGCCGCGCCAGGCAGATGCGCAAGGTGGCCTGATACTGCCAATTCCAGGATATACCTGTACCATATCTTCCGAACACGAGGACGCACTTCTAAGCCTGCTCGTGAGTTATCCTAATGCGGGAGTCAAATCAAAAATTGCCGGATGGTTCAAGACCTTCTGTACAAACTATGGCTACGATTTCCAGAAGAAGTGCAAGGGGCTTCAATATGATTACCTCGCCCAGTCGTTCTTGGAGCAGGAGGGAATCGACCCTGACAGTTTGCCACCAGCACCTCAGACGGACAATGATACCGGCGGCCTTTCCGATGCCGCAATTGGTACGATCCTGGGGGTGTTGGTGCCGATAGTTCTTGGGCCGCTTCTCTTTGTGGCCGGGGTAAAAATATGCGACATCTTCCCCAGCTTCTTTGGGATAACGCTTGGTGTGCTCGTGTCTGGAGTTGGCATTCTACTGTTTGGTTTTGCTATCGGAGTGTACAACTACGATGATATATTTGGAAACAAACAATGATAGTCAGATTAACCGAAAAGCATTTCAAGAAGCTCGCCGTCATAACTGACCTTCCACTGGAAGAAGTTATCAAGCTGAACTCTATGGGCCTTATCGATTGCGACAGGGCCGTTGCGTTGCTGATGAAATATGACTGGAAGTTACTCCTCTCAAATGCCTCAGCGTACTCTGCCCAGCAGCGGATCGAGGCCATTATGAACGAGTACAATGTTACGGAACATCGCGTCCGGGAAACCGTCTATGGCAACCGCAGCATGGAGTACTACTGTAAGGAATGTGGACGAAAAATCACTAAGACCGAAAGCCTAAAGAATCGAGGGTATTGCCACAAATGTACTGTAAAACAAATTAAACTTTAGGTGTTATGAACCAAATCGAAATTGAGGCGTATGGTTATTACAAGAAGCTCTATGCGCCACTTATCATCTTCTTCAGGACAGGCAATCTATGCAAGGCGTTCAAGGAGGACGCAAGCATGGTTGCCGGTGCGTTAAACCTTCCAGTTGAAAATGACAGCGTGTCCCTGGAAGCTGATGGGATTCTTGATGTTGTCGGAGAGCTTGCCGGTCTTGGTTTTCAGGCCAAGGTTATCGAAATGCGTGGCGAATCCGGCGACTTCGAGGTGCCTGACGTACAAAAATTACGGGAGGAACAGGAACTGGACGAAAATTTTTAGACTTAACGGTAACATTTTAGTTACATACGCGGGTTAACAGCCTGAACTACAACTCATAACGCTGGGAATCAAGCGAATTTAGCCTTAACGGTTAAGTTGCTGATTCCCAGCGTATTACGTCTAATTTTGTGCCAAAATTTCTTGGTTTGAATAGGGTATTATGCTACCTTTGTAGAACCCGCTTGGGGCATTAGTTGAAATAATCCATATTGCAAATGAATAGTGTATCTATCATCTCAAACGAACCTCAGAAGAGGATTTACACGAAGCTCAAATTCACAGCATCGGACAAGACAAATGCGACTGTCGGCTTCGTTTCCCAGAACTCTAAAACCGGTGAAATCCGTGGCGTGCGCCAGGACGATCCACACCCGAAGAAAATATGTGTGGTTGACCGGAAGCTCTCTTGTGACATTCTTCACAACACTCTCTACAACGTTACCTTGATTCCTATGAAGGACAAGGACGGCTACGTGGTAATCGAAGCAACGCCGGTACAGTTCCGGGCCGTCATCGAGACCACCTATGTCCCCAAGGCAATCTACCATATCGATGTCAAATTCGGCAATAAGAAACTCCAGTTCGACCCTAAGGATGGCCGTAAGGAATCCGTGAAACGGCTCGACCTTTGCCGCCGCGTCCTGGAAACCCGCGTTGACGTTCGTGATCTTCCCCAGGTGATGGAAGACTTTGACATCGCAGTTCGCAACCTCTTAAGAAAATACGAAAACGATGGCTTTATCTACAGGAACTAATATCGAATTCAAGCGGGCCAAGCTTCCCAGGAAGAGGAAGAAGGCCGCTATCAAGGCCCAGGGCCGCAAGTGGTACTTTGACACCATCAGGCTTCACGAAATCTGTGTCAAGAACGGCACCTGCACGGAGCGCGTTTGCAAGTTCTGGAAGAATGATTCAATCAAAGCACGTCCTTTCATTGTCGGCGGCCAGCCCCGTATGATTCCCGTAGCAACACGATTCTGGTAGAACAATGGGCAATCAAAGCCCTGGTGAGAACCACGGCCTTGGGACATTGCTACAGGTAGTCTCATTCAAATGCACACTCAGTCCCAGTTGCCCATTTTATTATAAATAGGCGGTTAAATTTAGGTGTGAGCTTAAAAAGTGAAGCACGTTATTACTTAAGTTTAACAAAATAAGAGTAGTTTCAATCCCTACAGCCTTTATGACCATTTGCTTCACGCCGCCTATTTTATATTTTGCTTATGGAACGACCTACACGCGGCATCGCAACTGATGCGGCCCACTCAACAAAGAACGGCGTTACCGAGTATCAGGGAATTGACCTGGAAACCGGTGAACGCATTTTTTATCGGAACCTGGGAAATCAGACCGTGAACATCGGTGAGTTCCTGGGAGTTGTTGAGGCTGTGAAGTACATCATCGAGAACGACTTCCAGCCTCGGATCATCTATACCGACAGTACAACCGCAATCTCGTGGTTCAATGCGAAACAGACCGCCAGCAACAAGAAGAACAAGGAACTGAAGAAGGCCGAAATCTTCCTGAAGGCGTTGGCGTATGACGTTGACACAATTGAAGTAAAGCATTGGGATAACAGAAAATGGGGCGAAACCCCGGCAGACTTTGGAAATAAATGACCATTTCGTGCCCCGCTTCTCCAGCTAACGTTCTATTCTATAATAGATCGCGGGATGGAGAAGCGGTATCTCGTTGGGCCCATTACCCAAAGACCGGGGGTTCGAATCCCTCTCCCGCTACAACTTAAGTCAAACAAAATTCATAACAGTTATGACCGTCTTTCTCATTATCGCTATGGTGGTTCTCACCCTCCTCAGCATTCTCTTCGCTTTTATGGCTGGCTACGGCGCAGCCCTGAAGGATCGCTTGGAAAAGACCGAAAAGTCCAAGGAAGCTCTTAAGGCTCTCCTGGAATTCGCTAAGGGTTTCATCGAGTATATGAACTCGCATGAGGACGACCCTGAGCATCCTGAATCCACCCAGGAACCCGAACCTGGAAAGGAAGAGGCCGCTGAAAAGTAAGCAGCTGATTGAAGTGTGATGTAACGGCAAGCATCTGGGATTTTGGTTCCCATCGTCCTGGTTCGAATCCGGGCACTTCAACTATGATTCAATTCAAACTCAAAGCACAATGAAGAAATCCATTTTTGCTCTGGCACTCGTTGCCATGATAGGAGCCGCACTTTGTAGCTCCTGCAAATGCGTTGGGCCGAAGCCCGAAGCAAGTCTCGAAATCGTTCCGATGGTAGAACTTTCCTTAGAGAACACCGTAGCCGCCGACCGCGAATATATGTTCGTCCACTATGGCAGCAGCTACCGGTGGTACGAATCCTGCATCATCCTGGACGAATACATGGACGCTGAGGAATGCACCGGCAGTATCGCAGGAATTTCCAACGTCTTCCAGTCCATTGAAGGCGAGGCACCTTCCTTCGATACTCACGTCATTCTGTTCTCCTACACCCGTGAAGCACATAATATGGAAGTTAAGCACGCCTTCTGGGTTGAGGATTGTCCGTTGAATGAGGAAGTTATCAATATTAGCTACAAGGAAGCCTACGAGAAAATGATGGAGGCCAATTACCCTAAACCGCATTCGAAACACTGTGTGCTGCGGAAGGAGGTCGGCCCCTATGATTGCAACGCTCAGTATATTTTCGGTAACATCGAAGCTCAGATTTACGTTGACGCTGTTACCGGCGCGGTAAGCGATCAAAGTCCGGCATTTAACAAGTAACGCCCAATGAAAGAGTTCTTCAAAAAGATATTCGGCTGGCTCGGTGAAAGCAACCGCCTCAAACACCTAATCTGCGGTTTCATCATCGGTCTCAGCTGCGGCCTGGATGCCGGTCTCGTTGCCGGTTTTGCAGTCGAATATAAGGACTGGGCATATCAGGGCTATTCCAAAGGCCTCAATCCCTTCCAGAAGGGAAGCGGCTGGGATTGGCTCGATGTGGCCGCAACCTCGCTCGGTGCCGTGCTTGGCTCACTCGTCAGGCTCCTGGTTATCGGGCGCATTCTGTAATGAGCTCCAAAGCTTCTGCCTCTCTTTATATTCTTGCCCATCTTCTCCCCGCCCCGCAGTAATGCGGGGCAATTTTTTGTATATTTGCCTTATGAAAAAGTTCCTTCTCACCCTTTTCATCGTGTTATCGGCATCAACAATGGTGCTGATCTGCCTGATGAACTACCAATGTATCAGGCAAAAGAGTAATACCCTGGAATGCCTTCAGGAAGAGTTGGATAGCTTGAAATCCGTGAATGACAGCCTTACTGTACGCGTGCGTGCGCTTGAACAAGAATGCGCCTCCAGTACGAAGGAATTGGAGGACGAGCTGGATGAGGTTGTGGGTTTTCTGAGCGGCCTTGGGTATTGATTTGAAACACATTTGTGTCGTTGGAATTCGGCTTTTATGTGTCATCCAGCACCGTTAAGTCGAATTTATGGAAGCATAGTCTTTATGTGTCGTAAAAACAGAGTGTTATTTTTGTTTTGAATTTCGATTTTTCTATTATATCTTTGCTGACGATAAACTGAGAATTGCGATTGCACTTTCGTGTTCGAAGTGTATTCTTTGACATAAAATTATGCACTTAACTTGGTGATTATCAAGTAGTTATAGATTTGCTGAGAGCTCCCTTCCCAGCACCACTTTTTTGACTACTTCGTGCCACTTCGGTGGCACTTTTCGTTAAGTTAAATCTGAATTTTTATGACGATGTAATACGCTGAAAATGAGTTCGTTAATTGAGCCACCTAAACAAAAGGTTTGGCATTGAACCGTTAAGTCGAATCCTTGCAATCGAGCTCGAAAAAATTTTGATGACACATAGTTTTTAGACACCACAATGTGTCGATGTGTCGGCGACAAAATGTGTCGCAATCTGCAATTCGTTGGTTCATCATATTCGTTTATCTAATAAAGTACACGTTATGGTGAGACTAAAATTCGTCATCCGGCAAGGATTTCTCGCTCTTAGAATCAGCGAAGGAACAGAAAGATTCTACAAATCCGCAATGCCCTATCTCCTGGGCAACATCAATCTCTCCAGGCAATGGGACGATAAAAAAGAACGGTTCATCCGCACGTCCCCTTACGCCAAAGAAAACAACGCCGCCCTCCAGGAATTCAAAGCGACCTTCTCGAAGCTTCTCCTGGAACACCCAGATTTCACTGCGCGGCAAATTTCCAACTACTACATCGAGCAAAAGGACAAGGCACGAAAGGAAGCGATCGCGGCTGAGAAGAAGCTTGATGTCAAAATCGTCACTCCCACGGAATATTCCAACAACGTTGAGAAGTTCCTGGAGAAAATCATCCAGCGCGAGAAAGTAAAGACCGGATGCAATTTCGAGGTCTATGCAAAGGCCCTGTCGAAATTCCGCAAAATCATCCCGGACTTCAGCTCGCTCAAATTCACAGACCTTGACTACGACCGGATGATTGAGATCGCCGGTTACATCGCCCAGCATAAGGGTTACGCTGGAAGCGCAAAGGCTTTCCGTAATTTGCTGGGAAAGGCCAGCCGAGACCGTGACGTGAAGTTCCACCTCTACCAGATCGGTGATTTCCGCTTCCAGGACTACGACCCCGACAAGGACGAGCTTCACGATGAGAAACCGGACGTGCTCACCCCGAATCAGGTGCGCAACTTCCTTTCCCTGGACGTTGGCCGCATCACGCCGACCTATCACGATCGCACCCAGGTCGAGTTGTACTACGACTTCTGTATCTTTATGCTCAACTCGTTCCTGGCTCCGTGCGATGTCATTAACCTCAAACGAAAGAATCTCTCTGGAAGAGGAACAATCATCACCAAGCGCAAGAAAACCCATCGTCAGATCGAACTCCCAGTAACGCCTGCAATGGAAGAAATTATGGCGAAGTACGAAGGTCAATCCAAATGCGGCTACCTGTTCCCTATCATGGATGACAGCAAGATTAAGGAATACCGCACCAGGGACTACCAGTACAAGAAGTTCCGGGAATATCTGAATGTGTGGCTGAAGGAAATCGGCAAGGAACTTGGCCTGAGCTTCGACTTGTATGCCTACGTGTTCCGGCACACGGCCATAAGCCTTGCGATTGACGATGGGCTGCCAATTTCATACGTTGCGTCCGTGGCCGGTACAAGCACGGACATTATCGAGCAGCACTACTACAACGGCAACAATGAACAGAACTCCCAGCGGCTCCTGTCGTCCTTCTCAAAGCTGTCTCCAAGATAATGCGAAACCCGGCCAGACGGTCGGGTTCCTCCTTTCTCGGATGGCCGAATCTCACGACCAGGCCAGCACTGTAACACATCACATCAAAAAGTACAGATTAAATCTGCCAGGGGTTCTTGTTCGGGTCATAGTCGCGTGCAAAGGTTGCAATCGCGTACTCTGCTACCGGCTTGTTGTCATCATCATCGATCCTGCGAGGTATTTTCGGGTTGATCTTCAACCTGGAAGCGTCACGGAGCCAAGTGATTGATGTCTCGTAGTCGGTAATGCGGGCCGAACTTATGTTGTTTGGCGAAATGAGCTTGTGGAGCTCGTAGATCGCCAGTCTGAGCAGATGTTTCTTGACGTTGGCATTCCTGGGGTCGTCCAGCTTGATGTTCACGCCTTCCTCAATGGTATCGGCGTTGACGTTCATAACCGGGTAGAACAGCCGGTCTTCCACAACTACATACTCGTGGTCGGAAACCTCGTACTGGTAATCCGGCGTGTAGTTTCCGATAAGTCCCCAATTGTCAGATTCTGCCGGGTTGACGGTAAGGTCGATGTCATCGAGCTTTATGAGGGCGTAGAACTTGCCTTCGTGTTTAACCGGTGCCCACAGGTCATACTCCACGTTGGCCTCCCAGCTGGGAACGTTCTCAACCTCCACCCAGGCATCGATACCAGGAATGCGGATGTTTCCGTAGGAAAAGCCGTTGTAAGCTTTGCAGAGGAAGAAATTGTCGCCGTATTTTGTGATGTCTCCGGGTGCCCAGTCAAGAATCTGGGAATAGGGCCTTGCCTCTTCCTCTTCTACGATACGGTCTTCAATTAGCTCCCAGTACACTATCAGTGCAGGAGTTTTGTAGCCGTTGATGGGTTTGAGGGCCATATAGACCTTCCCATTTTCGATGAAGTGGGAACCTGGAGGGTAAGTGATGCCTTTGTTGTGCTCCATCAGGTTCTTGCCGACCGCCAACACCTCCTCGATCTTGTAGTTGTCGATAAGGTATTCGATGATGGATTCCTCAGCGGCTTCCTCGGCCTGGGCAAGACGGTCTTCGTTGCCACGGGTAAGCTGAGACATGGCCTCTTCCGTGACAATGCTCAGGTAATCGCTGTTAAGTAAAAATCTCTTATACATTGTCGTTAATATTCAAAGCCGGTGTAAATCGGCGCAGCTGTCGTTTGTATGCCGGTTCCACCCTTCCTGTTGAACTTCTGCCACACGTCTGGAAGGAACAGAACCAGGGCGTAGTCAAGGCAGTCTGATAGGTGTCCGTATTTCTCGTATTTCACGCCGCTCTTGGAATCCACCACTTTCTTCTTGCACTTCGTTCCATCCGAGTTCTTCGTCTGGTAAACGAGGTCTTCCGTGAGCTTGCGGCACTTCATATCTATCTCTATCTTCCAGCCATCGTAACCATTGAAAAGAGCGTTCACGAAATCCAAGCGGGCCGTCTGGGAAGGTTGCTTTGAAAGCAGCTTCTTCCGGGCGTTCAGGATCGGACTGCTCATATTGCCGAGGATAATCGTGTAGTTGTTCACGCCCTCTTCGGTCTGCGTAGAACGGGCCAATCCTGATGGGTCTCCAGTAACTAATAGCCCGCCGAGATGACCTTCGTTTAAGTATTTGGCCTCCAGCTTCCTTGCGAGCTTCGGAGTATTGTTCTCCTTGTTCTCTGGTTTACCGAGGATTTCTTCAATCACATAGACCGCCTTATTCTCAAAATCAATCTGAAGGGCTATGGTGCTCATAAATGGCATCACGTTAAAGTCCCAGCTGATGATGAGCGGCTTGGTCGGATCATACTTGGAATCCTTCAGGCCGGTCGTCAAATGCTTGCTACCGTCAAAATTCCAGTAGGCGGCGGCTTCGTTTGTATCAACCCAGTTCCAGTTACCGTATTTCAGTCGTTCTTTGGTGGCCTTGTCCTTGATGTTATCCAAGGCGACAAGGTATGCTCTACGGAATGCGGCATCGGGGTTGTCGAACACAGAGAACGGGATATACCGGTCGTGCTTCTGGAGAACTACATCGTTGCCGTCCTCGTCCATCACGAACCGGTCACGCACCCAACCAAGGCACGGGTTCGTTGACATCAGGAGCTTGGGAACGACCGTGGTGCTTTCGACTTTCCAACGGAGACGGGAACCGAGAACGTCAATGGCCTTCTGGGAAATCTGACCGACCTCATCGACAAATGCGCCGGAGTATTCGGACGAACCGAGACGCTGGAACTCAGGGTCGATCAGGGTGTCGGCCAACTCCTTCATAATGATTTTCGAGTTGTTCCAGAAAATCATCTCGCCGTGGAGGTTGTCAATGCGGTAGTTTTCCTCTTCTTCCAGGCCCCAATCGCGCACAATGGAGCAGATGGTATTCCAGGTCGATTCACGGAGCGATTTGAGTGTTAGACGGGCCACTACCATACGCATATCCTCCCAACGCAGGCAACTCGATATGAGCCAGCAAGAGCCAAGGTAGCTCTTTCCACCTCCAGCCGCCCCTCCTTCAAGGATAACCTGGGGAATGTCTTCGTTTCCGCAGTTTGCGCAGACGGCCTTGTAAAGCGGCTGGCCGTTACGGTCGATTCCGCATTCTACCTGGGTAACTCTACCCCCGCACAACGGGCACTCCGGCTGCAAGCACTTCCAGACCTCATACTGTCGCTCGGACGGTTTGAAGTCTATGTGCAGGTTGCGCGGTGCTTTCAGTCTTTTTCCCATTCTTTAATAATTGAGCCAGGTGGTTTGCCTGGCTCCTTGAACAATGAAATATAATCAGAGTGCTACTGTTTCTTTTCTCCGATGGCCTCGTTGTAGATTTTCTCTACAAACACCCAGAAGTCGTCCGGGTAGGCCGAGGATGAGAGAGCTTCGCAGCCTTTCTTCAGATAAGCGATTTCCTGCTCGGTGAAGGTGATTTCGAGGGGGTTCTTCTGGTCTTTCTCAGCGTCCCAAGTAATGCGACCGTTTTCACGATCTTCCTGGATGCCGAATTCTTCACGGTCTTTCTCCTTCAGGCCGACCTTTTCAAGCAGGGCCTTTTTGAGATTGAAGTCCATAAAGTTGTTCTCTTTGGGGAGAATCTGGGGGAAATAAATCCTGTCTTTGATGTGCAGTTTCATAATGCGTTACTGTTTATGTTACATTAAAGAATAGGCCGGAGACCGGCCCATTGGTTGCTATTTTTTGAAGATTTTTCGAAGCGGAACGCCAATTGTCACGCCCACGCCAACGTAAGGGGCATAATTGTTCTGGCCCATCCAGCCCATTCCAGCCTGAATTCCGATCGTCACATCAATCCAGGGAGACTTCTCGGTCTTGGTGTTTACGGTAGTGGGCGCAAACACATTGATACTATCCAGCTTCGGCTTGTAACCACTTACCCATGCTTCGTATTCCGTCTCCTTGTAATACTTCTGGGTGATTGGAATAACAACCTGAACGGAATCAGGCTTTGCGGTTGACGTGGAATCAACGACTGGAAGCGTGGCCGTGGTGTCCTTTTCAGGCTTTACCGGGTCGGCTGACGGTGCAACCGGAAGCGTCTCCGTGACATAACGTATAACGACACTATCTCTTGGTATCGGCTTATAGTATGGAATAGTGTCGATATACGTTTCTGACGATATGGAATCGAGCGACCTCTTGTAATGAAAGTTGAATCCGATCGAAACAAGGAGGCCAACGAGGACGAGGCTGAACAATATTTTTTCAAACGTGTGCATGACTATAAGGTTGCCACGTAATTCTTGATGGCTTCAACGTGGGTTCTTACGATTGCATCCTTGCCCTCTTCGGAAAGCAGGAATGCCACGTCAGAACGGTTGTCCTGGAAGAAGTTCTCAGAGAGACACGCAGCACAATTAGTGTTACGAAGCACATAGAAGTTTGCCTCCATATCGGCATCGCCATCGGAATAGTCGGTACGGTACGGCTTCTGGTATTTGTCGTAGATGCCCTTTTTCTTCCCTTGCTCCATAATCTTCTCGTATGCCTTGAAATTGAGCTTCGCGGCATCGTAAAGGAACGCGGAAAGAACGTCAGCACGCGTCTTACCTTCGCTGGTGTAGCAACACCAACCACCGGCACTCATCCAGTTTTTACCTGAACCGGCAGCGTTGACGTGAATTGACATATAGAGGCATTTCTTTGCACCAACCTTCTTACAGATTGCGTTTACGAAGTTGACACGATACGCCAGTTCGCGGTTCTGCTCGGCCTTGGAGGAAGCGGCCTTGATGTCGGTGTTTGGGATCAACGGCTCATAGTCCACGACTACGTTAAAACCGTCAGCTTCCAGATCGGCCTTGACTCTGGAAACTATCTCACGGGAATACACAGCTTCACGAAGGGTGCCGTCCGGCGAACGTTTGCCGGGCGTTGTCTGGAGATGTGCTGTGCCAAGGATAACTGTAAAGTCTGCTTTATTCATAATCTATTGATACGATTGGTATAAACCACTCTTTTTCATCAAGGAACGGTTCGCCTTCCAATTCAATCCAGGCACCGAAAATGCCCATCCAGTTCCTTCTGACTTCAACGATTTTGCCGCTTCTAAAAGCAAGCTCCATCAATTGCATTTCCGCAAGCTCCTCGGAGGGCAGGATAAGAATGGTATCTCCAATCTTCATTACTCTTCTTCAGCTTTGCTTTCATTGAAAGGTTCGTCTGAGCCTGGATTCATGCGCATCCGATACCTATCAACAAGTTCTCTCGTTTTGTATTCGTATTTGAGGTCGAGCCCCCAGACTGCTCCTACGAATCCAAGGAACAAACCAAAGGCTGTTATGACGGACGGGTCAATAACGCCTCTGGGCGGGATGAACAGAGAAATAAATACAAGAGCGATTCCTGCAATAAGAACAACTCCGGCAAGAGCGAATTGAATGGCTTCTTTTGTGCCTTTACTCAGCTTCATTAGGCGTATCGGTTTGAGATTTTTGTTCAGGAACGATGACATTGAAGGTTATACCCGATTCACCACCGCCGTTGATCTCAAACTTATTGACCTGCGATTCTTTCACCGGGTACATCTCCATCAGGGCTTTACTTGCGCTAACTGCTACGCTTCTCAATGCTGCTGGAGACAATGCTTTCCCACGGCGATCATAGTATATATCCCTGGAAGTCTCTTCAATGATGTGCTTAAGGTTAGCTGTGAGGAAACGCTTCATATTCTTCGCATCCTCAATTGACAGCTCTTCAAGCTCCTTGACGTACTCGGTAATACGAGGTTCCTGTAACAGAACCGCCGCCTTTTGGTTATTGAACATCTCGTCTTCCTTGCTTGTGTGGAAGACATCGGCGTAGCATTTAGCGGCATTGCCCGCGTAAGGGGCGCACCCATTCACGAACAACTCGCAAAAGATGCGCTCCTCCTTGGATATTTTGGATGCCACTGACATTGCTATATCTTTTCTTTTACTAAATAATAGCCGTTACCTATTCTTTTTGTTCATTCTTGGCACCGAGCAACTGGCTCATAATAATCTTACGCCAAATCTCCCCCATACCCTCTATCGCGGCCTCAACATCTTCGATCGTTTTGATGAAGTCCATGTTGAAATTTATCTGGAGATCATAGCCGCTAATCTCCACCAGATTCTGACCTATATCCGGGTTGGAAACCACGAACACATCCCTGTCAGACACGGATTTGAAGACCACCTTTGGTTCTTCCTGCATTTCAGGTAATTTGCTTTCCATTGTATCAGATTTTGAAGTGTTTACGTGTCTTTTCGGTCTTGCTGACGGCAAGGGCTTCACCGCCTTCTCCAGAAGCATTCCTCATACGCTGGGTGAGAACGGCAACTACGTTCGTGGTGGCCGATACGTCCGCGTCCGCATCGTGGGCATCGTCCAGTTCAATTCCAAGCTTCTCGCAAATCAGCTCCAGCTTGTAGGAAACGATGTCGTCACGGTTACAGAGAGCGAGCTGTGCCAGAGGAATCGTGTCAACCAGGTCAGGATGCCAGTTGCCATAGAAGTCCTCGTGGCCGCGAACAACCTTTGAAAACTCCTTCATCAGACCGGCGTATTCCATCATCTGGCAAAGGAACCCCTCATCAAAAGGAATGTTCTGGCCGATGATGAACGGCTTGTTGCTCTTGCCGACCTTAGGGCAAACGTCCGTGATGAACTGGATGAGGTCTGCCGCTACGGTTTCAAGAGGTTCACCTTTCTCTTCCAGGATTTCCATTGAAAGCCCGGAAACTTCGAAGGCCCTCTCGCCATAGCCCATCATTTCTTTCTCTTCCACCTCGTACTTGGTCTTAAGTACCTTCTTTTTCTTGCCGGTGGAAACTCCTTTGATTTCTTTCTTCTCGTAAGGCTTGATGTAGCGCACGAACGTTCCAATGCGTTCAAATGTATCAAGCCTGGTAGCGTGTACTGCAATCTGAGTGCAAGCATCTGTCTGGCAACTCAGGCCGCCGGTTTCAAAATCCAAAGTGAGTGCTACGATTATCGGTTTTTCTTGTTTCGGTGCTGCCATAATGTTAGTCGTTTAATGAATTAAAAATCTTTGCTGCTTCATAAAAGAATTCCTCCAGGGTACCATTATTGACAATTATGGCCTTGTAGAAATCCCTTGGGAGGATTGTGCGCTTATTGTCACGTTCGATACGGTCTGCGCCAATAGCCGGATCGTACTCACGGTCAACGTAGATTGGAACGATGTCATACCGGTCGCCGAATTTCTCAATCATTTCGACCAGTGCATCCTCATCTATGATATAGGTGCAGACATCATATTCGTCAAGCTGGGAAAGAGCCACCCAGTAATGGAAACCGCCAAAGAGTGCGTATGCCAACATCTTTTCACGTGCTGGTACGCAAACATCTTCATCGAACCAATGCTCACGGCCCTGTTCTTCACCGGCACGCATCGGCCTGGTGGTATGGGACACAAGCTGGGGAATGTCAAGTTCTTCTTCCAAGAAGCGGACGAGAGTTGATTTACCGCTTCCAGAAGGCCCCACGATTGCATAAATCTTCGTTTTCATAATACTTCCAATACACTTTTACGATAGAACTGTAAGTTATTCTTTCCCTGGTAGTCGCTGTATTTTACGGCGGCAGAGCAGACGATCAATTTGTCTTTTGCTGCGAGAAGTTGCGGCCTGAGCTCGTTGTATTCCTCAGACCACACGATACACTCGCAGCTGTCATTGTTTTGCTGGAGGAGGAGTTTGCAGAACACCTTCTTGTCACCGGTACGTTTGTCTTCGTACTTCTTTTCCTCCACATCCACGACCGTGGCGCATATCGCCACCTTCTTGTCCTCCATTTCTGACGGAACAATATCTCCCAGGGTAACGTATGTTGCCTTACCCTTAATGAGCGTCTTGGCCTCGGAATTGTCATAGATGCGCTTGTAGTCGATGGCACCCATGCCAGACACGGCGATTTGCTGCTGCGACCACCAATAATGTTTTCCACGCATTTCTGACGGCACGTCCTTCTCGGTGATTTCGAATCCGAGACGGGCGGCAGCTTTTTCCAGGATTGCAAAACGCTCCACTACGGATTCTGCACGCTCAATCTTGTCGAAGCAACCGGCGAAGATGAGATTGCGGATATGCCTTGCATTGACTGGGCATTTGGTAGCTTCCTCTTCATTGTCGGGGTCATCCCAGTATTCGTACTTCTTCAACTTGTACTTGAAGATACGGTCGATAAAGTTCTCTATACTTGTAAATTCGCCGTTCTTGTTGCGCTCATTGATAATCCAGTCAACCGCCTTTGTGCCGAGCATCTTAATCCTGGAAAGAGACCAGAAGATAGAATTGGTTTCGTAGTCAGTGTAGAAAATCTGGCCGCTTACATTGATGTCAGGAGCAACAACGTGTGCCTGACTGCAAGCGTCCATTTCGCCCATAAGAGACACGATTTCCTTGTCATCGGCCCACTGGAGAGCAACAGTATAAAAAGCGGTCGGATAGGCCACCTTCAGGTATGCTCCTGCGTAGGCAGTTGCGGCGTATGCGGTGGCGTGTGACTTGTTGAAGCAGTAGGTACCGGCGGCCTCGATCTGCGCCCAAATCTTATCGCGGTCTTCTGCCGGGCAACCATTCTTGTCGGCACCGGCCATGAACTTGTCACGCATTGCCTGGATTTTCTCGGTCTTCTTCTTGGAGACGAACTTCACAAGCTTCACACCGTCACCAAGGCTGAATCCACCAATCTCACGGGCAAGGCTCACAATCTGCTCCTGGTACACCACAACACCGTAAGTATTTTTCAAGGAATTGTACGTTCCCCAGAGATAAACCGGCGCGATAAGGCCGTTCTTACAATCCACGAACTCATCGATATTTCCCATCGTGGCCGGGCGATAGATTGCGTTGGCGGCGATAAGGTGCTCGATGCAGGTAGGCTTCAGGTCGATAAGGAACTTCGTGATACCACGTGAGCCAAACTGGAAGACGTTCTGCGTGAATCCACGGCCAAGAATGTCGTAAACGCGAGGATCATCCATCGGGCCGGTTACAATCGATTCCAGGCTCACGTCTTCGTGGTAATGCTCTTTTACAAGGTCGAATACTTCGTGGAGCTTTGACAACTCCTTCGTGGCAAGGCAGTCGTTCTTAAGAAGGCCCAATTCATCGAGTTCATAGCCATCGTTTTCGCTCACCAGGAGGCCGTCAACTTTCTTGATGGGAACGAAATCGAAGCATTCAACATCCTCGCCGTCCATATAGTCTGGAGTAACCAGGAGGGCAGATGCGTGAACGGAGCCAGAACGAGGCTGGAACATCAGCGTGCGGATGGATTCGAATAGCTGCGGATAGTCGTTGATGAACTTGGCAATTTTCTTCTCGGTTGCGGCCAGCTTGAAAATGCCTGTGAAATCGCACTTGTCATCGTCAAAAATGGCGGTGATATAGTTGACGATATTGACGGGAATCTTCATCGTTCTGGCCACATCCTTGATAACGGCTTTGACCTTCAGCGTGGTAAGAGTACCGGCTGAGAAAACGCGCTGCTTCCCATCGTGGTTGTAGCGTTCTTCAATATATGCCTTTACGTCCTGACGGCGGTCGCTTTGATAGTCCTGATCCACGTCCGGCAAGCTGCCACCGGGCCCTTGGAGATAGCCATCACCGACAAACGTATCTATTGTCTGCACAGGCGCGTTGCTATGAACGCGTTTTACACTCGTTACTTTCATATTGACATCGTGTGATAAGCGTGACGGTCAAAGATGTTATTGTTAGCCTTGTAAGCCTTCTCAAATGCGGTCAATTCGTAGTCTGGGAAGATCATCCGCTTCGTGATAAAGCTCTCGGATGCGATTCCTTCCAGCGTCCTACAACGGCTCAGGGCAACGTAAAGCTGTCCGGGACAGAACATACCCTTTGAGTGGATGACGATGTTGTCAAAAGTCAACCCCTGGCTCTTATGGATGGTAATTGCCCAGGCAAGTGCAAGCGGGAATTGTTCACACGTTCCCTTTACAACTCGCTCAATCTTCTTCACTGGCAAGCCATTCTCAACGGTATCTACGGCCTTGTACTCGCATTGCTCCCAGATGTACGGGCCGATTTCCACGAGGTAGCCGTTGTCAAGCTGGACGAGAATGCTCTTCTCACCAAGCTCTTCCACAACTCCGAGAGAGCCGTTATAGTAATGACCTTCCTTATCGTTGACAAGCGTCATTACACGGGCACCGACACGAAGGCTGAGGGTTGTGTCACAAGGCGCGTTGGCCTCTGGGAAGTCGCCCTTTATCTTGCAATCGTAATTGTGTGTCGGTATGCCAAGCAGTTCCCGGTTGATATTCGCAACGTCCTGACGGTGGGAGCAGATATGAATGTGCTTGCTATCGAAATTGGTACTCAGTTCCTTGTTACGCAGCTCAGAAAGAATCTGCAAATCGTCAAACGTAAGTTGGTAGTTGCGGATATGGTTCAGGATCGTGATGAAGTTTTCATCGGTCTGCCTGAAGATATGGGTGAGCTCAATAACACGGAACCCCTTCTCACGGAACACTGATGCGTTGAAGAAATAAGGGCCACGATACATACTTTCGATGAACTCGCGCTCATCGGCCTTGACAACCGGCGGGAGCTGATGAAGGTCTCCGAACATAACGAGCTGGATACCTCCAAACGGTTCTGCATTCTGCCGGTACATCCTCAGCTTTTTGTCGATGAAGTCCATCACATCGGCACGCACCATACTGATTTCGTCTATGATAAGGACATCGATGCAGTTTGCCAGGTACTTCTTGTTGGCAAAGAACTTGGAATCCGATGCAGCCGTAGGCCCAAGCGGGCCGAACGGGATATTGAGGAAGCTATGAAGCGTGATTCCACCGGCATTTACTGCGGCCACGCCGGTAGGTGCCGTGATGATGAATCGCTTATTGATGTTTTCAACAAGGTATTTTAGAAAAGTGGTCTTACCCGTACCAGCCTTACCAGTGATATAGATGGATTCGTTGGTATTCTGAACGATTTCAAGGGCCGTGGCCATTTCATTCGTTATCGTGATGTTAGGTGTCATAGCTCGTCAATTGTAAACAGTTCATCTTTGTTGTCGAAAAGGATGTCATCACCTTCCTCTATTTCATCTGCATAAATTGTTATCGGCTCTTCCTCGCCGTCCCTGCGGACATAAAGCTGTGCATCACGGTCGATCTTCAAGGTCTTGCCATTTCCCAGGGTGACTTCAACATAGTCGCTGGAATCGATGTCTTCACCGATTATTGTGGTACTGGAAGGATAGAGCCCGGCCCTTTCGGGAAGTAGGAACCGCTCGAAGATGAGGTCATAACGAAGCGGATCAATGAGGGTGATGCCAAGGAGGTACAACAGCAACGAACCCGCCGCCGAGCCTCGTCCACACCCAACGAGAATGTTGTTTCTACGGCTCCAATTACAGGTGTCGTACTGAACGAGAAGATAGTCAACATTGTTGGTAGATTCTATTATGTACTTTTCATACTCCATCTGCTTGCGGTACTTCTCCTGGCTTTCAGCGTCCTTCGGAACAAGCCGGTCGAAACCTTCTTCAAGAAGCTGGATAAACATATTGTGCGTGGTGCCGTACTTCTCTGCCTCTTCCGGTGTCATGGTGTATTTCGGCATAAAGTTGCGGTCGTTCTCAAACCTGGCGGTGGCGTGTTCCGCAATGAAAACTGCGTTGGAAGCGCACTCTTCGAACAAGGCTTCAATATCCCAGGCTTCTTCATCAAAGAGCTGGGTGAATAATGCGTAATGTTCGTCAACATCCTTAAAGTATTGCTCATCGCTCTGCTCATGCGCCGCGCCGGAAGCAATCTTGTTTAGGATAATCTTGTTCTTCGAATCGGTCTTGTCAAGATAATAGGCATCGGTGAGAAGAACCGGATCAACCGCATAGTCGGCATTGTCGTAAACCTTGTCGAAATACAGCTTGGCCGCTTCCAGGACACGGATGTCAATGCGCTCAGCCTTGTACTCAGTCAGATCAACCTGGAAGAAGATGTCGTCATAGCTTTCCTTCAGCTCTCTGACGGCCTTAGGATTGGCGATAATCCACTCGGACGAATACTTATCCAGGACGATAAAATTGCCCTCTCCACGGCGTTTTAATTCATCAAACGTAATGGTCTGGTCTTCGCTGTCAACCATAACGGCCTTTTGAATGCGGAGTAGGTTTCTCAGGCCCTTCTGGGTACTGACATAGACCTTTGCGCCAACCAAATCCTCTCCGTAGTGGAAAGAAAGCGAATATCCGAATACGAACTTTAGGCCCTCTTCATCACAGCATTTTTGGAGATTGTAGCAGGCAGCCATCGTGTTCCGGTCGCAGATTCCGATTGCCTTGTGGCCGAGGAACTTCGCCTTCTTCACCCACATCTCAGGCATAAAGCTTCCGTTTAGGAGTTCGAACGGCGTGTGTACGCCCAGGTTGACAATCTCAACATCGTTCTTGGCCGGTTCAACCCTGGTGCCGACATACTTCAGGATGTTCAGCGCGAAGCCTTTTCTAAGGTCGAAGTAATACCAGTTGTCACCGAACTTGAACGTGATGTAGTTGATGTCCTCTGCCATAAGAATCGCCGGTTCCTCCATACTGTTGAAGATTACCTCGTTGTCCTTATTGAGCCTGAAGATGGAGTTGAGTTCACTCATATCTTCATAGTACACCTTGCCAAGACCTGGAAGCTCGACAACCTCATTGTCAACGACAGTGTATTGTATTTTGTTGGCTTCAAGCCATTCAAGTAATTCGTTCATAATCTGTTATCTAAGGTTGTCAATTTGAATTCTACTGGAGTTTTGATGTTTAGTGAGAAGGTGTCGAAGATTTCCCAGAAGTCCATTTCATCCCAGTCTTTTCCGTCACTCTCGATCCTTGCAATGTAGCAGTCGAAGTATTCGTTCAAGTCCATAGCGGCCTTGTTGATTGCCTCAGTTGCATCAGAATCATACCCTATCACAACCGTCCGCACGCCCTTGGATTGGAGCTTATAAATCTGGGTGTCTGAAATCTTCTTCCCAAACGTGGCAACGGCTGCAATCCTTGTGTTGTCGTACAGATTGAGTTTCCTGGTGAGGGCAATCACATCGAACACACCCTCACAAAGAATCACGGTGTCGGTCTCGTCCTCTATCACAGAATCATAGTTGTAGAGCAGCTTGACGAAATCGTTCTCACCCTCCTTGGAGCCGCTGTTGTTGTACCGGCGAATCTCGAACTTTCCCTTCAGACGGGCCTGGCGATTGTATGCGTCAATCTTCTCCTTTGGCCACGTATGCCTGCTGATGTAGCCTACAACGTCACCACCGTCAATGATGGGAAACACCACATAATCGTCAAACTTGAAGTTCAGGCCGCGAGTGGTTCCAACTGGGAAGTACTCATAGTCGTCTGCCGTGAAGCCACGCGACTTAAGGTACGGATTCCGAAAGCAACGCTTCCATCCTTCAGGCATATCGACCACGTTCAGTTCATCGTCAATCTCTTCCTCGTCTATGGTAGCGAACTGTGGAATTTCAAGCGGCTGGAAGGAAGCTGTCTCTTGAATCTTCAGATCAGACCGGCCAATATCTTCCAGGAGCTGATTGACATCGGTTGTCGTGTGGCCGCAGGAGAAGCAGTGGGCCATAAAGAGTTTCTTCTTGGCCGTCTCTTTCCCGATATAAATGCCGAACTTGCCACCTGCGTGACCACAATACGGGCAGTAAGGAACGATGAGGTTCTTGCGCCCGCCGTCCGGTTTGGCGTGAAGTTCGTTGGTGAGTTCCTGAATTAGAAACTCACGTTGTTCCCTATCGATATACATCACGCAGCCTTGTTAATGTTCATTGTACGAACACGGTCATAGAACTGCTCGTGTTGGTAATCGGTAGCAATGCGGAACGGTTCGCCCTTCTTGAACCAACGGGCCTTTGCAACGTGGATGCGCATCGTCTCTTCCTTCGCCTCACGGTCGGACTGGTTGAGCGTGATGAGGTGAGTAAGCGGCCTGGAAAGACCTTTGGCCTCGGAAGTATTGTACTCCGTCAGCACGTTCTTCTCATCATTGATCCACTCACGGTTCTCGATAGTGGCCTGGTAGGTAACAACCATCCAGACATCCTCATCGGCGGCCAGGTCTTTTAGGTCGTTGGCAACGGCAATTCTCTTGTGACGTTCGCCGTTCTCGCCCCATTGCCTTCCAGAAGAATCCGTAAGCAAGTCCATCGAATCCACTATAACAACGTCAGGATTCACGCCGTAGCGTTTCTTGAACTCCGTGATGCCGTTCTTGATGTCGATGGTCGATACGTGGCAGTTGAACTTTGGATAGGATTTCACATAGAGCTTTCCAGATACACTCTTAAGCTCTTCCTCCATCTTTTCCAGTTCTGCGTCACGGATCGTGCCGGTCTCATACCTGAAGACATCACAGGCCGTAATAGCCGCCGAATAAGCGTTCACGGTCTCAGCCTTACTGCCCTCCAGCGAGAAATGAAGTACGTTCAATCCGTCACGGCAGGCGTTGGCTCCGATATGACGGGCAACGTGGCTCTTTCCTACGCCGGTAGCGGCCATGAAGCAGGTAAGCTGGGTACGGAGGTCATGTGCTCCGTTGCGTTCGTCCAGCTCATCAATATAGAACCTGGTGATGGCACGCTTGCGGCCAACGGAGTTATGTTTCTGCCGGTTCTCCTTGAAGCGTGAACCAAACGTATCAATGACGTTCACATAGTCGGATTCGCGCAGGCTGAAGTTCTGAGACCAAGTAGCATAATCGTTCAGTTTGGTCTGGGCCTTCTCGTGTTCCTGCTTGTTGTAAAGCTCGCCTACCTCTTTGTAGGTTTTCTGGAAGCGGACTTGCTTTATGTACTGTTCAAGCTGTTCCAGGATTTCGTTTGTGCCGGTGACGTTGGCAGTATCGTATATGTCTTCTGCAAGGGTAACGGCACCGCGATCACTCGCAATCGACTGTTTGAGGATGCTGAATGATGGGCAATGCTTGTACTCCTTGTAGTAATTTGATAGGGCCGTGTGGATTTTGATGAAGTCCTTGTCCGGCAGATAGTCCTTCTTGATGTTATCCACCACAACAGCCAGGATATACTCATTATCCAAGCAGGTGCGGTAAACATCCATCAAGAATTCTTCCGTCAGGACATTATTTGTTTGATTCGCCATATTCCACTCTGATTCTGAAGAGTTCGGGATATTTCTTATCCGTCTCTCGTTTACATTGTTCAATAAAATTACAATCGCCGCAAGATTCTGAAAGTGGGCTCCAGCCAAGCGTAGATGATTGACAAATTGCAAATCCGACAGGACGGTTCAGTAGCCTTTTCTTCGTCTGTTCCTCGGATTGCAGATAGATGTAGCGTGCAAGGGGGTGTTCGCTCCGGTCAGCTATGAGTTGAATCAATGCGTCCCTCGTAAGCCCTCCCTCTTCCAGCCATTTATCTTCGTAGTACCGTGCGCCTCGCTTGGATTCTTTCAGCCTCTTGATTGAAGACGGGCCGAATGCCTGGTTTACCGTCCAGGATTCACGGTTCTTATAAGCGTGCGCCGTGCAGATGCAAAAGTCAACCAGTCTTTCCTTAGTGACTGCGCCGAACTCTTTCTCGAACAATCCTATGAATTTGGTCAAGACCCTGGCTGTCGAACCTCCCTGGGAAAACCGGAAGGAAGAATCAACCAGTTTCTTCTCGATCTCGCTAAAGACCTTCATTGTCTTCTTGACCCACTTTTCGCTCTCCATCTCGCGTTAAGTACTTTTTCATAAATTGTCGAGCCAGGTACAGGCGGCTCTTGACGGTTTCTATGTTGTGGGACTTAAGTGTCCCTCGTTTGAATTCAATATCGGCTATCTCCTTAAGGGAATAACCGGCCTGTTGTAAGAGAAGTGCGTCCCGATGAATCGGCTTCATCATATCGAGCACCTGAAGAATGTCATCGTTGTAATAGTCACGGTAATTATCGATCGACATAAACTTGTGAGAAGGTTTCTCAGTGTCGGGTATATTATCTTGGCAAGTATCGATGTTGTCGCAAAATTGCTCACTCTCTTCCTCCTCGGCCCTCTTCTTCTCCAGCTCGAAAACGCAACGTTTGGTGCAGATGTGTAGCCAAGTCTTGATCGAACGGGACGGATCGTAAGTTTCGATGCCCCGGTAGAAATTAATCAAGACCTCGTTATAGTTTTCACGGACGTTGCGCATACTTGTGGAGTACTGCATCACAAGCTTATAAATCATATTCTTGTAAGGCATAACATACTCCTGGAAGAGTTCGTTTCGTCTCTTTATGACTTCTGGCTCACGCTCTCGCTTTTCTCTTTCTTGATTGCGTACACTGTCCACCATTCGGTCGCAACTTCCTTGTTAAACATTAAAGTTGCTTTGTCAGTCAATTTGCGGGCAGCGCAGTATTTCCTCCAGCGGTTCTGAAGTGATAAGAACTTCAAGCGAACCTCATCATCGGAGGGTTTGGGACGCTTGTCAAGAAAGTCACAGAATTCAGTAAGAAGCTCCTGACACTTGTCCTTATCTGATTGGTAAATTCTGTTACTCATTAGATATGAAATTTATGGATGTAGTATTGCCAGATATGCAAGGCATCGGCCTCGTTGTCATCGATGCACTCAACCTTCCAGCGAAGCTTGGCGAACTTTATCATGGTCGCCTTGTCTGCGTTTCCATCGCCGGTCGCCCAGCTCTTTACTACCTTCACGTTGATGAAGGCCGGTTCTGGAAGGTCAAGTGTGTCGCATACCTCCAGTAGAATGCCCCTGAATTCAGAAAGCTTGCGTTGGTCGATGAAGTGGTTGTTCACGTTCACATCCTCTGCTACAATCTGTCTAATGTCGTACTTCGTAATGAAGTCAATAAGGGTGTCTCTGAAAGCCTTATGCTGCTTATTATTATTGCGGCGCATCGATTCCTCAAAGTTCCAGGTGCCACTCTCGTGGGTCGAATAGAACCCGCAATGGGTGGCAATATCAAGTCCTAAAACCTGATCCCTGGTTGGCTTCTGAGCCGATGCCTGTGTCATATCCTTTGTTGCCATTAAATGAATGAAATTCCGTTACGTTTATTTACCACCAGCTTGTAGGGATAGTTCTCGGCGATGTTTCCGTGGCTCACGATCAAACTGGTAATCTGGAGGGAGTTCAAGGATTCGAAGATGTTTGCAAGGCCGGTTTCATCGGTCGCATCCAATATCTCATCCAGGATAAGGAGATCAAGCCCCTTACCTTCCGCGCAGCTTACATTGGTGAGTTTGTGCATTGCCAGGATGTTCGCCAGATTTACACGCGCCTTCTCGCCTTCGGAGAACTTATCGAACGAGCCGCAGTTCACACCGTCACGAAGAAGGGAAATGGAAATCTTGTCACGAACCTTCCCTGATTTAAGAATAGTGAAACCGGAGAAGGAAATGCGTATATCAGAGCCAATCTTCTCCAGGAACTCGTTCGTGATATGTGCAAGGGCCTCAATCTTGGAGTTGGCAAGGTGGGTCTTGAACTCTACAAACGTGGTTTCCTGGGAACGATACTTAGCCAGTTCCTTTTCGACCTTCTCCTTGGCTGTGACGGCCTTTTCGTAGTCCTTCTGATACTTAACCTTACTCTGCTTCAAGTTGTCGATTACATCGTTCTCCAGGGCCTTCTCCGCGTCCGCAATGGATTCTTCAAAGGACTGGATGGAACCTTCGGCATTGGAGATGGCGCGTTCAGCATCCCTCTGGGCGTTTTCAGCCGTATCAGTCTCGCTATCGATGAACTGGAAAGCATCATCGAACATATCCGAGCGCAGGTCTTCGATGTCACGCTGAACATCGTCAATCTGGTTCTCTATGTCCTGACGGTCGTTCTTATGGCTTGATTCGATACGGATAAGCCGGTCAAGTTCAAGCTGGGAATCCGACACGCGCTTCGACCAGTCACTCTGCTTGGTGTTAAGAACGGTCTGCTTTTCGCGGGCCTTCTTACCGTCCTCGATGGTATTGTCGATGTCCTTCTGGGTGGCCTCGATGCGTTCCTCGTTCTCGGACTTGACACCTTCCAGATCGGCGAGGGAATCGCGCACCTGTTCAATATCAATGTCTTCTGAGAGGGAGAATTCATGGCCGCACTTAGGGCAGGTAATAACACCGGCAAGCTGCTTGTTGAGAGCCGCTATCTGACGGTCGAAATGGATGTTGTCGGAACGATTCTGGGCGATCTCTGCCTCCATCTTTCGTACCTTTGCGGTAAGCGTGCGAATGGTTTCTTCAACCTCCGGCATTTCCGCATCGTACTCTTCCTTGAAGGCGTTGAATTCTTTAACCAGGGAATCGTGCTTGGTCTTGGCGGCTTTAACCGCATCGGCGCGTTGCTTGTCCTGGGCGGCCTGCTCTGCCAAATCACGTTCGAGTTCCTTCAGCTTGTTTTTCAGTGATGCAAGGCGGGTCATATAATCAGAGAACTGAAAGCCGTATTTAGCGAACAGTTCCTTGATGGCCTTATTGTCATCCTCGATACTGCCAGAGGCATTTTCGATTTCGGTGAGTTTGGTGTACACAGCATCCAGGTCGGCAAGGCGCGTCTCATAGTTGGTGATTGCTTCCTTGCGCTTACGAATAAGTGCGCGCTTGTCGGCAATGAGCTGGCGAAGATTGGCGATGCGTTCCTCACGAGACTTTGCGCGTTCCTCGTTGGAAGAGACGGCCTTCTCAATCTGCTCTTCTATGGCCTCAATACGGCCCTGGCAAGTGGAGACATTCTTCTCAGCCTCATATACGCTATCCTGGATGGGTTTCATATCTTCCTGAAGGGCAGCTATGGATTCGTCCACCAGAATACCGTTTGAGAATCGGTTGATGATTTCCTTCTTGTCCTTGTCGGAGCTGGAAAGGAATGAAGAATACTTGTGCTTGCAGAGGATATAGTTGGCATAGATGTCGTCCTTGGTGATACCGATAAGGTCAAGAACGTACTTGTTGTAATCGAGAACGGATGCCTGAGATACCGGCTCCCAGTCAAATTCGCCATCCTCCTTCTGGCCGTTGGAAAGAAGCACAGTAATTGCCTGCGGGTTCTTCCTGGAAATGACACGGCTGATGGTGGCGTATTGGCCGGTGAAGTCGTTGGAAAGCAGCAGTGAAACGGTGGCCTCATCCGCGTTATCGTTGATGATCTCGTCTATCTTGATGTTGCGGAGAGTTGCACCGGTAAGACCGACCGCAATGGCTTCAATAAGGGCAGACTTCCCAGACCCGTTCGAGAGCTGAGAATCGTTATCCATATTGTTGCCGAAAATCAGCGTGGCGTGGCTCTGCTGGATGGCATAGTCAAGCTCCTTAAATGCGCTGAAGTCTTTGGCGTGTATTTGTTGTAATCTCCACATAATCAGTTGATTTTATCAAGATACTGAAGCCCCATTTCACTGTCGATTTCCTTCTGGGAGCAGAAATTGGTGTACTCGTCCTTGATGCCGGACTTGTCGAACTTCTGGTCGAGGGCGTGTGATTCGATTTCAGTCACTTCGGTCTGCTCGGTCACTATCTCAACCTTTGTAGCACCGGCATCGATAAGCTTCTGCTTGTCAACGTTCGGGGCCTCATCGGAATAGCAGGAGACCTTGACTTTGACCTTGTAACGTTCATCAGATTTAACCTCTTCCAGCTGCTCTATGAAGTTGTTGTCGAGCTTGGTGTAATCCACCTCCATATTCTTGTAGCGGATATTCACCTGGTTCTTGACAAATTCATAGGAGCCGTCATCGTACAGGACTGTGTAACCCTTTTCCTCGTCCTCGCCGAACGTGTGCTGGCGCGATGAACCGATGTACTCGATCTTGGTGCCTGGGATGAGCTTGCGGTCATGGTAATGGCCGACAAGAACCGCATCGAAAGCCTTGAAGATTTTCGTAGGGAGTTCATCTTCGCCCGGCTGGGCGAGGCCACCGCGAATTCCCTGGTGGCAGTAGAGGATATTGATATAGTCGTTGTCGCCTACCTCGTACTCCTTGATGATACCTTCCAGTCGCTTTGTGAAAGAGCCGTTCTCTGGGAAGTAACTCATAACATAAAGATTGACCTTCTGGTACTCCAGGACGGTGCATTCATCGGCAACAGTAACGCCATCATAACCATCGAAAATGTGGCTGTAGCCAAGAAGTGATTCCTGATCAACCAAATCGTGGTTTCCCTCCGCAATCGTGACGAACACGTCTGCTTCACGCGCTTTCATAATGGCCTGGCGCACCGCAAGGAGCACATCAAGCGTCTGGGAAGAACGTGACTGCCAAAGGTCGCCTCCAATAACAAGGTCGTCAATGTCACGTTCCTTGCAGATTGAAAGGGCCTCGTCCCAATTTTTATGGAATTCTGGAATGTTGTCCTTACTGATATGGATGTCGTTCATCAGTAAGGCGCAGGGGCGTTTCTGATTCATAGTAAGAGGTTATAAAGGGGCACACAAACCTAATCGTGTGCCCCACCGTTACACATCATTAACGCCTTCTTGCGGGACGACCTGCGCGGCGGCCTGCCGCCGGTTCGTTGGTGTCGTCATTTCTTTCTTCACGGGCCCTACGTGCAGGACGCTCTTCTGGCTCCGGTTCCGGTTCGGGTTCTTTCTCCTTCTCAGGCTCCGACTTCTCGGCTTCCTTGGCGGGCTTGCCAGCCTTCTCACCGGCCTCTGCTGCCTCGTCCATGATGTCCTGGATGTCGTTCAGGAGGTCTTGGTTGGTGTCGCGGCGGCTCGGCTTGATGTCAAGGCCGTTGGCCTCGATGAACTCCATGATGGAAGCACGAAGGTCTTGACCTTCCTCGGACTTGTCGTCCAGACCAGCCTCGGTAATCTGCTCGTATGTGTCCCAGAGCGTATCGAGGGTGGTAGCACCTTCACCAGCCTTGTCGTTGCCGTCACCACCGTTCATGGTGAAATGGCTGTTGTCGTCTGAAGGCAGGGAAAGCTTGATCTGGTCGATGCAGTCCTTGATGTCGTCGTCTTCCATAACATCGATGTCAAACTGCTCTTCGTACTGCTTCAGGAAAGCGATGGTTGCCTCCAGATGGAAGCGGGTGTAGCGATAGATGACCTCCGGCAGACGGGGAGCATCGAATAGGGCCTGGAGTTCAGCATCGGTAAGGGCGGCATCATCACCACCGAGCATATCGATGTTGAAGGAGTAGCTGGTCTTGTTGTTCTCAGTGGAACGCGTGATTTCCAGCGGGTAGGCTTCATCGATGGAAGAGATAGGGCAAGGTGCCTTGGGGTCTTTCTTGCGAAGCTTCTCCCACAGAGCGAGCTTGCGTTCCTCCAGTTCCTTGTACTGGGCGAAGGAGAGTTTGAGAATCTGGAGACCGTCACTGCGCTTGTCGATGTCGAGGACGTACATACAACGCTTCGAATCGTAGCGGAGGCCACCGTTGAAGCTTGTGCTGCGAACCTTCTTGATGAGGGCTTCGTCATCGGAGTACTTCTCGCACACCTTGTCAACGAAGAGATCGATAAGGTCGTTCTCCAGCTTGGGAAAACGCTTCTTGGCATTGCAGACACTCACCATAGTGGTCTTTTCCTTACCCTTGGCATCGGTGCCCTTGATCTTCAAAAGAAGCTCCTTGGTGTCGTACTCGTAGCCGAGGCGTTCCATCACGGGTTCGCCGTTAGCATCGATAACCGGAGCGAGAGGGAGAATACGAACTGCAACAGTTCCGTCCTGATTGAATCTCAGGTACTTGGTAGTTTTCCTCGATTCCTGGGAAAACTTTTTCTTGGCATCCTCTAAGGATTCCTGGTTCTGGAGGAATAGATTCCTCAAATTTTCTGTACTCATTGAGCGTAATGATGTTATTTGTTACGGAAGTGAAGTTTCCACATCTCAGCCTGCGCATCAGCATAATATCCTTGGGCCTCTTTGGAAGAGAGTTCTTCCCTGGACGGTATTTTGATGCCCCACTGGGAGGCGGCGTGATGAATGATCATTCCAATAACATCATCCATCTCAATTGACTTTTCATTTTTCAGGTCGAAGTATTCGTACTTCTCCCCGTTGATATAGGCGGTATGAATCGGGGCGTAAACCTCTTCAAAGTACCTATATAAAGATTCTACGCTTGGGTGATCCGGGAGTTGGTCTGAGATCAGCTTCAAGACCGTTCCAAACAAGTATTTCAATTGAGGTAGAGGGCGATTCCTTGTATCATCGTACAAATAGAAGAGAAAAGTACCTTCTTTTGGCAGATGTGCCACCGAATCTAATAGCTCTCTGGTGTCAGCGTTACCATTGTGGACTTCGATAACGCCTTGTTTCTTCATCATTTCTTCATAAGGCGATTATATTTAATTGTTCGAATGCAAAGTTAATGAAAGTATTTTTGAAATATGCAATGAAAATTGAAAATTTCTTGATTATTTTTCAAACCTTTTTCAAGCTATATTGATTATCAATGATTTACAAATTCACTGCACATATCAAAAAATGTTCTTTTGCCATTAACGCCAAAACTCGCTGGTAATGTCAATTTTCTCGTACTTGCCCTTCCCGTGCCGCCGGATTTCATAGAGCCGCTGGTTGGTCGTAGGCTTATTCAGAGGTCCTAATTCCTTGACATACGGGCCGACTTTGATGTAATCAAAAACCCAGTAGCAACGCTTGTCAACCTCGGTCTTACCACTATACAAAGCAACGGCCCGATGATTACCGGCATATACAGCCAGATCAAGCAACGTCTCGATGTCGTCCCCTTCCCCAAGGAACAACACGCAGTTCACGCCAAAGTTCTTATCCAGCAAATCATCAATGACGCTGGGAGTAAGCGGAATGCCGATGTTGTCCCTCAGTTCCGGCGAATGACACCCAGGGCAGTTACCCCTGCAATTGGAAATGGATATTGCAAGGGTAACTTTTCCGGGTATTTCCTCCATTACAACGGAGGTCATAGATGGGACGAACTTAATCATCTGGATTGGCGTAGAACCGGTGAGCCGCCTCTTCCTGGCGAACCTCGCTGAAATTGGAAATGCGTTTCAGGTAGCCGATAACGCGGGTTAGGTAGTCAAGATTCTTGCTACCGCACTTCGGGCAAACATCCAACGTGTCCTTCGAAATGTAACCGCACTCGTTGCAGACCGTGTTGCGACAGTTGAAGGTGAAATAGTTTGTGCCGTAGTGAGCGGCGGTGTTCAGAAGCTGGCGATACTGTTCTTTACTGAGGTGTTCCTGGATGTTCATGTGCAGCGCAGAGCCTCCATCCAGGTACTTCACGTAGTCCTCGCCGTGCAGCCGGAACTTGTCGATGATGGAAAGTGTGTCGTCCTCAGGATTGTAGAAGTATGAGCTGTACATTCCGTGCTTCTGGGAGACAAAATAGCCATCCTTCTTGTCCCAACGGTAGTTCTTGCCGGACAGATTCTCTCCAGGCACGAACTCGGTGTTGAACATACAATCCTTGGTCTTGTCGCGGCGGTTAACCACGTTGATGGTCTCCAGGATAGTATTGACGAACTCCTTGTAGTCATCGTTCGGAGAAACCTCGATACCCAGGAACTCAGCCGCATCAGTCAGGCCGTTCACGCCAATCGTGAGATACTGCTTCTTCATATCAATGAAACCGGCATTGTACACGTCCAGCATATCGGCCTTAAGGAAGTCCTTGATGATTTCGTTGAAGGCGGTCTGGTACTTATGAACACGGGTAACGATTTCTTCAATCGCGGCCTTTATATATTCATAAAGGTGTTCCTTATTGTACCAGTCGCGCTCCAGGCCCTTGTTGAGAGTAACCGGGGCGCACTCAGTCATATTCTCATCGCGGAATTTCTTGGTAGCGTCCTGGATGATCCGATTGAGATTAATGGTCATAACGCTCTTGGAGCCGGTTGCAACGGATGCAGTGCCCATTGAATACTGGTGGGTAGTGTGGTTGTGCTCTTCATCCAGGTCTTTAAGAGAATTACGCAGGCGGCAGCAACTGGAAAGGGAATCAGGGCTGTTGGAAAGGTAGCAGAAGAAGCTATGGCCCTCGCTCCACATTTCGGCTGTGAAGTCAGCGTAGTCCTTGTCAACGAAGTCATCACCACCATCGGTAAGCAGAGCCATCGTTTCAACCGGGAAGGTAAGGATGTAGTGATTCCGTTCTTCGTTGAACCACTTCATAAAATGCTTCTGGAGCCAGCTGAGGGTTTCCCACTTGGGCTTGGTTCCATCCGGGAAATAGAAGTCACCGAACACGCCCTCAAAGTAGGGCTTGTCGAAGTAGCCGATATTCCAGAACACGGTCTGATACCCACGATTACCGGCGGGCATATTCATCGAGTGAACGACTTGCTGGAAGCAGTTGTCGATGACCTTGGTGAGAGTGCGCTGCTTGGCATTGTTCTCCACCACCTCATCCAGTCTTTCCAGATAGTTGTTGCCGTAGTCCTTGCGGATGAAGTAGTCAAGGTACATCAGGAATTCAGGTGTGGCGACCGCGCCCATAAACTGGGAACTGATTGAATAGACGAGGTTTATGAACTCGCCGCAGAAGGATTTGAGGTCGGTCGGTGCTATAGATACACCTCCAAGACCCTGCAATCCATTCTCCAGGAAGGGGTACATCGTAATGGCAACACAGTACGGATAGCCAGGTGTTCCGCTTTCATCGTGCTTGTACAGCACATGGGATTCCAGGTCTTTAATGTACTGCTGGGCAAGATTGCGACCATAGATGGCCTTGATCTTGTCCTGCATGATATAGCGGTTCTGCTTGATGTTGTTCTCTTTGTACAATTCCTGGCCAAGTGTGACGATGTTCTTGCGGTTCACGTTTGCGTTTGCATCGAACTTGGAACCTGTGGCCGCATTGGAAGCCTTGATGTAGTCACGGATGAAATCGCGCTTCTTCTTCAGGTCGAGGCCGCGATCGAACGTCTCTATGTATTCTACGGCCACTTTCTTGTTGACAGACATAAGAGCTTCAACCACCTGACGGCGAATCTCCTGGGAAGACATACCGTCATACAAATAGAGGTTGTCAACGATAGACGTGACAATTCCTTCGTGGCATTCCTGCCCAGATGATGCAAAAGCCTGGTGGATGCCGTCAATCAATTTGGCCCTGTCGAATTCTTCGAAGGTGCCGTTCGTTTTGCTTACTTCCATTATTTAGAATGTTATGTCTTCGAAGAGTTCGGGGATGGTGCGCTTGAATTCCTCAAACAAAGGAATCATTAGTTCACGCATCTGGGGATGGGCCGCCTTGGAGCAACGAAGCTTGAAGATGGTTCGCCACTCGCGCATATTGGCGGTTACGATGATGTCGGTTTTCAGGGAATTCGGCAGGACAGAACGTGCCTGCTGTGGAGTCCAACCTTCGTCCAGGAGCTTAAGATATTTCTGCTCCGCGAAGGCCATAGATTCCTCCCAGTCCTTCTTGCTTTCTTCCGATACGCTGTCGAACCAGTTGGGAAGAATGAAGGTGACTTCGCCGTTCTTGCCATAGTTGCAATACCTGGTTGATTCCTGGGAGAAGGAGGCGAGACGGTGACGTACAATCTCGTGAGAAACGCCACGATCGCAGACAAAACGCACGGTTGCCTTTTCGTGTTCAAGGACGGATTCGTGGCCGCGTCCAATAACCATGCGAACAAATTGACTGGCACTGTCTTCCGTAATTTTACCCTCGGACTTGTAACAGTTTCGTCCGGCCAGCTCAATACTGGAAAGAATTGCCTCTCGGTTCAGAGGCGAGAGGATTTCGTAGTAAGGCTTGATGATGTTCATACCTTATAGATGTGTATAGGACACGCACCCAGGGTATGGGTATCGCGTCATTGATGTGTAACTGGGGAAGATGGAGTGTTTCAACTATGGGATGGCAAAGATGAACAAAGAATTCAAAAATCCAAAACAAAAATTAAAAATTGCCGGAATTTTGTGCAACCTTGTTCATTTCTCTGCGGAGACGGATGTATTTTACCTCCCTGGAAGGCGTTGGCTTGATTGGCTTTTTGGGCGACAATCCACTATGATAGTATTCGCGTAGGGCAAGTCTAAACTTCTCCGTCTTGAAAAACGGATTCAGGGAAGCATAAGTGACCGCCTCGATTAAGTACGGGCTGGGAGCAATATCCCCGCTGGCTTCCAGGATCAACCTATACTCCAGCGGGGTTACACGTGATAGAAAATATCCAACCCGCGTTTCGAGGAAACTACGCCTCTTCTTTTTTCGCCCCGGCTTTTTTCGGCTTTTGCACTTTGTCGGCGGGACGGGCTTCTTCGTTTCCACTCTTGTTGGGTTTTTCTTCTACTCTGGGGGATTCCGGGATAATAACCGGATGCTCATTGCGCTCCATAATGGAGGCGTCTTTTGGTGAACGATGAATTTTCATTACTGTATATTATTAAACCATGTACATCATTTGGAAGAAAGTTGTTACACCATGATTACCTGCGTGATCGCAATAGCGGACGGTACACTTACGGCTGTTTGCGGCAATTACACAACCCCAGTCACGATAGCTGGATTCGAACACAACGGCCATATCCGGCGAGCTGATACCATTCGGAAGGGTGAACAAATCTCCGCTATGAGCCATTGAAACCGCACCCTGGATGAAGACGATGTTGCCTTTTTGACGGGCATACACACCAACTTGACCACTGCACTGCTTCCAGCCGGTATCTCCCTGGATGGGTTCATAGCTGTCGGAAGAAGATGCGGCACCAATATTGGCGCGAATCTGAGCCTTCTTAGTCTCGTCCGTTGCCATATCGGCAAGGAGATTCGCCTTCGTGGGGCAAAGGCTTTTAACATCGCTCTGGCCCATCGCATCGATATGGCCACGGAGAACGGCCTTGGTATTGGCACCACCGACAAACTGAGAGAGACCGCCGGTAAGCAGGCCATAGCGATTGTCGGACTGGGTGCGGGTGTAGATGGACGAAGTGTCTGCCTTCAGAGCCATCGCCGTATTGTAGCTGGAAACCAAAACGTACTTCGTGCTGAGAAGTGTGCCGCCCTCCTTGATGGCCGGGCCGATATTCACATAGCTTGCACCGGTGATTTCCACTTCACCCAGGGCGTTTGCAATCGAGAACAGCTTGCTTCCACTGGTGACGTAACCAATGTTGGCCATCACCTCGTTCGCGCTGTCACGGAATCCGATCGCCTTCAGCATATCGGCACTCGTCTTGGCATAGGTGGACTTGATAATGAGACCAACCGCATCGGCAGACTTGATGGTTGCCACTCCGTTGATTCCGACCGCTGAAGTGCTTCCAGTCACCTCAATAACAGCCACGCCCTTACCGTTGCCAATCTTCGTGTCACGGTAATAGGAGTTGCCGCCATTGTAACCCAGCATATTGATGTTGAGAACGCCCGCATCGGAGCTGGTGCCATCGTCATAAATATTGGTGCTGGCGAGTTTGACCGAACCACCCTTCACAGTATTGGCCGAGAATCCGAGAGACGTAGAAATGCCGCTGGAGCCGATGGTAAAAAGAAGATTGCTGCCAACGTAGAACTTTACGTTGCCGCCGTTATCAATGACGATCTTGTGCCAGGAGCCGTTCTCTTTCTTGGTCTGGATGATGAAGTCGGTACCATCCCAGTACATCTTACCCTCGTGATTGCCTGAGTTATTGTTGATACCGCCCTTCGTGGTGAGCGCGGTATTCATCGTAACAGCACCCTGGAAGGTAACTGCACCGGCAACCGCTTGGTTTCCAGATGCGGCGTTGAGCAGGAGGGCGTACTTGCCGAAGAACGCGTCCTTCATCGTCAACGCACCGGTAGAGGTGAACTTGATGTACTGAGGAACAGCGTTGGTAATCGGGTCAAGCGAAGACGGGACGGACGTGCCAATCGCGCATCCGTAGATATGACGGCCAACTTTCTCGGTGCCGCTTGCGTAGTCAACGTTCTCGATGGAATTGGCTTCGTAAATATAACGAGGCCACGTTGAAACGCCGGTTGCACCTGGGAAATACCTCAGTTCGCCGTTGATGAAAACGTAACCGCTGGAGATTGTAGTGCCGGACACCTCGCATCCACTGACTACGAAATTATCGCACCCAGTAAAGATGGAGTTCAACGCAAGCGAAAGCTCTTGCAGATTGATTATGTCGTCCACATAGGTGTAGCGGCCACCAGTCTGTGCGTTAAAGTGTTTCATTATTGAATTGAATTGAATATGTTTTACCTGCAAGTTTGTACTTATCGACCTGATACGCTACCATAGCCAGGTAATCAGCCCTGGAAATCTTGGTGGTATCGATTGCCGGTGAATACACCATAAAGCTCTTGTTGCCGAACGCTTCGTTCTCGTCCTCGTTGAACAAGATCATATTGTCGGCGATTGCATCGGATTCCCCTTCAAACCGTGTGACCTGGTGCTCAACGCCGGAAGCCTCCGTATTCTCCCAATGCAGTTCCGCGCCAAGGTGGCTGGCTGTCTGGATGGTAATGCCCTCTCCAGGGTTCAGGAAATACTTGCGGAACTTATGGTTCAGGAACCACTCAAATTTGATAACCTGGGAAGTCATAGCCGCCTCGATTCTTGTTTCTGCGGCCCAATACTTAAAGGCATCGTTCAAGTCCTGCAACGGCTTCAATATCGACTGAAGAAACAGTATCAGCTTTCTCCCACCAATATAGTGAGGGACAAGCTGATTGACTGTTTTATCGAAATTAATTCCGTATCTCATTGTCGTGCCGGTTAGGATTCAACAACAAATGTCATAGCAGACCTCCAGCCCTGGAAACCAGCTTCCTCGCCGGTCTCCGTACTTTGCTTCACATAGCCGCTGTTCGGAACAAAAGAACGAGTAACCCTTTGCTCATAAGTCAGCGTGTCAGCTGCCGGATCAACCGGAATGAGGTGGTCATCGTCATCATACATAACCACAAAGATTCCCTGGCTTGCGGATTCCGGGTTGATGTAAACATCCACAACGTGCTCTGCGGACTGGATGGCATCAATAATCTTCTGGGCATAAACCGCTCCGTTGAAATCAACCTGGGAAATGAAATCGTTCAGAGACTTCTCGATGTTCTGGTAGAGGTCGTCTTCGGTAACGGCACCATCGTAGTAAACCGTGACCCTTGGAATAAGGATGTCACCCTTACGGCTGACGGCTTCCAGATGCGTACCGGCGAAGGCGATCTGCTTCAGGTAGGCGCGAATGGCAATCAATTCGTCAGTTTCGATGCGCTTATAACTGCCAGGATCGCCGGTCGCCAGCTTAAAGATGAGTTTCTTGTCGTAGAAGCCTTGCTCCTGAACCTCAGAATAGCTCACCTTGGTAATGATACGCTTGGATTCGTCAACGGTCGGATAGTTGAAGGTGGTTCCGTCATCGCTCACCTGGAGTTCATCGCCGGACTGATACTTCAACAGGGCACTTGCGTAGTATGCGGGCGTGCCGTTGATACGGTTCTGGATGTCAACTGCGATGTCGGTCTGAAACACCTCCATAATGTTCTCGAACGACCAAATGCACGCAGACACCACCCAGGTAAACGCGTCCAGGATAGACATCTTGGAATCGTTCTTGAATTCGGTAAGCTGGAGGTATTCGTTGCGCTTGTCAACGGCTTCCTTGTATATTTCAGATAGTGTCCTTGCCATTTTATGATGCAGTATAAATTGTTCCGTTAATATTGAATACCCACGCACCAGACTGATTCCAAGCACTTTCGTTGATGATGGTCTGGATGGCTGTCATACCGGTCGCAGTGGGTTCAGTTGTCAAATAGACGGTGCAGTTACGGCGCGTGCCGTAGTTGTTTACGATGTTCACCAGGTAATCATCGATAACCTCCGGCTCAATATGGGCACCTCTCAGGTCAAGCTCCTGAAGGCTCATATTGTAGATCGGAGACAGGTCTTTGATAAGCATCCCGGTAAGATTGAGTACGACTGTCCCGCTGAACAAGAATAGACCCTCCAGCGAATACTCGTTTGACTTACTGGTGAATTCATCCACGACAACCGGATAGAGAGTATAGAGGTTTCCGTTCAGCTCGGTCGTGTCAAAGGAGAGCAACGAGAAGTCACCGAATATCCGAATGACACGCTTATCGACCTGGTTGTCAAAGAAATGTTCAACCTTGACTTCGGTGTGTGTGAGATTGATTGCCTGGAGTTCGGAGTTGTCTCCCCAATCCACAAGCATCGTCCCCTCGCCGCTTACAATGATAGTCGAGAACTCAATGTCTTTCGGGACGTGAATCTGGAAGACTTGGTTCTCGGAAGGATTCTTGACATAGACGTGACGGGCACCATTGGCGGGCCGGTAGTTCTTGTTCCTGATCTCGTCCACGATACCCTGGTTCAGCACAAAATAGTCGTGGTACTCCAGCACATCACCGGCCTTCAAATCGTACTCCATAGAAAGCCAGGAGTTCGTTATCAGGAGGTCGTAGATGCCTTCGACAGAGCCGTAGAGTTCTATGGCTATGTCGAAGATGTTCTGGTTCTTTTTTACTATATACTGTGCCATTAGTTCGTTGCGTCTGCGTTTGTCGTGTCAAGCTGGAGGGACAGTTGACGCGTGTTGAAATCATAGCTTGCGGAAATAACCGGCGTGCCGTCATCCGAGAACTCTTGTTGGAGGACGTTCGAGAGATCATTCCCTATCATATTGCTCTGCTGCCAACGGATCAGACCAACGCCGGTTACTGGATAGCGGTAGTTGTTGGTAGGCACGCAGGCCAGCATCATGTTCGTGTTCTGGCGGTTGGCCTTGACCACATTAAGGTCGGTTTCTTCGGCAGAGTAAAGCTTGGCGATTCCTCCTTCCAGCATCAGGAAGAAGGAATTCTCGGAGATACGGAGAAGCTGGGAAGCGAAGGCGTTCTCGAATTCGCCACCATACAGCGCAGTCTTCACCAGGAACCAATCTGAGCCGTCAACAGGGTTCTGGACGTATGCCGAGTTGGTCTCTGAATACACGCGCTTGATGCGCACATAGAATTCTTTGTACTTTCCGGTATAAGGAATCACGAAGTACAAACCCTTGCTCCAAATGGAATCCAACGGTAAAGCTGCTGGAACAACGATCTCGCCATAGATGTACCTGGTGAGGCCGTTTGGATTGGAGACCCAGGAGAAGTCGTGTAGTTCGTACTTCGCCTGGGAAGGGAGTGTTATGTCTCCGGTGTTGATATGTATTTCGAAGTCTCTACGCATTATATTCCATTTATAGTCCTATACGACACATCAAACCATTCGTCAATATTAAATATCTGGAAGAAGCAACCGCCATCGTTTCTTGTATCGTCATCAGAAATTGAAATCTGGAATGATGAGCCAGACACATTTGTTATAGTCGGCTTTACAGAACTATTGTTGGCTGTGTCAAGACCAGTCGCCATAACTATATAATGATCTACCGAAAGTCCCCAAGAAGATGGCATCGTAATAGTATATAGTCCCGTATCAGCCCTGCTAACAATTAATTGCGAGTTATCAAACGTTCTATATTTCAATACCGTTGCAGAAGAAGTAGAAGCACCTCTAAGCACACCCTGGGCAATACAACGCAAATCCCTTCCGTAAATTCCGGTGGTTGCTATATTTGCACGGCTAATAACAATCCATCCAAAAAACGTTGTTTTTGTTCCATACCCCTTCAGAACAATTATTTCACGGCTAAATCCAATAGACGATAGTGCCAAACCATTCTCAAAAAGTTTGTTTCCTCCACCAGCAACTTTTATAGTATATGAACCAGATGCGACACTACCGCCCTCTGTCATATAATGCGTAAAAGTCAATGTCCTTCCACTCTGCGATGGATCGCAAGGAAGCTCTAAGTCTCCGCTACCTGTAACAGATATATTGTCAAAATATAAATATGGACGATTCAGAATATCCGTTGCGCTGCCATCTGGATCATCCCAATCCCAATATATCTCATTAACATTTTTCCATGCAAATCTACTCTGAAGAACCCCATTAACGTGTACATTATCCAATGTAGCACCCGTAGAGTACATTTTGCCATCTTGTTGAACCCTAAATGGTGCCGTACTTCTATTTGCATGGGTTGAACCGGCCCAAATACGAATGGATGTTTCTGCATTCCCTTCCGAACAAATACCTGCATTCGCTAATTGTAAACACCCACTACCAGATACGCTAAGTGTTCCTGTAAGTGAAAGGGAGCCGGTATCAGTCCACGCAATTTTACCACTTGCAAAACTGCCACTTCCATCAGGGCTTAATATCCAAGCTGGAGAATTGCCATTTCCACTCTTTACAGTTCCACCGTAAAAAGTCAAGTTCCCAGACACATCCCATCCTATCTTTCCACTTGCAATACTGCCACTTCCATTTGCCGCCCATGCAATTTTACCTCCTGCCAACTTACCACTTCCGTCTGCTTCAAATCTCCACGCTGGGCCAGCTAATATTCCAGAAGAGCCAATAATAACAGAACCACTGCTCTGCGTAAATCCATCATTATTACATAAGTCGCTTCCAGACCAAATATGTGTATTGTCAAATTTCCAGCCAGCTATCCTATGGCCATTTGTACCGAGCCTAAATACAAGATTACCACCTGCATACCCAGCCAATTCATGGAAGTTATCGTGCGCTGTAATATAAATTCCAGTTCCGGCTGCAATATTAGCAGTAAGCCCGGAAACCGCTACATTGCTAATGTCTGAAGAAGAAACATACAACCCAGCATTACCGTTCGTTCCAACAATCATCGCATAGGTTCCATACAACTTCTCATCATCGAAGTGCCAACCAGCAATGAAGTTCGAGCTTCCAAGTGCAAAAGCCTGGTGATATTTGGTAACAGTTTCGTTATCAATGGTTTCTTCCGTAGCTGGAAGCCAAGCCTCCAAGCCATAGTCGCCAGAAGACGTATAGTACATCTTAACACCACCATCGGTTTTCAGGGCGGCGGTATAAGCATTTGCCGTATTCTGATAGTTGTCTGATGCGAGAACCATAATCGCTGAGACATTGCTATCAAGAACTACGTGAGCCTTATGGATTGCGTTTTCAGAGATCAGCCAGTTACCAATCTTTCCAGAACCGGCTTCAATTTGACCCTTATACTCTGCGCTACCGTTTGCATAGAACTTAATGTTGCCCTTTGCAAACTCAGCATTACCATCGCGCTTCAACTGATAAATCGTGTCGCCATTATTATCCTTTGCGATGATAGAACCAGAAGAAAGAAGCTGGAGAGAATAACCCGACACGGAATCAACGGTCGATATTCCTCCAGTCTCTATATTCCAGCCGCCAATCGAGGCCCCGTTGGAGTTGATATGGAAGACCTCGCTGGTGATGGTATGGCCGGTATTCGAAGGATCAGGCACGGCCTTGTAGCCGTAAATACCTGCGCCCGCCGTATCAGGGCCAAGATACACACCGGTCAAGGAATTGTCGGAATCCTTTGCACCGGCAAAAATCTTCGGGGTGACGATTGATGCACCGCCGATCGAGGTGCGCCTTCCATCCCAGTCCTGAATCCAGTCGAGCATCGAGCTTTCCCTTACAACCGTGAACGGGAAGCTGGAAAGTATCTCAAATGCGCTGAGCGTCACTTTCACTCCAAGGCTTCCGTTCAGTATGGTTGTCGGAATGGCCGTAATCTGCAACCGAACCGTGTAGGTATCGATTGCCGTCAGGGAATAAGTGATGTTGTTATTCGACCTGGAAGGGATTGTGATGTTGGAAGTCGTAATTGCCAGCTTCACATCACCGCGCACCACGTTTATGTCGGTGTAGGCGTATGTCAGAACCGGGTTAGAGCCGTCAAAGTCCGCGTGAACAACACACGAACTTGGACTGAATACCACTGAGCAAGCGTCACTTACTGCGGTCAGGGTTATGCCATTTCTTCCTAATTCCGACATACAGGTGCTTTTGAAAAAGAATAGCCGATATGCCGACTATTTGTTTGGCTATTCCGCTTCAAAGGGCGATTTCGGAGCGTCTGCGTCATCAAGTTTTCCGGCTCCGAAATCCCTGCCGATTTGCTTTGCGTAACCCCTGAAGAGTTGCATTGTATTCCAGGTTGCAATCGCATCCGCATCGTCAGGGTCAAGCATATAGTTGTTGACAATGGCCTGCATTGCATCGGAACCATACTCGTGATTAATGATGGCGGCCACGATAGAGCCATAATCTACCACGCCGGGCTCCAGGGTGACGGAATCCCAGCGATACTTGCCCTGATCCTCATCATTGACTTCCTGGAGATTGTAGTTGAGCGTCAAAACCGGCACGCCCAGATGCCTTGAATAAGATACCGCCTTGGGTATTTCATTACCGTAATTCCATGTTTTCATTATGCTGCTTGTGTTTGAAATAATCGAGTTCTTAACCTGTAATTCTTTCTAAGTTTGACTATCTGGAGGTGGCCTTTTATGTAGCAGAGCTTCCAAAAGAACTGGAGTTTGTTGCTCAGGAATTCACGCGCTCGAATAGCATAGCTGTTTGTGTGAACCATCGTTCCAAGATAAGAATTCAGGCTGTCAATATCATGTTCCAGGAGCTTTGTATGCTTGACAGACAATTCACCATATTCGCTTTTCTCACACACCATCTCGAAACAGAAATTCTCAAACAATTTGAGCTTGTTGACGAACGATGACACAGAACGGTTTGATGTGAACCGTCTTCCAGGCTTAAGAAACGTACCAACGAAATTAACGCCCTTACGGGCCTCCTGAACGTAAACCTTATCACAGTGTAACGAAAGCTTCAAGTTCTCTTCCAGCCAATCACAAGCCATCTTGTGTATGCGCGTGACAACCTTCTTCCCATCGAAGTCAAGCGTAGTGGGCACCACAATCACAAAGTCATCAACAAACCGGATATATTCGCCACCGCACTCCGCAAGCAATGCCAAAATCCATTCATCAAAGAACGACATATAATAGTTAGCGAAGAGCTGGGAGGTGAGGTTGCCTATTGGCATACCTTTACTCCGGTCGATGCAGAAAAGGCTCTTGTGGGGCGGCAGATAATCCCAGAGCTTTACGTTACCCTTTCGGATGCAGTTATCCTGAGGACAATGGTTAATAATGATGTTGCAGAGATACAGAAGCGTGTCTTTGTCGTCCCCTTGGTACTTGGTCTCTATGAGCTCCGTAATCAGCTTAGTCATTATAGCCTTGTCGATTGTCATAAAGAATGAACGGAGATCAAACTTTCCTATCCACGCCTCACGCGTATATCCCTGAGTTACTCTATCAATTTTCTTCTCCAGGGTGTCAACTGCCATAAGGGTTCCGAATCCTTCACGGCAGTTAAATGATACATTGCCCTGGGAAACGAACCGTTCTTCGAACAATGGGTTCAACCGGAGACAAACCCAGTGCTGGACGATACGGTCGCGGAAATTTGCCGCAAACACCTCACGTATCTTTGGCCGTGTTACTATGAAGCAGATGCTCGTAGATGGCTCATAGCGTCTCTCATCGACTTCCTGCATCAGATGAAGCAGGTCGTCTTCGTAAATAGAACGATAAAAGGTACATTGACTACTTGACTTCTTTTTCTTACAACAGTCTTCAAACGCCTCAATCCATCCTGCTATCCTATCATCACCAGATGCCGCAACAGCACGCACATAGTTGTTGTTGTACTTGTTGTTGTTGTTCACGTTGCCATTATTGAAGTTCACGTTCCAGGCGTTGTTGGCCGAGTTCTCCGTGGAGGCCGCTAATACGCACACTATGTTTTTCTTAACTAAATCCGATGCTTTACGACCGAATCCAGTGGTGCGCCCATTTAATGAATGATAAGAGTACCCAATCATAATCGTAATTAACAAAAAGGTCTCGTGCCGCGAATACTAATTCACTCGCCTTCTGGATCGCTGGGCCTGCCTTTAGAAAGGTCGCGTTTGGTTTTCCTTTCCCAACCAAATAACTGTTTACCAATGCTCTCAGTGTATTGGAGATAGGCCGCTTTCTGTTTCGGGCTGATAAAATGGATGCTTTTACTTCGGGAGCAATATTCGTAGAGGGAATCCAACAACGATTTTACCTCTTCGAAGGACAAAATTGCTCCTTCAATAGCTTCCAGCCTTACTTGGCTATCCGTATGCTTTAATGCAACACGCACATAGGCTTCCGTTTCCATAAGGGAATCGGTAAGGCTATCGGCCACGTGTTGTAAACGCCGCGAATTAGTTGGAATCCTATCACCGACAGGAATCCACCAGCAGAATAGATTTTCGATTTGTCGTCCGACCGATGATTGCTTAGAAGTCATTTAGTCAATGTACCATAAATCGTTAATTATTAATAAGTTACAAAATCACATCGATTTTCAAAATCAATTTGGCTTTTTCGAGGCCGCCGCGTCAAAGCGGCGGCCTGAAAAATCGACTTCAAGGGCTACACCTAAAATGCCGCAACAGCACGCACATAGAGGAAGTCGTACTTGTAGGAGCCGTTCACGTAGCCACTATTGAAGTACACGTCCCAGGCGTGGTTGGCCGAGTACTCCGCGGAGGCCCAATACCAAGATTCCGTCCACTGCGTAAAAACGCCCGCTGTCTTGGCTTTTGCGAAAATCGCATTGGGAGTGCCAACCGTGTAACCCTTGGATTTGTACCAATAGCATCTACAAAGCTCTCCTGAACTCGGTAAGTACCAATTGTGCTTTTTGAACTTGTCATTAAGCACTTCTCCAGTTCGCAACACTGTCGGCTGATAGGCGTAACAGTAAGAAGCGGCAGGATAGTAATACTGCTGATACTTAACGGTGCTGCTGTTAGCATTAACCAAGTTCGTAATACAAGTCGTAACATTCTGATACTCCGATTCGGTTGCCGTCTCTGAAGGAATAGGGAGATTAATGCCCGAATCGTTTAATATTTTGTTACGATGTTGTATAATTCTCAGAGTCTTCAACTTTCCAGAAGGAATCTTGTCACCTACATGGTAAGTCTTGCCGTCCAGAGAAATCTCCGAAGTAAGAGTAATGAGCTGCATATCTCCAGGCGCGGTATTGGCCGCGAAAATCTTGAAGCCGTCAGCATCACCGGTACTCGTTTCATCACGATAAGATTCATCGGTTACATAAGAACCACTGATACCTGACGTAATATTGTCGATGGAAACAACGTCATACACATTGTATGTAGGCTCATCGGAAAGCGTCAAACCGGCAAATCCGTTGGTGGCATCATTGTACAAACCCCATGCTCTGGAAGTAGGGGCGGTGTCCTGGAGAGCAGTCATTCGGCGGTCTGTGCTGTCATCAGGATTGATGTAGAAACAAATACCAACCGGTGTCTTATCTTCGTCCAAACTGTCAGAATACGAACCATCCGCATACACATAGTCACCAACCTCAGCTGCTCGGTCATATATACCAACAGTCTTCGCACCATTAATGGTCGTGTAAGAGCCATTGTTGAACGTTTCGATAGCAACACCTACCGTAACGAAGTCAGCTTCGCTGGAAAGCTGGGAAACGTGCAGCACACCGGTCTTTGTGTTCATAGACACCTGACCGTTCAACGAAGGGTTGGTCACGCTCCAGGTAATCTTTGTAAAGTTATTGGCATACCTGGAAGAAGGATTGACGATGTACTGGTAGTCAGCATTCGCCTCGTGGGTGTAGGTATCACCACCAATACCGGCAGATGTCAGAACCGTCTTGTTGTAGGTCATCAAAAGGCCCTTATGGTCTGCGGAGTTCACGTCATCTACGTTGCCCCACTTGTCGATGATCAACGCCTTCATTGCAAAGGTGATTGACGAACCAGCTGAAGGCTCATTCACAATCATCGAACCGGTGAGCTTGGAAGTTGCGATACCGGCCAGCCACTCAATCATCGCCGCAGATGCAGAAGTCCAGTTGATATTCTCGATCTGGATGTAGTTCACATTGGCGTTGGCATTGAATGCACCGAACGCAAGACCGTAAGAGTTGAAAGAACCTACATTGGAACCTATGCGTATGGTGTGCAGGTACTGATAGCCGTCAAACGTAATAGTGGTCACGTTCGGTACGTTGTCTATCTCAATGGTGGTCAACTTACCAGGCAACTTCACAGTCACAAGGTTCTCGGATTCCGGCAGGTTAACCTCAGTAATGGAGGTACCTGAGAGATTTATGGTAGCCGCACGGATTAGCTTCGTTCCGTCAAACGTACCCTTGATTCCAACACAACCTTCCAACGAAATGGACTGTAGGCCGGTGGCGTTCTCGATAACAAATTGCTGAGGACGGAAGGCCGGTACGCTTTCGCCAGTTGTGCTGTCGGTATAGAACACGGTCGGCTCGGCAGTAAAGCTGGTAAGACGCTTACCTTGGAGTGTGAATGTGGAATCGGCCTTACAGCTGATATTTCCAACATTGCCGAAATTGCGGTAGTAGTTGGACGCGAAGATAGCAACACCAGTATCACCTTGCACACTTCCCAGGTTGAAATTGTAAGTCTGACCAGGTGCAAGTCTGACGTGCGGATCGATGGTGTTTGCACCAACGTTCGCGGTCGGATAGATATACTGGTGAGGTGTAACCTGGATGACGTAGGACGCGACTGTTCCGTCCGGGTTAGGATAGCCCTGGAAACCGAAGGAAGAAGCCGTGTCGTCCAGACCGATAGAACCAGAAGCAGCATACTCGAAATCACCCCAACGTGCATACGAGGCCGCATACACGAGACGGCGTTTCATATACTGACGTTCGGCCTCCAGTTGATTACCAATAGACTGAGTGATTGGAGGAACTGCGCGACCACCCGTTGATACAAAACCGGTAGAAGCAGGGTACTCGTAACGGATGCGGGCCTGTTCATTCCACGCAACAGCCGGGAAATATTCTTGCACAGAGAAGAAGTACTTGTGCAGGAATCCCCAAGGTGTTGTCTTCTGAACATCGGTAAGACCGGGCAGATCATCGTTCACGCTCACCATACGGCTCATTGCGGAAAGAATCTCGTGCATCATCGACTGGAGTTCCTTGGTGTCCTCGTACATCAGCTCGCAAAGGTTGAAGAGAACATTTGCGCCGCCCTCATAGAGAGACTGGTTGCTTCCTTCCGCGCACGGGTGCATACGGTCGATATAATACGGCTTGGTCTGGCGGCCCGTATTGTCGGTCGGGAAGATGGTATCAAGGTCATCCTGGTGAAGTTCGAAGAGGAGTGTGCTCGGATCAAGAACGTAGTAGGTGTTCTTCGAGCAGTTATCCGTTCCAGCGATGAAGAAATTCACGTATGCGTAGTGGAACTTCAGGGAATCGACTTTGAAGTAGCTTCCAATGTTCGCCTTGGCGTGAGAAGCTATGGCCGAAATGAACGCCGCATTCAGAGCCGAATAGTTACTCTGGTTGTCAGAGGTGATTGCGCTGGAAGTCATCGAATCCGTGCTAAGGTTCCTAACTGCGTAAGCCGTGCCGTTCCACATTCCAGCGTGTACGAAGGATTCGGCCTCGTTATCGTAGCGGAACAGACAGTAACGGTAGGTTCCCTGTGTGAGCCAGTAAGCCATCGTAGTATCGAGGTTTTCATCGATGATGAACTGCTCATAGGTTCCGTTGTAGTAAGTGATGCGAGGGTTGTGCAAATAAAGGAAGTTCCACGCGTCCTTTACTTTCGCCAACACAGAATCCTTCAGCACCTTCTGGCCATTAACGGTCTGGGCAACGAATTTATCCACGTCAATATTAACCTCGTCTGCGGTAGGATAGCCGAAACCGTCACACTCACCATCTTCGAAGTGCGGAAGAACCTTGTGATCCCAAGGCACACGCATATCGGTAAGCGGGCTGTTGTTCTCTGCACCTTCCAGCATCACGAAATTGCCGTGCTGCGACTTCACAAATCCCCAGGTCGGATCATCCATCTTTCCAGGGCCAAACGTACAGGCACCACGATACAACGGAGTTCCGCCCTCTGTTTCCTGAGTGAAGTAGAAGAACGGTTCAGTGTACTTTGCAACGCGAGCCAGAGAGTTGGATTGCTGGATGGAGTTCTTGCCTACGATTTCGGTGTGCAGGTCGTTGTAGGAACGAGTACCACCGCAAAGGTGGCTCTGCATAGCCGAAGCGTAGTTAATCTTGTTCACCATCTTCTGGCCAAGCGGAACACCAAGAGCGACCTTGTAGCCCTTTCCACGATACATTCCGTTCGTGTCAATCCAACCATCTTGAACCTGGATGGTGCCATTAGTTACTTCATAGGTTCCATCCACCAGGCCACCAACGAGCGTCACGGTGCCATCATTGTTCAAGGTCTGGGAGATGGAGCTGTGAATCTTCGTCAGCTCGACCGTAATCAGGAAGTCAACGTCCTTAATCTTGGTCTGGATGTTCGAGTAGTAGTACGTGTTGGCGGTCGTACCCTGGCGGCTGGAAACGAGGCACTTCACAGTGTTGTCCTGCTGCCATGCGAGGTAGGAAGCCTTACAAATGGTGCCGGACAAATCCGGGTTGATTGTGCCGTCAGCGTTATACTGGTAGATTTCCCAGTAACATTTTTGTTTTGCGGAAAGGAACTGATAAGGCTCCACTCCGTGATAAATAAGGACACGTTTGCCTTGCGCACGCACCTTAGCAGCCGAAATTAGTCCTGTCTCAGAATCCAAAATATCGTTATCGTGACGCACCTTCAGTTTCTCGGCAGAAGTCGGGAGCGTGGAGATGTAGTTCTTGACGATATTTGTAGCTGAGAGCTGCTTATTCGTGTAGCAACGGATAGAGTAGATGTCAACGTCAGCAGAGTTGGAGCCAATGACGATACCACCATTACTCATTGCGCCGGTGCAGAACTCATTGTACCTGTTGATAGCGAAGTTGAATTCACGCTTAATGCTGCCATTGATAAGGATGCGCACCAGGGCCATAGGAGTTGCGCCAGTCTCAGCAACCACGGAATGGTTGATATTAATGCTGAAGTGGGTACGCACGCCTTCTTCCCATTGCCAATCCTGCTGGGCTTCAACGTTGTTAGAGGTGGTGAGCAAATAACCACGGAGCGCATCGAAGCGAAGACCAATCATCTGGTTGGTCGCATCAGTCTCATTGATACCTATGAGCTGAGCATTCTCAGGGTCGGTAACGTTGCGCACTTTCATATCGAACTCCAGCGTCATAGAGGATTCAGGGTTCGAGATGAATTGGGCGAACGGGTTGTACTGGATGGTGAGCTTCTGACCGGCCAGAACACGGAGAATCTTCTGGCTGTCATCCGGACTGATAATCCAACCATCGTTTACACCTGAGAAGCCAACCCAGGTAGAAGGAATCTCAGCATTACCATCGCGGGCATTGAGAATGCGCTTGAAATTCGTCTCGGTATTGTTACGAATCTTCGGGTTAATCAAGAATGTAGAACCGGCGGTCGGTGAAAAAGAATCTGAATTGTCAACAGTAAGGCTGATAGCATCCGTGCCAATCGATTCCATAAGAGCGTCATAGGTGCCAGTAATTGTTCCTTCGACATCGGTAGTACGTCTCCAAACATGGAAATAAGCATCGTAGCTTGCCGCCTCTTCAGAACTATCGCTGGAAGCCTCAATTTCGACCGTCACGTTCAGGTCACGGCGCACGTTTGTGGGCACGATGTCTTCCACGCGCAGGTATTCTATGAGGTTTTCATCTTCCAGGGCGTTCTCAGAATAGTTACTGATTATAAACGCAAGATTCAACGATGCAGTTGTATCGAGAACAATCTGATTGTTGGAATCCAACATAGGTACGAATACGGCATATCCACACAGACGAGCCTGCACATAGTTGGTGACGGAAGACAGCATCTCCTGAATCATCACATACGGCTGCGTCTTCTGGGCGGTTGTCACCGTTGCGTTGTTGATGACCATAAACCGGTTCACCAGAACGTCACTGGTAATTGTATTGCCATCACCGTCCGTACACGTCAGCCAGGCCGTCACGGTATGAACGCCATGCGACAGGATGCCATAGCCGGTCTGATCCGCGATCGTCCTGGTAAAGTTCTCGGTCGTGTATTGCGTCAATCCCAGTGTGTACTCCAAGGTCATCTCCTGGGTCGCGCCGGAAATCTTCAGATGCAGGGTTTTTGCGACCGATCCGTACACCTGGTAAGCAATCGTGAAGCCGCCGCCAGCCGCATCGATAGGAACGTTGTAGTTCTGCTGGTTGACGAGGTAAAGCTGGGTAAGGACGATGGAGTTGAACACCAAACGTCCAGTCACGCCGGTTTCCATACCGGTTGCCTGCACACGGACTTGGTTGTCACCCGGAGACAGGTACTCGGAAATGTCAAACTCTTCGTATGCGCTCGGCGAAGTAGGATCGAACGTGAACGGACGGGTGGAAACCTGGAAGCTTCCTCTTGTCACCCACTCACCTACGGAATACACCTGAATCTGCACGGCAACGATTTCAGCCGTATCGGAGCCGCCGTCAACAGATGTGAAACGCAAGTGGAGCTTGGCCGTGCCATCGATACTAATGATTGAATCCGTGTTGTCTGGACTTAACACGGAGACAGTGGTATTCGCTCCTGGCAAAGTGACCACGTGATTCACAGGCTCGTAAGTGGTGGAGCCCTGCTTGATTGCGTAAACTGCGTTTTGAATAAGTTCCGCTACGGCATTCTGGTTTTCAATGACTGCCGTAACAAGAAGGTTGAACTCACTCGCTGACAATTTACCTTCGGCAGTAGTTCCACCATTTTCGGTCTTGGGAATCAAACTTGAAATGTTTGTTGCCATCTTGTAAATTGTTATAAATTAGAAACTTATCGGGAAGTCGTATGTGAACATATCGGTCGTTGACACAACACACTCAAAGTAGTCCTGGTCGCTAATAGCATAATCCAGAACTATCGTGTCGGACGTTTGATCAATAGAAGGATTGTTCGTCCAAAAATCGGTGTCTTCCACCAACCCAGACGAACCAACCGTGTACTTATGCCAACGGAACGCGATGCCGGTAAGGTCAGTCACCAGCTCGCCACGGAAGTAAAGCTCGGCCTTCAAAGTGGTCTGGCAATCTCCATTGTGGAAACTGGAACCGGTACTGGAAGTGACCTTGACCGTGTAACCGGCGATGATTACCTTGCGAACCGTGAATGTATCGTAGCTGGAGGTGGCCGCAACCGCGTAGTTACACCTCAGTTCAAGAATTCCGTCCTCGCTCCAAAGAGTAGAAAGCGGCTGAACCGTGTAAGTGTAACTCGTTGCGCCGGATATATCAGTCCATACCCCTTCGGAATTCTTGTACTGCCACTGGAAAACTGCCTCGTCCGGCGTGAAGTTTTTGCAGATTGCCGTAAGAACAAGCGTCTGCGGAGTGAAAGCATCGAAACCACTGTTGCCGCCCTTAATGACAACCATCGTGTCATTGCCTTCAATCTTAATCGTGCGGCCAATGACTTCGCGCTGTGCATCCTGAGAAAGATTATCCCAGTCAAGGGTCACGTCACTTCCGAACGTCACGGAACCGGCGGCAGTCCACCGAATGTTGTTGTTCGCCAGGTAGCCGGAGCCGTCCACACGGAGAACAAACGAATTCGTCCGCGTGCCGATGCTTCCGTTGCCGTCATAATTCAGCTTCAAGAGGGGGTTCTGGATGGTGCCACCAATACCGCCACGGCTGAACCAGGCACCGTAATCGTCAGTAGTGTCGAGTACGGAATCGGTAGGTTGGTACTGGGTGACAACCTTTCCAGATTCAAGCTGGAAGGCAGACACACAAACCTCGTCCGCATAGGGAACGAGTGTGTCGGCGGCAATTACAGATGCGCTCTCGGAAATCGAATCTTCGTCAGCATCGGCGAACGTGGGCGTGAGCGTGAATGTCAAAGATTCAGACGCAAGGGCGGGTGTAATCACCTCAAATGAAACCGATTCACGTTTCCAGGCATTTAGTTCGTGGGCTTCGATATATACCGTTCCTATCAGGAATCCATTCTGCTGGATGGAGAGCGTCACCGGCTTCTTCGCGTTCACCCAGAACGAGAGGCAATACTGCTTGGCTATGTGCGAGTTAAGCCACGAAGAAGTCTGGGCCGTGACAGTCGCGCCGCCGGTCAGCTTGTACATCTTTCCTACCCCGGTCGGATTGGTGATTGTGGTGTCCTCAGCACACGCACCGGAGATTGTTGGCGACAGGGAGTTAATGAAAGCGTTGCGATGAATCTTACCGGCATAGAAGGTGGAGCCAAACCCATTCTCGTCCCCCGCCGTCAACGTACCCGATACGTGTGCCGAGCCGGAGGTAAATAGTTTCTGGAGATAACCGCCATATCCATCCAGCCGCCCGAACACCGGATCAACCATTCCAGTCAACCGGCCAAGGCGCATCTGAGAAGCATCGCCGAAATTGGCAACGCTGGAAAGAAGGATGATATTGAAATCGGCAATCCAGACCTCATCATTGTTTTCGAGATCTGGAAGAGCTATCTTGACCGAACGAAGATGTCGTCCAGACCAATCTACCGTAATCGCGTGAAGCTTGTACTGCCAACTTGTCGTAACGGCAACATCAACTGTTCCGTCAACACGCACACCGTCAACATATTCCAGGGATGCCGTTGCGGTGAGTGATTTTGATGCCTTAATCTTGTAGGAAATCAGCACGCGGTTCGGATTGGCCACGTACTTATAGAAATCCTGCTTCAGCTTCACCGTCCCTTCGGTTGAATTCTTGGTGATGTGAAGGATGCGGTTATTGTCGTTCTGGGATTTGATATACTGGAGGGTTGCAAGCTGCGGGTTCTCCAGGATATACTGCGTCTGTGGGTCTTCATTGTTCACAACGCCCAACGAAACCGGCCATGACAAGCTCGCATTGCGCCCAATCCCGTCAATCACATCCATATACGGAGCCTCGCTGTCACTTGCCGTCAGATAGAGTGCGCCTGAACGATCGGTATCAAAAAGGTTCGTGACGCGAGCAAAGTCGAGAATCTGGGAGGAGGAAGGCGCATCTCCTTCCAGGAGGGCACCAACGAAGTACGGCTGTTGACTATTGTCAGACAAAGTATCGACACCGGTTTCCAGGACGGCCATCAACGAATAGATTACGTTCTGCCCGTCAAAATACTGTCGTCTAACTATGTCGCCAACGTGAAGTCCTTGCGTCTTTTTTGAATCAGAGCGCAAGGACACCTTGAACTGTCTATAACTGAATACTGCCATATTACACCAATTCGGTTACAAGGTCTCCTGAGCAAGAATCGCTCACCCAAAGAGAGCCGTTAGTTACTGACATTTTCTGCACCTCCAGCTCGTACACCCTCATCTTCTTGCGCACAGTCAAGCTGTCGAAGGTAGCCTCATAGCCACCGTACAAAGTATCACTGAGGATGGCCCAACCAGAACCGGCGAAGCCACTGGAGAAGGCCGTAGTGCTAAGAGAGCCGGTAAAGGTCGTGTTGCCATTAAGGTGCATTCCTCCAGTCACACCCTCAATGAAAACCGCATCGGCAAACATCAAGGCGTTCTCAATTAAGCGAGTTTTGTAAGTATTGCTGATGATTGAGAATGCCGTACCCTCGACAGGCTTCTTGAACGTAAAGAACTCCGCATTGGCATCCACCGTGTCGAAGTTAACGCTGGCAGAGTATGCGAGGTTCAGGTTCTTAAATAGCGAGGTGGTCGGAGCCAGATATATTTGAACTGGAAGGTTGACTGTGTGGCTGTTCTCGGAGTTGTCAACGTAGGTGTACGGAAGGCCGAGAACGAACTTGGCCGAATCGTTTGTGATGTACGGGCCGGTAGTGCTTCCCAGACGAATCCGATGCGAGGAAACAAAACCGCAATCGCTTCCGTCCACATAATAGGTCTGGATGACGGTCGGCCCGGCGTTTCCACAACCGGCCTGGAATGAGTTGGGGAAGTTGCCATCGCCAAACGGAGACACCATATTATAGGTGCCTGCGGCGTTCTTGATGGCCGTCTGAAGAGCTATGTAGTTCGTGGCCGTTGATCCGTCAACGTCACCAAGATTCAGAACCATTCCAGGCGCAGAGAGCGAAACGATGTCGGTGGTGCCGGTCTTAACCTTCAGGATGTACTTGTCCTTGAACTTGAAACCCTTCTCATTCTTGATATGTACGTTCTCATCCAGCTTCAGATACGCGATGGTAGAATCGTTCTCGTCAACGTAGGTGTAGAACCACTTCGTATTGTTGGCACCAAGCTCAAACCCGTTCAAGGCCACCAGCTTACCACCGACATTATAGTCGCCGTCAACAGTCAAGTCGCCGAATACGTGCAGGTCTTTTGTCTGCCAATCAACTGTCGGCAAATTTGAGTTGGCCGCATGATAATAGATGCTGGAGACATTGCCAGTGACGTTGTAGATTTCGTTATCGTGAGCGAACACCTTCCCGGACTTGAATGTAGAAGCAACTACATTTCCGCTGAACTCGACATCAGAATAGGTGGTTTTCAGCTTTCCGTCAACGGCATCCACGTAGAGGATATGGTTATTTCCAATATAGATACCGGCAGTGCTGAGTGTGAGCTTACCGCCAACGCTCGCATCATCATCAACGCTCAGGTTTCCGAACACGCTGGCCGTATTGGTCGATACATCATCTACGGTCGTTCTGGTAACTGTGAAGATGGCCACATTCCCAGCACCGGCCACGAATCCATACTTGGCATTCAATGCGCCGGTCATTGAATCGCCTGTGCGGGCAACATAACCGATACCAGTCTCGCCTCCACCTCCTCCAGCTCCACTTGCGCTGATTGCATTGATAATGGAGTTGGCGAAAAGATATGCAGAATTCTTGGTGAGAATGTCGGTATATGCAGCCATCTGGGTATTGATAGCTTCTGCGTCAATCTCACCGCCAGGAGTGGTCGGAGGGTTGGTCGTTACGTCAGGTACATCAACCTGGCCAGCCGCAACCATCCCATCGTACAGCCTTGTATAAAGGTCGTACAGTACGGAAGTCGGATCGAGCGTGCTCGGATCAAAGTTGAGTTGTGCTGCTGCCATTATTTCTGTACTTTAACTTTATTGGTAAGGAATCCTGAGTGGGCTGACTTCCAAGCCGCAATCTTCGCCTTCATAGCGATAAAATTCGGAAGCTGGGTGACAAGGGGTTGCGGGCCCATCATAGTGGTGGTCTGAGCCTGGGAGAGATAGCCTACGATGTCGGAAAGAACATCGGCCAGCTCACCACCCAGGACAGCATCATCGGTTCCGCTTGTAGAGCCAAGATGAACGGTGCCGTCTTCGACCTGAACCTTGGAGCCGCCCATCTCAATGATAACCTTGTTATCGTCCAGGGTGATTTTAGCGTCACCGTGGACGAACTCAATCTTGTCCTTGTTGATTTCGGCGGTACTGTCATCATCACCGGCGGTCACTTTCTTCTTCTCGGTGTCAAGCACCTCGGTCATCGTATTTTCATCGCCGTCAGTGACCTCAGTGGTTATCTTGTCCTTCTCATAAATAGTCTGGGAATGAACACCGGTTTCCTCCAGCTCGTCAATATCAGGGCCGTCCTCGGAACTGGCATCGAAATCCTCACGTTCCTTGACCTCGATGACAACCTTATCGTGAGAATCAAGCTGGATGAGGTCAACGTGTGAGAACATCGTGACATACTCAACGCCGGAGGCCGGATCACGAACAATCGTCACGTCAGAATACAACTTAGGGATAATTACATATCCCTTTGTGTTATCCTGGATGGCACTCAGATATACGTTCTCGTGAAGTCCGGCATCGGGGTTTTCGGATGCGTCAACAACAGAGCTGACATATTCCTGAACATCGATTGTACCGGCAAACTCGCCGTCAAGGTGTATGGCCTTCACATAACCGACTATCTGTCCGACATCATACAATTTGCCGGCCTTATCAGCAATGCCATGTAAGGCGATCCTTTGAATCGCCTCACGAATGGTTGCGTTCGAGCCCGCACCGGTATGACCTTTTTGATTGCCCATTATTCAGTGCCAGAATCCTTATCCTTGTCGCGTGAAATGCAGTACGGCATCTTCAAGGTCTGCTTGTACCCATCATTCACACCGAACTTGGTAGTTATTTCTTCTATCAAATAATAGCCGTTTTTGGCCGTGAATCGGTTATCAAGAAGGTGAATTTCCATACCAGATTTCAGCCCAAGATCACCCATAATTGTCAGGGAACCATCAATGCCATTCGAGTTGTAGGATTCGAAATATTTGATAGCATCCTGGAGTAAATCATCGTGGGAGATACCTATACGCGGGGACGCATACGGAATGATATTATATGAGGACAGGTCAACCTTCTGGTTGGATTTGCCAAGTACGGTGGCACCGGCCTTCAAAGCCTTCTTGGAAAGGGTCGTCTCATTAAGAACCTGGTATTTATCATTACCATCGTTCTTCTCCCAGTCATAATCTGGATTCAAACGTATGGTGATATGATATTGCTTCCCCTTCCCTTCAATGGTGTCCCAGGACGTTGCTTCTACGGCCAAGAAATTCTTGTCCGTATTCATCGTGGTCAAGCCATTGTTGGTAACGTGGTAATCAAACCTGACTTCCGGTATCTTTGAGGAATCCTGATTGATCTCTGGAATGGAATCACCATTCAGCTTCGAGAAGTAAGACCACCCAACTGCAAGATACGGCTCGGAGCCATCGCTTTTGATGAAGGAGTATAACCGCGCATTCTTCGCCCAAGTCGTAAGAACATCAGCAACCGTAAAATCTTTAGGAATGCTGGTCTTTACTTCGATATTTTTCGACTTCGGATATAACTTCAGACCGGCCTTTTGAAGAAGGTCGTCAGTCAGTATGTCCGTAATTTTATAATTCTTCACCCTGGTATGAGCAGGGCAATTGATTTTCTTCAGGTAACTGGCAAGGTCTTCACATTCCAGCTCTATAGGATCATCGATACTGCATTTCGTAATGTAGCCATCGAACATAATACAGCTGGAAGAGTTAGATGCCTGCGGACACATCGACTTTTTATAAGTCTCACGAATCGCGGAATCATTGAACACAGTCTTCCCTTTTGCGCTCGTCTTGGCAAATTCCGCAATCTCGGATGCACTATATCCATCCATATCGTGCAAATAGCCAAGACGAATCCGAATACGCTGGCCAACCTTGAAATCGCTGACACCAGCACGCCTCGTAGTATTCCGCGTAACCATCACCAGGCCGCCATCCTCAATAGACACGCTAACGCCGCTTGCGACATCTTCTATGTTCGTCTGGGTAACGGTCTCACGGATAACCGTACCGCGAGGGAATTTCACCTTCGCGGTATTAAACAGCTTCTTGTAGGAATCTACGATCTCGATTTCCTCCACCTCAGTAAGCATCTTCATCTTCGACACTTCCGTAGGCTCATTAACCAAGCTCTGGCCTTGTTCCTGCTCCCATACTTGAATGAGACAGGCAAGTATCACAAAGCCGCGATTTTCTTGAACTATCTCACTCATATTAGATATGGTTGCTTATCCACATTATGCCTTTGTTCCGTTCCTTACCATCGGTAAGCTGGGTGGTTTCTGATTTTCCGGTCTCAACCTCTTTCTTCTTCCTTTCCAGGAGAGACTTATACCAACCGGAAAGATCGGTGTTTGCAAGCGCATCGTTCAGTGCAACAATAGTGTCTGCCGTGATTTGAACGTTGTCGCTCGGCTCAACCGCCACGCAGGTAATGGTGTACGGCTGGATATTCTTGAAGGTCTGCGATTCAAGCTTGAAATCCTGGATGATGATGTTGTCAACACCGAACTGCTTGAACAGAAGATGATTTACCTGAACCACTCCGTTGTACTGGCAAATCTTGATGAGCCGCTTCACATCGTCCTGCGGATAAACGCCTGGAAGGTTGGAATTAATGGCACCGCTTATGGAGAAGCAAATGTCACCACCGGACACCAGCTCTTTCCTCGTATAATCGCGGCCTTCAACTTTGTTGAGGATCACGTTTTTGGATGTGGTCTGGGAAACCTGCGGGGTAACGTCATAGAAGAAAATCTGCTTCGATTTGACAGTCCTCTTCGTAGGCCCCTCCATATACGTTATATCCATAGGCTCCTTAACCTTGTAGCTAAGGATAAGGGCTTCAGGAACAAGTCTGCCGAAAGCGTCAAGAGCGTTCACCTGGTCGTTGCTATCCTCCAGCTTCAAAACACCGAGACCGCTGTCAACCTTCTCACCGGCATCTATGATTATTTGGCTATTAGCCGCCTGGTTCTCCAGAATGTTCTTGCGTCTCTCGCGGTCGGCCTTAATTTCAGCCTGCCGCGCCTCGTTCTGGGATTTGATTTCATCGATGGCTGTCCGAACGTTCTTGTGGCCAAGCCACCTGAAGGCTGCATTCACGTAACCGCTACCAATCTCCAGGGCGACATTTGCATAATGTTCTGCAAGCTGAAAGCCGATTCGCTTTGCGGTGTGAACAATCACATTCTCGTAGGCACGCTCACTCTTATAGTAAAGCATCCCATCGCGGTTCTGGAACCTCGCATAATATGTGTTGCTGGAGAGTATGTTCTGCGTTGCAGCACCTACACTCCAGACAACGTGCTCCCAAGGAAGCAATTGACTTACCGGTATAGCCATTTTATACTAAGTTGGCGGCGTTGGCATCGAAGTCTGCCACAACCTCGATAAGTGCCTGGGCCATTTGTTGTTTCAAGTTGTTCACCGTTGCAGCAACATTCGGGTCGCTCATATCAACGGACTCTACGTTCATCAGGTTCTCGATCTTGACAATAATCTGCTTCGGCGTTGCAGACTGGGAACGATACTGATTTGTGTAGCCATTATTATTCGTTGGCGTTGGTGTAGGCGTAGGAGTTGGTGTCGGGGTGGTTCCACCAAGCTGATTCTGAAGTGCTTCAAATTGTCCCTGCGCATTCATTACGCCAAGGCCAGGTATCTGAAGACCATTGAAGTTAACTCCCTTCCAAGCCTCATCTGCGAAATATCCAGCAAGTAACGGCTTAAGTTTGTCGTTCATCGAATTGTAAACGGCAAACAATGAACTCATTACACTGTTAGCAATTTCAAGGGCATCTGCGGAATCCTTAAAACCATACTTAGGGTTTGTCGGGTCGAGATAAATGTCATTAACCCTTTGAAGCCACTCTTGTGTCCCAAAACCCCTTAAGAATTGCATTCCGGGATCGCCAAACACAGAAGGAAGCCACTGTTCAAGAAGTCCTTGGTTAACGGTTCCCTTCGTCTCATACTCTTCCATAGCATCTGTCAATGCCTGGAAAGGAGCCATCAATTGTTCGGCAATTGGTTGCCAGAACCTCACATATCCAGGGATAGTTTGAATGTCGTTCCACGACATCTTCTTCAAACTATTGAATTCAGGATAAGCAAGGTCAGGATTAGCCTCAGGTATATATCTTGAACGGGCACCGGCCAAATATGTCTTTGCCAAAGACGCATTCTGTGCTCCGATTATATTATTTGCCAAGAACTGTTGAAGCGCAACAGCACTCGGATTTTCTACGTCTGCCGCAAGTCTCGCAAGCGTTACAGAAGCAGCATCGACCTGATCAAGCCTGTGCATCAGGTCAATGCCCTCCCAAGTGGCAGATGCGCGTTCTCTTACTGTATAAGAATCGCCGTGTGCTCTATCGGTTACATATTTATCTCTAAAGGATTCGCTATAATTACCAATATTCGCTGCGCCAAGCGTTGAAGCGATTCCGCGCATCAGTTCCGCACTTCTTCCTTGTTCGAGCCAAGTTTTGAATGTTTCACCGCCTGGAGTTTCAATAAACGGTTTAGAGTTGTCCTGCTCGCCACCCTCTTCACCATTTTTAGCCCTCCAATATCTACGATACAAATCGATAGACATTAAAAGCTTTTCATTCTGGGTATGGAGCTGGCTATTGACAATTCTCATATTGCCAATCAAAACACCATCAACGGTGTTCATATTAAGCTTCTCCAGACCAAGAGAACGGAAAGACGCAGACCATTCACGAGCCGCTTTTGTTGCTTCCCACTCACTCTCAGCAATTTTATAAAGTGCCAGGCCAACTGCTGTGAAAACACCAAGAACAGCACCACCGGCAACACCAAGAGTGCTCAAAATGGCTGGAAGCTTTGCACCAAGTGCCATACCGCCAATTGAACCGGCAATACTACCGATCATACTCGCAGTACTTCCTTCTTCTCCAATTTTTGCTCCAAGAACAGCACCACCAACTCCTCCAAGCATTGTTCCGAGACCACCAACAATAGGTGCTGCCTTAATCCTTGCATACCTACCCCATACAGCCATACTGTGCTTCCGGTGGGCACCAATCATTCCAACACCTCCAGCACCACCAACGCCTGTAGAAGCATTAAGCGCATTGTTCGCACGAACAACACCCCACATACTTTGACCAAGGTTATTGAACCGAATGGCAAGCTGCCCGATTTTAGCCGCACTCGTTCCAATATACCGGCCAAAATTCAGCAATGCGTTAACTGCACGAAGTGGAACCAATACGAGCGATAGGACAAGCTGCATTTTCAGCCACAGCTTGATAATCGGCTCAAACATTTTGTACAGTTTAAGCAGAACACCGCTTACATCGAACAATGTTTTGGCCAGATCAGCAATTGTGAGACTGAATCTCTTAATAAGGTCAATCGTCTCCTGAGATTTGAGGCCAGAAATTACTGAATTAAGAGCATCCCTTATAGGCCCCTCCAAATCCTCAAACGCCTGCATACCAGCCTCCGTAAATGAAGACGTAAGCTGATACCACAAGCCCTGGATAGTATTCTTCTTGGCCTCTGCAAGCCGAGCAGACATACCCTCAGACATAAAGTTCTCTTCAATGATCTCATTCCACTTATCAACGTGCGCCGCCAACGCAGATGCACCGGAAGCAGCCGTTTTATGGAAGAGCTGACCAAATTGACCGAGAGTAAGATTCCTGGCATTAAGTTCCTGGAAGAGTTCAATGAGCGGCCTAATTCTGCCATTCTCATCAGTTCTGGAAATTCCCAGCTGTTCCCACATCGCAGCTTGCGCCTTCGTAGGCTTTGCGATGTTGAGAGCCATTGTACGCAGAGTTGTACCGGCCTGAGAACCCTTGATACCGGCATCGCCCAAAATACCGATTGCAGCGGTGGCCTCTTCGAACGAGGTTCCATTTCTGGAAAGGAGTGACCCAGCGTACTTGTAGGATTCAGCAATCTCCATCAAAGTCGTATTGGACTTCGTGAAGGTCATCGTCATAATATCAGCCGCCCGGCGAACCTGGTTCGGAGAAATGCCGAAGCCGGTCATAATGTTGGTCACAACATCGGCAGTCTCTCCCAGGTCATTATCACCCACAAGGGCAATATCAGCAATAGGACGAATAGACTTGTTGATTGCCTCGATGTCGAAACCAGCCATAGCAAGGAACTTGGAAGCATCCGCAACTTCTGGTGCCGTAAATTTCGTCTCGACACCCACATTACGGATGATGCGCTCCATACCCTTGAAGCGGTTCTCGAATGTAAACGGATTCTTGTCATGCGCCCCCAAGATATTCTTGGTGGTCTGCATTAGATTGTTGTATTCGGTAGCGTCCTTGATGACGTTGCTGACGAGCGTTCCTATACCGGCGATACCATAGGCGATGCCCATACCTTTGACGAAATCAAAGACACCAACGCCACCAGTATCAATGAGAGTTTGACCGAGAGCCTGGTAACGGACGTTTCCTCTTCCAGTCCGTGCGCCGCGATTTGATATAAGGGCCCGCTTTCCTGCGTTCGTAGCCTTTTGTGCTTTCTGAGTGTTTGCGCCAGCCGCACCGCCACGCCTTCCACCTCCAGGAATTACCGCCGTGCCTCCAGTGCTTTTTACAGCAGCGGACGAGCTACCACCAACCACGCCTCCAGCAACAAGGCCGGAAGACTTCATTCTCGTTTCAAGCTGGGTGAGTTTGCCGAGAAGCCGGTCGATTTTCTTCTCTGCCTGGCTCGTGTTGATCTGGATGACAGGTGCTTTCTTCGACCACGTAGCAAAACGCTGGTTTACGGCGTTTATCTGGCTATTAAGTTGATTGAATTGGTTGCGGGCCTGTTGTAAATTCTTAGTAGCCGCTACGAAACTCTCTATGGACGCAACGGCTTGCTGGGAAACGACATTTATATCGTAATTTACAACGTAATTATCACCAGGCATTATATAATGACTTTTATGAAAGAATAGCTCCGATAACTATCTTTTGGTTACGGAAAAGCCTCACTACCGTGAGGTAATGAGGCTATTTCTTGGTCGTTGAGGCTAAAGCTGCGAGAGAGTTTGCCGCCTTTATTTGCACTTGGTGAGCATCAAACCATGCCGCATCGTTGGCGAAAATGGCGAACTCTTCTTCTGACAGCTCTTCGATTTTTACAGCTGGGAAGTAATGTCTGATGTAAATCGTGAAGTGACGGAGATAATCATCGTCCGCTACTTTCCAGCTTTCGATAAATTTACCAGACGACCGTTGCGGGCCTCGATGACCTTGGCGAACTGGTTCATGGTGCCGAACAGGAACATATTGTCATCGTTGACAAGTTCGATGTCGCCGTCCACGAAGCAGTCTTTCGCAAGCTGGCGCATTGCGGAAACCTGGTCTTTCTGGGAGGCCGTGATGTACTTGCTGAACGCGGCGAGAGACGGTTGCTGGAAGTAGCCGACATAGTGCTCCTTCTCATCGACATCAGGAATTCCGTACACGAGAAGAGGGAAAACAGCCTTCAGTTTCTTGGTCTCTTTCAGTTCAGCGACCTTCTTTTCGATCTCCTTCTGGAGCTCCTTCGGGAGTTCGAGCATTTCGAGTTCTTCGTTCATAACTTTGATGTTAAAATTAAACTATATCTGTAAACGAATAGAATAGCTGGAAACTCTCGGTTTTCAAAAACACGAAAAAGGGAACGGATTTTCACCGTTCCCTCCCGACATTAGTTTAATTTGAGCAGTTATGGAGCGAAAAGCAGCATCAAATAAACTTAGGCGACCACGATGTCGAACGGGTTCAGGTCGAACTCCTTGGTCAGAGTGGTATCGTCCTGTTCTGCCTCGAAACCGTCTTCGTTGAAGATACAACCCTTCAGGGTCACAGTTTCGGTAGTCCAGTTGTCGGTACCAAGCTCGTTGGCGAAGGAGATCACCAGGTCGAACTCGCCGATGTTGAACAACGACCCGGCCAGAGCGCGGAGCTGTACCTGGGTGTTGTAGTCCATTGTGATCGATGCAGTGCATTCGGTGTTACCGAAGCCACGGTTGACGACCTTGCCGCCCAACCCATAGTTGTTTCCGATGTTGCGTTTCTTGTTCCACTTGATTGCGGTTACGCCACTGAGGATAGTAGGGTTAGCATTGTTCGACCCGGTAAGTGCCGGAGCCGTCAACTCAATCATTGCCCAAGAGTAGGCTACGTTGTTGATAATTGTTGGCATTTGCTACTACTGTTTTAGGATTGGGAAAGAGCGAAGCCTTCAGTTACCTCGATGGTCTTGGCGGTGCCAAGAGGAATCAGGGTGTACTTCAGGATAAGCTTGTCGCTTTTCAGGACGTTCTGGTCGGCGGGAATCACGATGGAGCCGATGCCGCTCACTTCCTCTGCGCTGACCATTGCGTTCAGCACGTCAGAAACGAGGTTGGTGAAGATCGCAATCTGAGCCGTAGAGAGATGACCGTTTGCAGGGTCAACCTTCAGAGGTGCGTTCACGTAAGGCAGGAGAGCCGCACGGACGACACGGCGAGACTTGTTGATCACGCGGTTGCGGGACAGGGTGCGATAGTCGCCATCGCTGGCGGTACGGTCGCTGGAGAAGTACACGTGGCCTTCAAGACCAGCGTACTTGACAGGGAAGATGTAACCCTTGTCCTCCAGAGCATCGAGCTGAGCCTTGGTCAGCGAATCGTAGTCGGTCGTGCTGGCGAAGTGTCCGCTGGAAACGGTGAGGTCGCCGAAGCCGAATTCGATGCCACTGAAGAAGTCGCGGAGGTCGTGCTGCTGTACCCAGCCGATGGATTCACCTACGCTGCCAAGAACGAGCTCGGCGAGGGCGAGGCCAACGGTGCCAACCGGGGCGTGACTGGTCATACCTATCTGCATAGCAGCCACGTTGCTGTCAACGTCCTGAGCGAGCAGAACAGAGACATAACGGTGAGAACCGATGATGGTAGGAATCTGGCTGAGAGCCACGGTAGCCTGAGGATCGGAAGCGGTCTTTACGTTGCCGGTGTTGGCGTTCAGGAGAACCACGAGCGGGGCGTGATAGTTGTTCGCCAGGTCGTTGGCTGCGGTCTGGAGATCAGCAACCATCGTCTCGACCACGTAAGGATCGGTAGCGGGAGTAGAGCCTGCCTTCCACAGCATCTGCTCAGTCCATACGCCGATTTGACTGATCTGGCCCTGGGCGGCTTGCTGCATCTGACGCAGCGCGTTCCAGTTAGAGGAGCAGTCGGCGAACATCACGAACAGACGGCCCGAACCACCCAGACGGGTGAAGAAGTTCTTTATGTGGTAGTAAGCCACACCGTTCAGGAGATAGTCAGCGGAAGTGGAGGCAGTGAGTTCAGTCCAGGCGGCGATACCGGCTTCTACAGCATCGTCAATCGAGTTGAGCTCGACAACGGTGTCCTGAAGCTTGGAAGCGGCAGCGGAGCCCGGCGTGGTGCTCCAGAAATTGGAACGACCACTGATGTCAAAGAGGAGACCGCACACCTTTTCGGAAAGATTGACAACCGAAGTTCCAATGTTTCCGTCAGAGTCAGTCATAAATACACCACCAAGTGCCATTGCTTATACTGTTTTTAAGATTTGTAATACGGGTTTTTGAAGAGAACGGCCCTACTTCCATTCGGAGCACCGGAAGCCTTCAAGAATGCGCCACCACGCGGAGTGACATACAGTTCAGGTTCGTCTGGATAAAGAGCCAGAACTTTCTTTGCGTAGTCTGGAATCTCTGAAACCTCAACCGTCTTCTCGGAGATCACCTTACTCTCCTGTACAGGAGCTTCAACTTCAGCCTTTACCGAAGCTGCGGGCATCTCTTCCTTTTTTACTGTTTTCTTCTGTGCCATAGCTGTTTTGAATTGAAAATGGGAGTGGAGTTGTTATGCCCCCACTCCCAGGTTTTCACTTTTGTTCCCTAAGAACACTTAGCTGATCGTCACTACGCAAGTTGCGGTGATACCGTCAACGGTAGCGGTGATGTTGGCAGAGCCAGAAGCAACGCCAGTCACCTTACCGTTCTGGTCAACGGTGGCCTTCGTAGTGTCAGAGGAAGCCCAGACCACATTCTTGTAAGTGGCATCAGCGGGGGCGATGGCACTTACCTTCAGGGTGTCGTCCGAAGAACCGGCGGCAACGGTGAGGGTGCTCTTGTTCAGGGTAACGCTGGAAACGCCGATCTTGTAGGTCGTCCAAACAACGATCTCGGAAGGAAGAACGATGTTCACGTCCACCTTCATACGCATCTGGAAGAAGTACAGCTCGGAGTTGGCCTGGAGCTGGGAAATCTTCACGCTCTCCTGATCGGTGGCGTAGTCGCAACCGAGCCAGAGGCAGGAATCCTCACCGCTGGAGAACTTACCGAGGGCGATGGTGTTCTCAGGAACGCCGTCAATCACGACCACGCGCTTACCACGGAAGCGATAGCGGTTGACTTCGGTGTTCTCGGTGTACTTCACGTCCTTGCTGGAGAGGTACTGGTCGTACAGATCCCACAGCTCCCAGCCCATCACGAAGCAAAGCTTCGAGTTCTTGCGGAGCTTCTTGGGGCAAGCCTGCCACATGGAGAAGAGGGCAGCTTCGACCTTTGCACCGGTATCGAGGGCGGTATTACCGGCCAGGATAACCTTTCCGGTAGCCTCCTCATTGCTACCGGCCTCTGCGCCAAGGTTGGCGAGAACGCGGGCCATGAAACCATCGAAGTACTTCATCGGGCCAGCCTCGCTTTCGCCACCGATCGCAACATTGTCGTTGCTGTCGGAAACAATAGCGGTCTTTCCAGAAGGAGTGGCACCACCCTTACGGGAGCACCAGATGGATTCGCCGATATACTGGTCTTTCTTGTCAACCAGGAGACGGAGCATGGTGGACTGCACCTTGGGATCGAGCTCACGGAAAATGAGCTGGCCGTCCGGCTGGAAGGGCTTCCAGTAGTCCTCGAAGTCACGAGGGTTGAACTCCAGATAGACCATGAAGTCCTGAGGCTCCAGATAACGCTCGGTGAACGTGTACTGGTTGAAATCTGCGCTGGAGTTTCCACCATGAGTAGAGGTGGGAGTAGCAACGTTGTCCTGGATGATCTTACCGAGACCAACGTGAGGCAGGGTCAGCTTATGCTGGATGCCGGGCTTGATGTGAATCAGACCTTCGGCATAGGTGTCATTACCCTGCATAGTGTACACAAGGAGGTCTTCAAGAACCTCACCTGCATACGAATTCGCGGAATAGTGAATTGTTGCCATTATTACTGTTGATGATTAGAATTTCTTGAACTCGAACTTCTCACCAACGACCTTGTTGACGGCCTCAGCCATCTTTTCCTCGGCGGTTTTCAGGGCCTCTTTCGCAGCCTCTGCGTTGGCGGGATCATTTGCAATTTCCTTGGTGATTTGCTTGCGCTCCGGGATGGAAGCGAGAGTGTCTTTCACCAGGTCGAAGTTGGAATGGGCCATTTCAGACCATTTGGCCTTGGAAGCCTCGTCAATTTTGCCTGCTGCAACAGCAGCATCGATGGTAGCAGTGATCTCGGCTTCCCTGGCTGCGGCCTCAGCGTCCTGGTACACTTTGAGAGCGTCCTGAGCCTTCTGAAGCTCTTCAGCGGCGTTGGCTGCCTCGGCCTCCTTGCCAGCGTACTTCACCTTCAGAGCCTCCAGCTCGTCCTTGACGGAATTCAGCTCGGCAAGCTTTGCCTGGGCATCCTTCAGGGCGGCCTCAGCGTTCTGAAGCTCGGTAACGCGTGCAGTGACCGGAGCCAGCTCCGTTTCCGCAGAGAATCCAAGTTGTGCGGCTACCGCAGAGAAATTTTTTGTTTCCATTGCTGTAACTTGATTTGATTGGATTTGTTGTTCTTCTGAATTATGAATAGCCGACATCGCTTCCACGAGTTTATTCACGTCAACTTCGTTCATCACGGAGCTGAAGGCTTCACGGAGCGATTTTTTGTCGGTAATACCTTCGATGGAATTCTTCACCTTGTCCTGAACCTGCTTCGAGGTCTTGATAACATGGTCTTTCGCAATGAAGCCACGCTTGACGGCCTCCTTTGCAGTGAAGTAGGTGCCATCCTCGTTCTCACCACCATTCATAATGGCTTCAACCTCTTCCTTCGAGAGACCGAAACGCCGCTGATAAATAGTGGAAAGCTGGCTCTTGAACGCGTCAATCATCTGCTTCACACTGGGGTCATCGGTGTCCTCGCTGTAATAGAAGGGATTGTGAATCATCAGAATGGAATAGTCGTGCATATAGAGGTTGTCACCGGCGGCCCAAATGACACTGGCCATAGAAGCGGCGATACCCTCAATCACGCAGTCCACCTCAATAGGGCAACCCTGAATGATGGAAAAGGTGCTCATACCATAAAGGATGGAGCCACCCTCAGAGTTAATGAGAACAATAATCTTACTCGGCTTCACGCAGTCCTGGAGCCAGAGGAATTCTTCGTTGAAACGCTGGCAGGAATCGTGATACACCGAATCGAAGAAGCGGATGACTGCGGGCTTGTCTTGGATAGCCTCGCCAACCACATATTTCAGTTCACTTGTGTTCATCACAAAATATCGTTTTGAAAAAGAATAGAATCGGATTTATTAAATGGTTGATTTTTATTCCGGCTCCGTAAACCCAGCTGCAATATCGTCTTCAGGGTCATGGTGGTCTCCGTGGTCTTCAGGACGAATACTTTCATCCTGGTCGCTATGGTTCGTGAACGGAGGAATGACAACATGACAGTCAACGTAATCGGCGTAACGATACCCGGAATATTCGTTGAACCAAATCTGGTAATCTATCCAGTAAGGCTGGAGGCCATCATCAAAAGAAAGCGGCTGATCCCAATAAGCAAGCTGAAAACGATTAACAAGGGCTGGAAAATCTGCCTTATGAGCTTGAATAGCTGCATTGACCTTATTGAACACCTTCAGTCCATCCAGCTCCACAACCTCATCGCTGTTGTTCAGACGATTCAAGATGTAGTGGATTCGCATCGTACCCTTACCCTCACCGATGCGGGACTGGCCCACATTGTAATACACGTTAATATAATGTATGAGGACGGCTGGGAAAGCAAGTGCATATTCTTCGTTGTGCTTGCTGTTCTTGATACGGGCCAGCTGACCATTGTCGAACTTAATTGTCTTGAAAAGAAGCGGGCTGTTCGGATCGTTGTCATCAACCCGAATCTCCGACAATATTTTCTTCACGGCGTAATACGCTTCTACAAGCGCATTAACACCAACCGCCTCTTCAATGGTCTTAACGCCGGTAGAGGTAACGACCTCTTCCTGCTCAACTACCGCCTGGGCGACTTCTTCTTGTGTCTTGCTTACTATCATTACGGCAAACCAGCAAAAATCTTTGGTGTCAATTCCTTTATCTTTCTATCAAGCACCGTTGAGTGCCCGATGAATTGTCTCTGTATGCTGCGCCTCCCAGTATTACCGTAGGTGTAAGTACCGCTTGGCGCATTATGAACCGCCGCATAACAAAAACCCTTATGCCTGGCTGCGGTCAAATATTTTGATGGGTTCGTGTAAATCCGAACACCACCCTTGTTCGGCCCAGGCGCATCGTTCAGGTACTTCCATTCGATCGAATTCATCATCGTGCCGGTCTCCCTGAGGATTTCGTGCTTATAGTTCCGCTTCCTCGGTTTCCATGTGCGCGAACCGCTCGTGTTCAGCCGGTGCATATCGAACGACTGCTTGAATATGTCAACTGCGGCCCTGGCAAGTTCGACCTCAAAATTCCATACATTCAACTGGAAGCGGTGAGAGGCGTGCATCCATTGCTGCACGAACATCTCAGGTTTCAACTGTATGCCGCCCTTCTTAGCCATTCAGGTATTTCTCCTTTATCCGTTGAACTATCTCGGCCAGCCTGCCGGAATCGTTCGTGTTCACTTGGAAGTAAGGATGCTCATCCGAGAATATCCTACCTCCCAAGGCAACGCTCTCCTTAAACGTTGGATTGAACCAGTCCGGCATCGAAGGAATCTTCAGCGCGGCATTCTGCACCTTATCCAGCTTGAAGTTCGCATCATCGACTTCAACCAGGTAGCACCGGCACTGATGTTCAATCGGCGGGATCAGCCATTCCGGGAAGCGGCTCTTCGGTGCCGTGAATCCTTCGTACTGGAGGTGCCAGGGACGCACACGCTCATCGCCCTGCGTCATATACATCAACTCCGTGTCAGCCGGTATCACCACAAGAGCATCGGCTATCATCATAGCATACTCAATATCCAAATTCTCAACATGGGCGTACTGAGAATTGTACGTCTTGCACACGCCTACAAGCAGCTCACGAATTTCATCTTCATCCAGCTCCTTCTCACGCGCCTCTTCAGCCACATTGTCTGCCTCGGACATCATCTGGTATTCCTCGGCAACGGCAAACTCTGCCAGGTTGTTGATTGCAGCTATAATAATGTCTGCGCGTGCGCGGTCGAGTTCGGAGAGACTTTCGAGGTTGGACTGGATGAGTTGTATCGCATCGTCCCACTCCATACCGAAGCCGTGAATCGCGTGGTGGATTGCGAAGTCGGCGCGAAGGGCCATAAGTTCCTCCATCACTTCCCAGGGCTCTTCCATACCGTCACGCTCGTCCAGGAAACGCTCGAAGATTGCGAGGATAGCAAGATATTCCTTCTCCTTATCCTCGTCCGAGATTTCAGGCACCTTCTGTGCAACGGCCCTGGAGAGTTCGTTCGCGCCCTTTAACGCCTCTCCCTTAAAAAATTTACCGCTTTTTCTCCCCTACGATGACCGTATCTTCGATAATACTCCTCGTCCGACATAATGTGATGGTCGTTTGGGCTTGTGGGGCCACCCACAGAACCACCGCCGACCCCATCCATAACATTAAGCTGCCGACCAACGACAATCCCAAAGTTTTTCTCAATTTCGTCAGCACTGACTTCATAACGCTCAGTAATAAATTCGTAGAGTTTAATCTGATCTTCATCAGACATTTCGATTTGCTTGCAGTACTTGAATTCGTTTCCAGCCTTCAAGAATCCCATTTTTACGAGCCTGGGGATTATCTGCTCGTTCATTATGTTCTCGATGGAATCGCGGTACGCCTCCACGCGGTCGCGGAAGATGTCTTGGTGCGCACGGGTTGCGCCAACATAAGACTGCGTAGCACCGGCCATAGATTCAGAACCGAGGATAAGGTTCGAGACATCACGGTCAACCATCGCAATAAGGCCGGTGAAGATGTGCTCTGAATTCGACATCGTGAATGTCTTGATGTCAATTTCATCATCCAGGCCGGTCACGATGACCTTATTGGTGGCTGCGCTGGCGATGTCATTTGCCAGACGCTTACGATCGTTGTTGTTGTCTGCCGCCGCCTTGCCGTGAATGATGGGCTGGCCGTAGGTGTGTGAGAAATTCACGTAGTTGGCCATCGTGAACTTCTTGGCAAGGATAGACGGGGTTGTGGCCGCGAAAAGACCAATGCCGCCGGTATCAATCAGGATGTAGTTGTCGCGGTATTGCTCATCATCAAAGCTCCAACCAGGAACCCAGCACCCAGAACGCTGGCAAATCCTGCGCTGGGAAGGATATATGTTGCGGCGTTCGACCTGATTTACCTGAGCCAGACGACCGGTAAGCGGGCAAATGTCAGGCATAATCTCGAAGCCGGTATAGCCGTACAGCTGGGCCTCGACAATGCCCCAGATAATCTTGGTAAATTCAGTTCCCTGGATTTTCTTGGTTTCCTCGTTGTCACGAACATACTTGCCCTTTTCATTCTGGTGGCAGAGCATATACCGTTCTCCGATAATCTGGGATTTGAGGGTTTCCAGGGTGCCCACGAGGTGCGCGTCCTGTTGTACGCACGCTTCGTAAAGGTCGATGAGCTTACTACGGTCATCGACAACAAAGCCGTTCTTCGCATCCTTCGGACGGATGGAGCGGAATCGGCAGTATCTCTCTATTTCACGAACATATTCCTGAATCGTCTTCTTGCTGGTGCGGAAAACAGCATCAAGCAATTCGAGATCAAGCTTCTCTTCGCTACTATTTGTTACTACGTCCATTGCAGCAATACGTTTTATTGAAGAATAGCTCAAAACCCCATTTTCAGTTTTCTAAACTGTGCTTTGAATATGCCGTTCCAGATTCGACTGATTATTAAGTCGAATTTTTGAATAATTGTAAGTGGTTGTAAACCAGCATCTTCTGAAATTTTATTATATCAAAAACACATTTTCATTTTGATACTTTTGGAATAATACATATCTTTGCCGAAACTTAATTTAAGTGCCTTATGTTCAATTACTATCGCATCAAAACAGACTGGCTTGCCGAGCAAGAAGACGGCAAGCTCCAGAAGACGAAGACTGAAGAACTGGTCTTTGCCTCATCCTACACAGAGGCCGAAAAAGTGGCCTATGCTCTCGCTGAGAAGTATGAACGCGCCAAATTCGGCAGCTTCGAAATCGAGATTGTCAAGACGAAAATCTCCGAACTTCTCTACAGCAACATCCTCAGCACTGAAGAGACCACCGTCTGCGGCCTGATCAACAGCTACTTTGAGGAGCCCGACACGACCGGCATCGGTATGTACCAGGTAAAGGTGTATTACACCGAGGTCGATGAAGTATCTGGAAAGGAGAAACATAAGACCGAGACCATCTTCACACCGGCCCAGTCCAACTCCGATGCCAGCTACGCCGTCCTCGGCTACCTCAAAAAGATCGGCGAACAGCGTGACTACGTTGTACGTGACGCAAAGTTCGACAAAGCTGAGGCCATCCTTCTCCCGACTGACGTTTACCAGTCAAAAGTAAACGCATTAGCTTAATGCCGGTTGTGGTTCCTGGGAAATCCACGGCATTACAACCTTCAGAGCACTCCTTCCCAGAATTTCCCGACCTGCTCTTCGGGGTCACAGTTGAGGGCACCAGCTTCTTTGATGCCACTGATTATCTTCAAAAAATACAATCGCCCGCTTCCGTAGCGGACTTCTTCGAGCAATACAAGGCTCCGATCGCCTCCCTGGTGGATTCTTATGGAATCAAGGAAGACGAAGCGTGTATGCTTGCGCCGAACAAACACCTCATAGTTGACGGTAACTTGGTTTACCTTTTTATCTCTTTCGTGCAACCCGAATTCCTCGCGTATATGTGTGACCAGATGCAGCAGTTGTTCACTACCGGATTCTGCGTATCTGACACATTTATATACAACCTCGCCAAGACGAGGCTCAGCAAGGAGGTTCTACAAGAGATAATCAATGGGCAAGTTTAGCGAAGCAAGGAGAATCCTTGTATTTAACTCTGCAAAACGACTGGTGGCAATCTGCCAGTCCGTGAACGCAACCGCAGAAATGTTTGGTGTCACCACGCAGGCAATCTTTTATGTCTGCTCCGGCAAGAGCATTTCCTGTAACCGCTATTATTTCCGTCACCTTGAAGAAGACATCGAAGTTACGCTGGATGATTTGGGCACGCTCAACGTCCAGACCTACGACCAGCTGTGCGGTAAGGAACGTCCGGTTTACCCGAACAGCAAAATGTCCCGCAAGGGGATGAAGTACAAGAAAAGAATCTATGTAGCACCATCAACCCCCAAAAACAATGAAGAAAATCAAGGTTAACGTTCTCAACGAATCGGCCTACGAGCTGCCGATTTACCAGACAAAGTATGCCGCCGGTCTCGACCTGAAGGCAAACATCGCAGAACCAATCACTCTCAGGTCTCTCGAACGCGTCCTCGTACCGACCGGCCTGAAGATGGAAATCCCCGTAGGCTATGAAGGCCAGGTACGCCCCCGCTCCGGCCTCGCCGCCAAGTTCGGCATCACCGTCCTCAACACGCCCGGCACAATCGATGCCGACTACCGAGGTGAAGTCAAGGTAATCCTCGTGAACCTCTCTAACGAACCTTTCGTCATCAATCCTGGAGAACGCATCGCCCAGATCGTCTTCTCCAAGGTCGAGCAGGCAGAACTCATTCCCTCCCTCTTCCTCTCCGAGACGGATCGCGGAGAAGGCGGTTTCGGCCATACTGGAAGCAAATAATTTGAGCAACTATGGAGCAAAAAGTAGCCGAACTGCTTAAAATCATCAAGCAGCACAACAAATCCTATCGCAACGGCAAACCGGAAGTAACCGATGCTGTTTACGACAGAGAAGTTGAAATGCTCCGCGAACTCGATCCCGACAACAGCTGGTTCCATCGCCTGGAGCCAGCTGAAGTTCGGGCGAGACGCAAGAGCACCCTCCCGATTCCGATGAAGTCGCTGAACAAGGTGAAGGACATCGCCGACTTCAAGGGATGGCTTCGAAACGCCGGTGTAAACAATGACGATGAAATCGTAATCATGCCGAAATTCGATGGCCTTTCCCTGCTCTGCAACGAAGAGACTGGAGAAGCGTGGTCTCGCGGCGGCTCAGAAAACGAAGGCCAGGACTGCACAAAGCACCTGAAAGCCGCCTGCGCACGTCACAGCAACTACTGGCCGTTCACCTACGGCGAGTTCGTTTTCAGTGTGAAAGGCTGGGAAACGAACTTCTCCAGCAAGATCAACCCGGAGACCGGCACCAAGTACAAGTCTCCCAGAAACACGGCGGCGGGCCTCCTCAACCGTGACGAGCCTTCTGACGACCTCCGCTACGTTGAATTCTACCGCTACGGCACCGACCCAGACACGGTTGGCCTCTACGAGAAATTCGATGACCTTCTGGCCGACCTTTGCGAATCCTTCTCCCAGAAGAAACTGTATAAGGTGTGCCATGCCGATGACGTGAAAGAAGAAATGTTCAACGAGTTATTCAAGGAGTGGCGCAAGGAATACTACATTGACGGACTGGTAATCTACGTGAACAATCTGAAACGCTGGGAATCGCTCGGACGTGCCAAAACCTCAGGAAACCCCAACTACGCAATCGCCTACAAGAGCCCGGACTTCACGGACGCTTTCGATACCTGCGTGAAGGGTGTTGACTGGAAGGTAAGCAAGTCTGGTGCCCTGAAACCGGTTGTCAGCATCGACACAGTTGATACCGGCGACTGTCAAATGGATTCCCCGACCGGCTACAACGCCAAGTGGATCAAGGATATGAAAATCGCTAAGGGAGCACGGGTACTCGTCACCAGGTCTGGCGGCGTAATTCCGAAAATCCTTGAAACTATCAAACCCGCAAGCTTCAACGACATCACGGCCCTCTGGAATGAGATGGATAACTGCCCTCACTGCGGTGCGCCTACGGCGTGGAGCGGTACTGGAGTAGAACTGTGCTGCACGAATCCGATGTGTCCGGGCATCCGTCTCGCCAAGATCGTGTTCTTCTACCTCACCTGCGGTGCCGAGAACATCGGTGAGGAAACTCTGTCACGCCTTTTCAACGCCGGTTACAATTCCATCAACGCCATGCTGAACATCACGTTCAACCAGCTCCTGGAAATTGAGGGCTTCGGTGAAGGTATGGCAAACGTCATCATCGACAACAATAAGATGATCCGGGCTGGCATTCCTCTTCCGACACTGATGCACGCAAGCGACCAGTTCCCAGGAATCGGCGCAATCAAGGCCCAACAGATTCTTGACGGACTGGACGGCAAGGTTGAAGATGCACTGTACAATGGTGAGCCGGTGTCTGAGCTGCTGCCGCCGGAGGAAGAGATTGCCAATATGCCGGTTACTCTTCAGAACTTCTGGAACAACCTCACGAAGTTCCAGCGATTCGTTGAGCTGAACGGACTGGTGATTCGCCGAGCAACTGTTGTGACGGTTGACAAGAATGGTAAGTACAAGAACATGGCCGTCTGCTTCTCAGGCGTGCGCAACGCAGACCTGGAAACAGCAATTGTCAAGGGCGGCGGCAAGATTGCAAGCGGAGTGTCAAAAAAGACAACTCACCTGGTCGTTAAGGATAAAAGTGCAAATTCTGCAAAAATTCTTAAGTCCAAAGAGCTTGGAATCCCTATTCTTACTATGGATGAATTTCTGTCGTTCTGACGGGATAATTTATTGGTTATTAGTTTTAGTGTTATTAATTATGTGGTTAGTCTGGAGGTCGCCTGTGAAGGCCACCTCCTTTCTTTTTATAGAGAAAGCCCCGCGTTTCGCAACGCAGGGCAATCGGAGCCAATAATGTCAAATTCAACCTCGACAAAGATACATATTTCCACTAATCAAGCAAAATTTTTTGTATTATTTGCACATTTTTCAAAATATGTTTTGGAAGTTAGGTTCAGTTTTGTATATTTGCACTCGAAAGTGAAACAAATTTAAGTGCCTATGGCAAAGAAAAACCAGCTAACTGCCGCTGACATATTTACTTACGTTGAATACAAGAACCTGGTTGACCGGCTCCACGAGGACGGCGAATACCGTATCGAACTGTTCGCACGCCTACAATTCTGCACCGCCTGCCGCGCCGGAGACGTTCTTAATTTCCGCTGGAAGGACATTTTGCACCAGGATAAGCTTGTCGTGACGGAGCAAAAGACTGGAAAAACACGCGCCATCACTTTCAATACGACCGTCTGCAAGACCTTCGGCGACCTGTACAAGCTGCTTGGAGAACCAGACAAAGACCAGCTCATCTTCAAATCTCCCTACGGAGAAGATAAGCCAATCTCCATCCAGTTTGTCAACCGAGAACTGAAACGCATCAAAAGAAAGTACCGCCTGAAGATCGGCAACTTCTCCACGCACACCTTTCGCAAAACCTTCGGGCGGTACGTGTACGACAAGAACAACCACAGCGCGGAATCCCTTATCCTGCTGAACAAGATATACAAGCACTCCAGCCTGGAAATCACTAAGACCTACATCGGCATTACTCAGGACGAAATTGACGGAATCTTCAACTCCATCCAGTTCTGATATAATATACCCAATTGAAGCGTGAATCTTTCACGCCCTTTGCATCTTCCCTTGCCGCCGGTCAATTTTTTACCGGCACACACGCATCAGTATGAGCAAGAAAGACATCGGGCGTTTTGATTCGCTACAGTACGACTGCAAGAAATGCGGGCGGCACTGTGATCTGGAATTCTTCGACCATACAGCCCCCATGACGAAATATATGCGTCAGAAGGGCCTGTGCTTTCATTGTGCATTCTGGGACAAGTTCGAAAACGAGCCTGAGAAGTACGAGGTGGTCGGCGGCAACATATATGAACACGGGTCGCCACTCTTTATGATCAACACAAAGAGCGGCAAAGTCAGGCTCCGCTACTTCATCGGCTTTGACCGCAAGCTCAAAAAGCTCCACTTCTCCAGGTTCATAGGAAGGGTGCCTGAAGGGATGGATATACCAGACACGGGCGTATTCATTGCGATGAGCACCTTCAAGCGTATCG